CTAGTGTGAGATTGAATGAGCATCGCATTACAAATCAAACAATTGAGCGTGCATCATGTATAGCGGCAATAAGGAATATTTCGAATTGAAGCGTCAACTCATCGATGAGGCCAAAGCAAAACTTGATAAATTACCAACCGAGCGCAGTAATGGCTACAAAAGCAATCAATCGATGCCCAACGGACTAACTTTTGTCTACGAATGGTGTGACAATGGACAAGATATACTCGGCTATGGTTGTGATTCGAACGGGAATGCCTGCTGCCTGAGACCCAACATTGTACCAGGCCTTTTTGTGATTAGCAGCGATACGGTGATTTTAAAACATGTCTGCGCCATATACGGTTTCAAGATTATCGAGTATGACATTGATTATGAAACGAACAATTTCACTTCGTGGGAAATGCTGCAAGACTATAATGCGTGTAAACCTGGCAAATTGGTGAAAATTCTAACAAATACGGTGGCCAATGCGGATCGGCTGTACAAAAAGTTCAAATACAATAGTTTGTCCTATCGCTATGTGGGCATACCGCAATACTTTAATATTGTGACACAAATCATGTTTGAAATCATTTTGAATCGTAACGCACTAAATTATGCCAATAAGTTGCCATTTGACTACAGTATTCCCAACACGGTGATGGAATGGTTCGATGAAAATCTAAATGCCTATAAAAACTACAGTAGACCCAATGTGCCAACAATTTTCTATGATATTGAGACCGTTTCGAGCGATGCCCATCGAGTTCCCACTGGTGACGATGCACACGATATTTTGTTCACCGTCTCGATTTACCATTCCCATACAAATGTGCTGTACACGTTGATTTATATGCCATTGCAGTTGAGTAGTCGTGAAATGGAAGAATTGATACGTAAAGATGGCTACGACGTTGTGCCAAACAAGAGTGTCGATTCGGCAAATTGTACAAATGTTTTGGAATGCTTTGCCTCGGAACGACAATTGCTGACCAGAACCATGAAACTATTGACGCTGAAACCAAAATTACATTTCATGTGCGGCTACAATTCCCTGGGCTATGATATCAAATATCTGTTGACTCGTTGTGCTTTTTTCAATATTGAGCTAGACAAGTTTATTTGGCGTGAGGGCTATTGTTTTGGCACTGAACAATTGCATTTGGACATGTTTCGCATCATTTTGATGAGATATCGCTTTAAAAGCTACAAATTGGACGATGTGAGTCGAGAATTGCTAAAAGACTCTAAAACGGGTGTGAATGCTGTCAATTTGCGATACACTTTTTTCCGCATGTACAAATACAATAGATATTTTACCAAAGAGGAATCCGACTATGAGAAGCCATCGGTTCGCGACACGTTGGAATATAATAATGCTGATACCTTGCTGGTGCATAAATTGGAAGAGAAAACGCAATGTATTCCATTTTTGATACGCCGTGCAATGGATTGTCAAGTCCCTTTGACGTCGATGAACACCAATTACAATAAAATGCAATACAAGTTGTGGAGCGAATGCTTTGTCGTTGGACTGAGTTTGAAAATGTTTATGAGTACATTCAAGTCGACCAAGGCAACCATCAAATGTCCAATAAGTTCAGCGTATTCACCAAACGATATGATTGATGTGCCATTGAATTTGTCTGAAAATCTAAATTCTGGAGCGTCCGAGGTGCAAAATTCAATGTTTTCACGCTACGAGACTGAGAAAAAGGCCTCATTTCCTGGTGGTGCCAACTTTTGTCTGGGTGAATACAATGCCGACAATGTTCAAATGTACGATTATGTGACGGCCTACCCAATTTTGATGGATCGCAAAAATATCTCGGACGAAACTACAACCATTTTGCCAGCCAGCGTATTGGCAATTTTATATCCAAAAATTCAAAATGTCTGTGAATTTAAAACGTACGACTACATGGCCCACAATGGATCGACAAAAACTGAAACAATTATACTCTACTATCAGTACATTTACGATGGCCTGCACTGTGGTGGAGAATTCCCATTTACGCTCGAGGAATTGACAAAACGGCACGATTCGCCAGTAATTGTAATTTGGGAGGGACGTCGTGGTATTTTGTCACGAATTATTGCCCATTTTAGTGCTGTACGGGCTGTGACCAAATTGAAACGCAAAACATTGGACGAAATCTATGGCATTTTGATTGAAAAAAAGAATGATTTGATCACACAAAAACTTTTGATGGACGCAACCAGTGACGACGACGATGATGATGATGAGAGGCCTAACAACGAAAATGATATTGACGGTGATGATTTTGGGTTTGATGACGATTACATCGAAACTGAGGACAATTTTGGCGTTGAGGAGACTTGTGATGACAATTTTGGAATTGAAGAATCTGACGACAATTTTGGAATTGAAGAATCTGACGACAATTTTGGAATTGAAGAATCTGACGACAATTTTGGAATTGAAGAATCTGATGACAATTTTGGTATTGATGAGAATTGTGACGATGATGATAATTTTGGAATTGACGATTGTGAAGTTGGCGCTGCTGAAAACTTGAAAGTTGGTGTTGCTGATTCCCAAACTACTGAACAAAATGAGCTTTTTGCCAATTTGCCACCAATTGTTGGTCGAATTATAAAAATGTTTGGCAATATGTGCTTTATTGACGACGATGAGCTAAACAAGGAATTGGATCCAATGAGTACGGTTACAAAATTAGCCGAATTGATTGCCCTGGAGCGTAGTAATGTTGGCAATTCGTATGATTTGCAAAAATCGATTGTGGCCAGCATTTATGGTTGTGTCGGCAAAATGAGTATTGTTTCTGCCGCTGTAATTACGAGTATGACGAGAAGTACATTGTTGGCTTCAGCACAATTTTGTCGTAGTTTGGGTCACAAAATTTTGTACATTGATACGGATTCTATAATGATTTCTGGCTGCACTGAGGACTTGTCGTCGGAATTGAATCGTCGCTACCCATTTATGGAGATGGAAATGAAAGTTGCCCGTAAATGCATGTTTGTTAAACGTAAAACCTATTATAAAGTTGAGGATGGATCGTTCAAGTATGGCCAAAATGTCAACGGTCCGAATGCCTGGCGAGAATGTATTGAATTCTTTTACAATCGCGACACAATCACTACAAATCCAGACATTTACCAAGCATTCTACGATTTTTTCATGCAGACTTATAAAAAGTTGACATCGTTTGATTCGGTTACGCCAGAGTTTCTGCAATGTTTTACCCAAACGATCAAGACAAAAGACGAGTACAAAACCATGACTGTGGCCAAAAAGTTTAAAAACTATCTAGCTGAGAAATATCAAGCAATTGCTGGCGCAAATAAGCACAGTATTTTCTATTATTTGGACAATTCCGTACTGTTGCCATGTCTGCGTCCCGATTTGGACATCAAGTCTGTTGACGATTTGCGCTTTGTCAATCTCTTCAAGTATTTCCAAAACATGTACACGACCATTTTCAATTTGATCAAATTTCACATTCGCAAAAATAACGAACCATACAATGTGACTCTGTCGTCAAAGTACGTTTTACTTTTGATGTTGAAGGGGTTCCTCGATGCCTACCAAGTTACATTTTCACGCAAAGCTGCTAAAATGCACGTAAATATTGACGACGACGCTGAAAAAATATTCACAGATCCCATCCACACCGAAGTCTTGAATCAAGAGGATAGTCTATAGAATTTATTTTTTATTATTATACATGTATTAAATAGTGATCAAATCACAATTAACCGCTAAAATGAAAATTAATATTGTGTTTTTCTGCCTGTTGAGCATTGCTCTGCTCTGTGGTTGTGGTGCTCAGGATGACGCTGAATCTAGTTCTGGGTCGAGTGAAGATTCGTCCGATGCTACCACTGTTGTGCCCAACGATAGTACGGAAGTGCCAACTACTGAGGCCAGCAGTTCAGAAACTTCCAGTTCTGAGGCGTCTAGTACTGAATCGAGTTCTTCTAGCTCCGAAGCGTCAAGTTCTTCCAGCTCTGAGGCACCCACTACGGAATCGTCGAGTTCTTCCAGTTCTGAGGCATCCAGCACTGAATCGTCTAGTTCTTCCAGTTCTGAGGCATCCAGCACTGAATCGTCTAGTTCTTCCAGTTCTGAGGCATCCAGCACTGAATCGTCTAGTTCTTCCAGTTCTGAGGCATCCAGCACTGAATCGTCTAGTTCTTCCAGTTCTGAGGCATCCAGCACTGAATCGTCTAGTTCTTCCAGTTCTGAGGCATCCAGCACTGAATCGTCTAGTTCTTCCAGTTCTGAGGCACCCACTACGGAATCGTCTAGTTCTTCCAGCTCTGAGGCACCCACTAGCAGCAGCAGCAGCAGCACCACCACCACCGAAGAGCCCTATCAATGGCATCGAATTTTCTCGCCTCAGGTTATGCCTGTTCAATATTTCGCAAGTGGATTTGCCCTTAAGGCCGGCGAAGTAACTTGGCGCGCATTCTTTAAAATCTCCAATGATAATAATACAATTTACTGCGGTGGGGCAATTTTGTCATATTTCAAAGTTATTACTACCGCTTCGTGTATTTATGACTTTTATACTGGCGAAATTTACCCCAACGCAGTAATGAGTGTCGGTGGGCGTCGAAGTGATACCGCTTCGTATAGTGTCAAAGTTGATTTTGCCACTCAAGCGACCGTACACCCAGAATACAAGTACAATGATCCATACATGCAGAACAATTTGGCCATTATAACCACTATTAGGCCGCTGCCATTCTCTGAAGTTGTTGGAAAAATTGAAATTGCTTCTCTGCCATCGTCGTATAATGATAAAATGCGAATGGTTGGCTTTGGACGAGATGTGTCGGGGCAGCCGTTGGTGAATCTGAAATATCATTTCATTAGGTTTGTTAGTAACAGCAAGTGTTTGGCACTTTATGGGCCAGATGTGTGCTCACAATCGAGTGTACTTACCAGTGTGGGACAAGATACCAGCAAAGCGACAATTTGTCGTGTCGAGAGTGGTGCTCCAATTTCCTATCATCCCGGCTGGTGGTCGTCGCCCAAACTTATTGCGCTCGCTTCGTTTATTAGTGAGGATGGCTGTGTTGCTGGATCCCTTGATGGACACGTTTACCTCATCAAGCAGTACAACTGGATCAACGAGGTGTTGCTCAACTAGAACAATTAAATAACATTGGTTTTATTTTTTTGCTTCTAAATAGGGTCAACATCAAAATGTCCAATAAGCGTAGCGCTGCCTTTTTCAAAAACCTCCAACTCAAGCGGCGTAGAAATCAAAAAGATGATTTTGACACGCCCGACGATGATGAGATTGAAAATGACTATGAGGATGACAGCAATGAACCACCAACACCTAGAGCAATTTGTGACAGCAATCGAAAAAACAAACTAAACATTGACATTATGCCCAAAAGTATTCAATTGCCTGGTGGGTATGCTAGTAATGTCGTACCATTCAATTTGTCATGTGGTGGATCGCAAATTGGCGAAGCCCCACGTGAAACTGTTAGAAATATTCGCAATTATATGGATATTTTACTCAATAGTGCACTGATCGAGGCAAAATACTTGACATCGTCTGAGAGCAGTCAAGCAAACAGCATGTTGGCCATACCCGGTATTGTTTCAGCAATTCTTGATTATAATAACATTTCGTTTAAAACCATCAAATATTGCATTACTCGTGTCGAATTGTTTGAACCCGTCTGGTATACGTACAACGTTGCACGCAACGAACTAATTCTATACCTCAACGAGCCAATGTATGAAGAGTTTTGCAGTAAAAACAGTCGAGATCCAGTAATTTTCACAAGTGGCATCATACCATTGGAGATTTTCAACCCATATGAGAACAATCCATACATTGACACCAACATTCAGCCAGCAATTATACATTGTGCAATTGCTAGCGATCATGTGGCTCAACACATTATTTTCGACTTGAATTGCCCTAAAATGCCTGCTTGTGCTGATATTCACGATCGATTCACCGAGTTTGGTACAACTTTGCACTCAATGTTTCACTTGGAGCGATCATTCACTAAAATGCCCAAGCGAGAGTACAACAATTATTTGACATTGGGCAGTAGTCCAACTCGTACTCCCCTAATGCGATCGACACAACGAATTATTGACAGCATTTTGCCACCAAATGATCAAACCAATATGTTTTCTGGCTCATTTGCCATCTAGAGTTGATTTATTTTTTTTGTTAACTAGTGGACCTTGGGAATGAAAATGTCGACCTACAAAATTCTAGAATTGTACTGTCAGGCTACAAAAAAATCATATGGTCTCTTTGATCATTATTTTTACGTGATTGATAATATGGAGATTCACATGGGAATATATTTAAAGGGGAAAATCCTACCAAAAGGCACAACCAAAGGGGCACATTTAGTTGCAAACTATGAAATTTGCCAAAGTTGTTATGACAAAATTCAATTGGATTTAATCTCAAATGACGATATTCGATTATTTTCGCTATATTTTCCCATTTTGAATTGTGAGTCGTTGTGCAGAGGCATTAGCGTTCAATCGGTAGTTTTAATGATTGCCATACCGTTTATTTTAGTTCTAGTCATAAAGGGTCTTTTTCTGTGGGCATTGGTTCTATTCCTACTGACTGCCGTCCTACTTTTAATGTACAGCAAGTACATGTTTAGCAAAACTGAAGAAAAAAAATGTGATCACATCAAAGATTTGATATATAATTCATGAAACAATAGACTTCCATCTGTGGGCAGTGGGCAAGTGTTAGATTTTTAATTTTATTTTTGATTTTGTGGTGATCTGAGCATTGGTAGTAGAATGCTTCGGGATATTTTGTGAAAAGTACTTCCAATTTGGGACATTTAAGGTTCTCAATGTTGTAGCCCAGATGTTGGTAACCCAACTCTTTTAAAATGTCCAACTCGTAGTGGCCACCCTTGTAGCCAATCAAACTATTGCTTTTCTCAGCCAATTTACAAATTTCATCAATGTGATCGTAGAGCGCCGACTGATTGTAGCCATATATTGGATTATCAAAGTATAGTCCGTGAATATGCTGTGTTACCCATGCCACCCTACGTCGATTCTCAGCAGACAAATCACTAAACTTGCCCACTTTATACGTATACTTTCGAATATCACCAGTTTTTAGTTCCCCAATGGCCATTTCTTTGACTAAAAATTTACCATCCACCTCAAACCCATCCAAATCAAATAAATACGCTATTGATGCCATTATTTTGCAAGTGTACTACTTATACTGCCATTTTTAGCTTTATTGGTCGAGAATCAAATACATGGTTGAAAATCTTAATTTGATCACAATGCAAGTTTTTTACAATTTCCTCCGGCGAGAGCGACAAATCAATATCAATTTCAACTTTTGGAAAATCACAAGGTGTACGCTTCAATTGTTCCCATGCACCGTCAACGTGATTTTCGTAAATGTGCACATCCGTCATACTGTGCAGAAACTCACCAGCCTTTAGACCACAAATTTTTGCCATAATGTGAATCAAAAGGGCATAACTGGTGATATTAAAGGGTACGCCAAGCATCAAATCAGCACTACGCTGAAACAAATGGCCCGACAAATAGCCATCGTGGCTAACGTAAAATTGTATCAACACATGACAGGGTGGCAATGCCATTTTGTCCAAATCTTGTGGATTCCAGGCACTAATCAAAATACGTCTATTAGTTGGATCCGTTTTGATCGTATTGATGGCATTCATTAGTTGATCGATGCCCTGACCCGTATAATCGGTATGACAATCAATGTATTTTGCACCAAAATGTCGCCACTGAAAACCATAGATTGGTCCCAACGTTTCGTATTCCTTGTATTCCGTCAAACCACGACTATCCAGATAGTCTCGACTAGAATTGCCCTTCCAAATGCCAACACCATTTTCTTCCAGCAGTTTTTGATTCGTTTCACCGCGCATAAAGAAAAACAACTCTTTGGCAATCATTTTGATGGGAATCGGTTTGGTTGTGATTACGGGCAACACTCCATTGCGCAAATCGAAGCGAAGCGATTGACCAAATAATGAACGAGCCTCAATGTCCGTGCGATTTGGGCTCTTTGGCTGCTTCAAAACTTTCTGAATTAATTCCAAATATGATCGTGTCATGTCGCTAGACCTCAAAGAATCAAACTAAATGTAATATTGGTATACGTTTGCTTTATTTATACTGTGGGTATGGGCAAAAAAAAAATAAAATCAATTTACAATTTTCAAAATAAACGGCTTCAGGTCCAATGTCGAGGCTCCCGTCATTTGTGAGGCATTCAGACAAACGACATGGTTAATCACTCGAAACCCCATATTGTTGTGCATGTGTCCGAAAAGTACGGCCTTCAGATTGGTATTGGGATCGTCAATCAAACGCCTCAAGTGATGATCACCATATTGTACGCCCATGTACGATTGCATTCCGAGTGGGCCACCGTGGGTAATGATTACGTCTGTATTTTTAGGCACATTGCCATACGGATTCAAGCAATGCGGATTGTAACGGGCAAAATTCTCAATTTTCGCCAAATTATCACAAGCAGTCATGGGTGTACCAAAGAATCGTATACCCTTGAACGTAAAACATTCATTTTCAATAAACACGGCTGGCGCAAAGAAGGCATCAATATCGAATCGTGTCAAATTCAAAGACCAGGCATCGTGATTGCCTGCAACGATATAAGTTTGAACAAATGCACCAATTTCACGAATACTCTTGGCCGTCTCGAGTAGACAATTAAAGTTGGCTTTTTCATTGCCAGTGTTTAAAATTATATCGCCAGCAAACACAAAAGCATCAATATGATTGATTTCGACAATATTTCGAATGTACTCAACGTTCCATCGACCATGTAGGTCCGACATTACCAGTAGATTGATTGATTTTTCGATATTGCAACGTTTCAGCGTAGTCATTTGGAGGCAACTCAAAACTGGTGGCTCTGATACTGCTTCCAAATCTTTGACTCGATAGAGAAACAATTCATTATTAGGGCGATTGTATACTTTTGGGCGAATGTATCGCTTGTTGTAGGAGAAGTGTTTTAAAAATGGCATTTCAAGTGAATTCCTTGCAGTTATACGATCTCGTGCAAATGGTTCAAGCATTCTCTTCACCAGTGACATGAATTGCAATGTGCCATCAATTTCATTTTTTGTCGATTTGTGGTTTCGCAGCGGCTCAAATGCCTTGGGTGTTGACAATTTGCCCTCAGTCGATTTGGCCATCCGTTTACCCGTGAAATAATAAATCATTCGCAAATGATTGGCCGTAATCATGGTTCTGGTCTTGCGAATGTCCAAATCAAATAACAATTTGCCATAATACAATTCTGCAAGTATGCAGCCAAGCGACCACATGTCAGCCAGCACTGTCCAACGATCGTTTTTCAAAACAATTTCTGGGGCACAATATTGTTCAGTCGGGTAGCTATCAAATTTTGCTCCCGGTAGCAATGCATGTCCGAAATCCGTTAAACGTATGTCACAGCGACGCAATCGAAACTTTTTGTCCAGCGAAATGTCACAGAGCAAAATGTTCTCGGGTTTTAGGTCGTTGTGAATGATATTGAGAGCGTGTAGATATTTTAGGGCACTGCACAATTGAAAGGTAATGTGTTGCAACTCGTCCAAATCAAATTTATAAATGTATTTCGTATTTTCGTGCGGTCGCGTTATAAAATCAAACAAATCTTTAGGCAATATTGCCATTTGCAGGCCATAGCGTCGATCCACAACAAAATAATCAATTTTTCCAAGGCAATAATTTCGCTCAGCCAGACAATCACTTGGGTTTGGGCCATCAATTAGATCGTAGACATCCCATTCGGGCCGTATGTATTTTTGTACTTTTGCTCGATAGATTTTCAGGGCACTTATTTCGCAATTCTCGTCCGCAACTTTAAAAACACGTCCAAATGCGCCCTCACCAATTTTTTCAATCTCCTCGAAACGATTAAAATATTTCGACTCCATTGTGAGGGGTGTGTGTAGTGTGATGAGCTGTAGTGTTCTAATATCAGTCATTGAATGTATGCTATGTTTTAAGTTTAGACCAAATGACCATTTTTAACAGGCAGTTGAAATTTTCAGGGTGCAATATTTTCGTCTAGTTCAATCATTATTTAAAAATTGGACATTTTTGTCATTATTGGCCACAATTTGTATGGAGAGCTGTCCAATTGTAACACGACCATGTGATGGGCACAAAATTGCAATTTACTGGCAATTTCTCTACATTCTCATACACTTTTGTCCAATTTCAACAGCTGTTGGCCAAAATCAGACTATTGAAAAATCATTGATTTTCTCATTTTTCTCGAAATGGCACTGTAATTTGTACTAAAAATGTCCATTTTTGACTCGTTCCACAAGTGGCCAAAATGCGATCGTGCATCGGTAAAATCAAAACTCGATTTTGCTCGATCGCATTTTCACAATTTTCTGCATTATTTATATATATAAAATATATATATAAATAATAATAATGCCCTCACGCTTTGTCGGTTTTGAACCGACTACAACGTTTCCAAGTTAGAATAGTTTTTATATATCACAAAAATCTAAAAATGAGAGAGATAAGAGCAAAATTGAGAGAGTAAAATGCTGATAAGAGCAAAATTGAGAGAGTAAAATGCTGATAAGAGCAAAATTGAGAGAGTAAAATGCTGATAAGAGCAAAATTGAGAGAGTAAAATGCTGATAAGAGCAAAATTGAGAGAGTAAAATGCTGATAAGAGCAAAATTGAGAGAGTAAAATGCTGATAAGAGCAAAATTGAGAGTAAAAAATTGATAAGAGTTAAAATTGAGCGTGGCCTTCACCTTGAAAATGGAAGTAACCTTGAAATTAGGTGCCCGGTAAAAAATCCTGAAAGTGAAAATCAAATTGTTTAAAAGCAATCGAGAGCAGCAAGCATCAAACAGTCGATTAACGAGCTCCCACACAGGCGAACCACCTACCACAATTTCACAAATTTTGCCTACACCATTGCTTTTAAGAAAACGCACCCCCCTATATAGTCACAGTACGACTTATCTTATCAACACTGGAAAAGATGAAAAAATAAATTTAAGAAATCATTAGAGTAATGAAACTAGCCAATTGGCTATTATCTAAATCGACGTCTCCGGTTTTGGCAAGTGTATTTAGACTGGTATCTGTGAATTCGTATAGGTTCATGCACGAGTATGGGGAGCACACGTTAAGGTCGCCTGCACTGATAAAGTCCCCGCTGGAATTTTTGGCATATTTGGAATTCTTTCGTATATTAGTCATCGCATATTTGTCGAGGCTGATAAGGCTTGCACCAAAAGTAGGCTTCAAATTTTTCCTTGCTCGCCTATAACCATCGATTCGATACTCTTGCAAAATGAGCGTAAACAGAATATATTTCTCTGCATCGTTCTTCAACAGCGAATGGACTTGTGAAATGTGCAATTCTGGTATGAAATAATTACTACAAATCAGCGTGGCATTCAATTTACTAGTACACGAAGCGGCAATATCTTGAATCATTTCCAAATAAAACACATGTCCACGATCCTCAATCAATTTTGGCATTACCAATGCCCGGTCCGAGCAAGAGTGTTTTGTCCACGATAGAATGTTCAATTCAGATGGCAATTCGATACGTTCTTCGCCAATAATCAATGTATTGCCAACAATTCGACGTATTATTAGCAAAGCAATTGCCTGTTCACGCAAATCTTTGGAATAGACGGCATAATAAATTGCATCGTCCAGTGGAATCAGTCGTGCTTCAGTTTCAATGGCCGACTCGATGTTGTACATGTCGCACAAATTTGAAATTGCTATGCGGCTGCTTTTCAACGTATTGTAATTGTTGAGCGTCAAATGAACAATTTCTCCACTGGGTCGAATATAATGGCCATTTTTAAAGGGAAACACCAAGAAAATGCCCATCATGTTGGTAGGAATTACAATTTTGGATCGTTCGTTGAGCGAATAGTAATAGTCAATCATTGCCTGATCGTTGAGTTTTGGATTCACTGGGTCTTGGGGATCCAAACTACGAACATCGTAACTCGGCACAAAACTACAATCATACTCAACGCCACGATAAGTGATTGAATCGACATAGAATGCCTCCATTGTCAGGTAATCGCTATAGTCGATGCGATCAATCAGTAGAGCCAAGTGTGCTTGCCAAGTATCATTGCCAATTAGTTCGTCAGCCGACGAGGCATTTAAGTAATATAACAAATTTTGATACATGTACGAGGCAAAACTGCTATTGCGCAAATAACGAAAACGAATTCGATTCTGAAAGCACAACTCTTCGAATTGTCCAATGTTTACGGGTGGCGCAATTGTGGTATCAAATACGGCATTCAATCGACCCATATCAACTTCGGGAGGTTGTTGTGCCAAAATGGGCAACTTTTTGGGCAAAACCAACGGAGTGCCCAACTCGATGTTGACGGATTTCAAGTAATTTCTGATACGTTCTTGGTTTTTGTTGACCGTTAGATCGTCATCGCTATTGATGAACGTTAGAATGTGGTCGAGCGATTGAAATACTTTGGCTTGCGTTATAACGTTTACACCTTTTTGCCCATAGATGGCTGCAGTTTTTTTCTGTATAAAGGTAGTAGGGTTCCGACCATACAAAACAACATCAATCATTTCGCTCTGACGAGCCAATTCCTCGTTTGTGGGTAATTCTGTACGCAACGTGAACATTATTAATATAAAAAATGTCGGACTCGTCAGATGTACTATATAAAGATTATTTTGAAAACTACATTATTCAATTTTGTCGATTGTGTAGTGGCGAGACGACACTGACTGCCCTATCACCAATCATTGAATTGCTCAAAACTTCGCAAATTTTGCAATATTTAATGATTGATCCGTCCAATGAATCGGCAAAAGCATGCGTTCGCGAATACATGGCAACCCATCAGAATGTCAATTCAGATTTTCTAGCAAAATTCTTGGCAATTGTTAGCGTAAAAATTAATATTGCTCCCACCTCGGTTGGTTATGTGAACAATTCGTACACGGCCAAGGTGATTTACAATAATACGCTACCAACCACCAAACTAACAAATATCACAATTCAAACTCGTCTCGATCAGTTGCGTGAAGATTCAAAAACTGCTGTCGAGTACGCAAAAGCAAATCGTATGCCACCCCAGACGATCAAAATTAAAATGACCGACAACACGTTACCCATGTGCCTAAATGCCATCGGTGATCTGAATCGGACAATTGTTGAGGGAAATCGAGCATATGGCCGAGAAATGAACAATTTTGTAAAGACGGTGGCCAAATGAGTATTTTTTTTGGAATAGTAGTCAGTATATTAGGACTAATAATAAAATGTCGTGGGCAACGAGACTTAATAAATTGAAAAGTGACTACACCCTACAGCACGACAATTTGGATCCAGTATTTGTCAGTGGACCAATCAACATTTGCAATCAAATTATAACCGAATTGAGTGTAAAATGTCACTGGGCAGATATCTCAAACATTTCAATCTCACGCCTGATGAAGCAGTACAATGGTAATTTTAACAAAATTCTCGACTTTATGCGGAACAATCGTGTCGAGTCAAAAATTTATAAACATTGCGAAATTGATTTGCTATTGATTCAATTGGCAAATCAATACGCTACTGCCAATCCACAAATATCATGCAGCCAACTGGACACAATCTATGGCGAAGTATCGAGACTCATCTACGGCTGCAATAGTTATACCATCAAAACGGTCTTTATTCTAAATCTCAATTTGAAATTGTACCCCGAAGCGTCCACAGAGCACAATGAACTATTATTTTACAATTCTGCTGCCCTCGCGTTACTATCGAAAAAACATTTATTCCCATTCATAGAGTTTATCGTCGTTTGTGATTTTCAGCCAGACAATGAGTACATTTCACATTTGCACAAAAAATTAAAGATTCTCGATCCAAAAATCAAAATCACTGCCAATTTTGATGTGACCAGCGCCGTATCAATAATAATGGACTTTCACAACACCAAAGCGGACCTAGATCTCGATTTGCTGTGAGGCAAAAAAAATGTAAACCATAGTTCTTTTTTTTGCATCAGCGGACGCTGACAATATTTTCGATGGGTTGACATTGTCAAATCTAGGAACGGGATCGAGAGCGAGACCTGGAACGAGAACGGGAACGAGGACGTCCTGCCCTCTTCTTGACGGAAGACCTGGAACGTCTGGCAGGCGAACGTCTACGAGATGGACTCCTACTGCGACGGCGACGCCGAGCAGGTGACGGCGAACGGGCTCGGACCATAATTAATTTTTCTCGGTAACCTTTCAAAGTATAACTTTTGTAGAATACTATATTACTATGAAAATACGTATAGCAGATATCAATTGGGTGATCTATATAAGATTGCAAATAAAATAGGTACGATGGTTCGAAAAACGAATCGATTTTTGATGTGGCTGGTTTGATTGTTACTCGGACGTGTTGAAATGTGGCCGCTGGTAACCAGCTATGAAGCGACGAAATGATTTCATTTTTCAAATTTCCAAATATCGACGCATTGAGGTATTTGAGCGCAATAATATCTACCTCTGTACAACAATAGACGATGTTCTTATAATTTTTGTGTATATGGAGGTGTTTTTTAAATTTTTGACAATGGAACTCTTCCATTTGCTGTGTTTCGCTGTGCCATGCCAATGCGTTGTTGCCGACAATTAGTTTTGTGACAAAATCGCGAGGCACAATTTCGTAACGCTCAGTAATGTAGTCATGAATCGAATTTATAAATTCTGATATATTAGTAATATACACGTTCATGATGGATATTGGGGATCCGTTATGGTTTTTGAGGTCTAAAACGAAATTGCGCCCAAAAGCTACTTCCTCGAGGCGAATAAATCGCAAACTTAGCCGACATCGCAGTAATTCCAAAAACAACACTTACCGTGACTTAGAACTAGTAATATCAAACATTCTAAAAGATCACGCAAAGGGTAAAAATTCTGAAGAAATGCTACGTTTGAAACGTCGACCCATCAACGATGGCATTATTGAAGAGCCCGAAGAGAAACCAGCACAAATAATTGAAACGCCTGTAGCAGAAGCAACCAACGTTGATCAGCAGACCGAATCACCAGAGGAATCTGATGACACTGAAAATGACTCCGAGGAGTCCGAGGAGAGTTGTGCCGTTGAGGATATTTTAAACAGACCATCACATCGCAGAACCAAAACGCCCACCGCATTCTCCGACATTAACAAAGTCAAAAATGTTATTAGCAAGCTCGAACATCAATTGGATCACTCGATTCGCACCGAACACAATCACAGCAGTCGAAAGTATAAAATTTTGATAGCTTCGCGACGCATCGTCAGAATCATCAAGTACCCAATTATTGGCTTGTGTGCGGCAGTTGGATTTTATTACATGACCCAACCATATTCCAATATTGTCACATCGATCGTAACAAATTCTTCATCGAACCTCTTCACCATGCTACTGTCGGTAGTATCAGCTTTTGCTGGAAAGTAGAATCGAAAAAAAAAATACAAGCGCAATGTGAATATTTATTTTTTTGCCAAGCTAGACAATCCTCGACAAATTGGTGTTGGACAAATCAATTTCTGTAATGATTTCAATAAAATTAGAACAAGTGCCAAAATCAGATGGTTTGTTGAGAGACTGCATTGCACGGCTGCCTTCGTTGATGTACTCCTTGTTGGGATCAAATTTGCCAAGTGCAACTTTGGGACGTTCTCCGCTACACGAAATCATTGGACCATGGGTAGTTGAGGGCATGCTGGATAAATTATTGGTATTTAAAAACATTAGGCCATAGGTGGTGTAGAGTGATAGAATTCGCACATCATCGTAGCTGGTTGGATTGAAAATGTCTCGATTGAGGGCATAACACCACATAAACTTGATATAATTGCTGAGAAAGAGCAGTGGATTGTACGAAAATGCCGGCAATTCTGAACAAAATATCAAATCGACATTATATTCGTTTTCAAGCGTCGTCAATATATTAAATAGCATTTGTATATTTTTCGAACAATACATTTCGTAGACATCTTCGCTGACTTTTAAAATTGTCGTATTGTTAATTTCAATGTCGTCGCGATCACTATAATAACGAATCCAAATCGACGTTGGGTGCGAAAATGCCAAGTCAATTTTGCGATGCGGTTTGATTCGATCAATTTTAACCGTATCCACCTCTACAGTTGCCTTTTTAATGTGCTTAACGTCGAGCGATGATTGAATCTTCGATGCAGCGCACTCACTAACAATATCAATGCCAATTGAGCGTGGTGTTGGTCCCATGAAATCACTTTGCGATTTAATCAATTTCCACAGCAAGTCAACTGCACCGGGTTTATCAAATAGTTCCAACGCTTTGCCAATCTCAATGTTTGCACTCAAAAGCATGTGTTGTGCAATGCCGCGAGCAGCCATGAAAATTGTCGGATCATTGGCTAGAGTAATAATTTTTGATGCGAGGCAGTCGATATCCACAGCCAGATGTAGCTTTATACTTGATGCTTTTGTATGGGCCATCGTGAATGTGCAGTTCCAATGATTCAATTTCCACAAATTTGTCGTCGACTGGGCAAATTGTCAAATGTTTTAAAAAATTAATGTGCAAGTCCAACGAAATCAGATACAAAATAAACTCTGGTGCCGACGAATTGTGCAAAACGAACGATTCAACGACTATGCTATTTTCAATCGATGGCATAGTGCAATCAACTCGAAACAATTTCTGAATGTTGTCTGATTGTGTCTAGACTCCTATATAATGTCATCGTCTTCTTCTTCTTCATCGTCAATGTTGTTGTCGTCGTCGTCGTCATCATCATCTTTCTCCTCATCATCGTCCATAATATCGAAATGTTCAACAGACACTATTTGACAATCATTATCGTCGTCGTCGTCGTCGTTGGTCTTTTTTTCATTTGACGGTGCTTTGGAAATTTCAGCGACAGGTGGCTCAATTTGTGCGACAGTGTAAAAATCGACACTATTTGGTTTCAAATTGGTCTCTTGCAGTTCACTGATTTTTATGCCCTCTGCATCGTCTTCGTTACCCGACTCGAAATCGGAAATATCTTCGTCAAAATTCTCATCAGCCTTGCGTATTAGCACATTTGAAGTAATTTTTGCGTCCTCGTCCAAATCATTGATCAGATTGTCGAGAATCATGCGAGTCTTGTCAGTGGAATAGTTTAGTTGTTTTGGTGGTGTTTGATGCTTTGCCTTGGAAATGTTGGATTTTACGGAACGTGTCGATGAAACGTTTGAGATTTTGCGAACACTTTGCGGTGATGGGACTTCATCGTTGAACGTATTCGTATATTCGGCTGGACTAGACATTTTGGGCCAACTTGGTGGATCGGTTGGTTTTACTTGGATTTTTGTAAAACTTCTAGTAGCACTCTCCGGTTCACGTCCAAGTAAATCGTCTTTTAGCGCACTAATCGACGAACCTACGACAGAAATGAGAATATTTTTTGAAACCATAAATATCAAATTGGGCTTCATGCTTGATTGAGTGTTTAGAATGTATTGCATTTCATCGCTCTCAACCGAGACGCTAATATTCTCGGGTGTTAGGAATTTCAATTGTGGAACTTTGGATTTTGCAAACGTTAGTCCATGCTTGACCACCAGTTTTGATAGAATAATTGGAAATTTGCGAAATACTAGCATATTGTTTTGATTGAGCAGTTCGCGCAGAGTTTCAATTGTTGACGATTCAACGTCGACATGCTTGAGAATTGAGGATTTTGCGCATTCCTCGTAGAGGGCAGCACGTAAAAAAACATCGTCCGAGTTCATAATTGGTGTGAAAATGTCGTCTTCGATCCTATATAACATTAGGCAATAAAGAATGTTTTTTCATTAAAGTGCCGTATAACGCCACATTCTCAATATAGTTAGCGATAATGAAGATCAACGTGCTTGGGACTATATTCATTATTATACTATGCATTCTTGTTGTTTTCGCCATGTACCTCTTCATGTACTACGGCTTCGACAAAAATTTAGCCACCCAAAACGAGGAATTGGCTGTAAAATTGGCCGACAACAAGATTCAATCGCTTTTAAACGGCAGCGGCATCAATAATATACCAAATTTAAACATTATTTCAACCAATGCCTCAGTGACAACCGCAAATGCATGCGGAAAAGGCCCAGTTTATATTGGATCGACAGGCACTGATCACGATTGTATTCGAACTTGTGCCAATTCCTCGGCCACCGTTATTAATGTCGCTGACGGCGAAACCTACATTTACGAGTCGGCACTTTTACAGACTGGTGCCAGTTGTGTTATTGGCGCACGGCCACAATGCAATATGAAAACCAGTTATGCCATGATGACCATCAATTCAGTGGTCTGTCGTTCACGATTTCCCAATATTGTCGGTGGTCCACTCGGAACGACACTTGTGGCCTGCAATAACAAGCAAATCACCGATCCACAAAATTACCTATGGGACTACAAAAATAATAAGAAATTCGATCCCCTGAGCACAACCATAACGGACGAAGATGAAGTTTTGAACGATGGCACCTATCGATTCCGTTGTAAATTCAATGGTTATGATATTCGACAAAACCAGTACGTCCAACACCCAAACAACAGATTTCAACCATTTCGCAATTATTGTGCTTCGGGCATTTATGCGGCACATCCAAATGTGAAAACTGTCATTAGCGAGGATGGATCGTCGTACACTTGTGATTGTGGAACGTACAGTGAGACTCGAGTTCGTAATATCGAACCATCCGATAAAAGTTCCCAATGTGCCGACGTTTATAGGCACAATGATACGGGCGGTGTAAATTCACGCCAAATAATGGTTGTGCCATACAAATGTTTTACCCTCTACTCCCCACTCGACGATGTTGGCAAATATTTCCCCTGTCCAAATGATCAATTTACTCGCGAAGGTAGCCAATTCAGTTCAGTCAGTATACCCTACTCCACAGATCCAAACAAAATTATTGAACATCCCATGTACAAAGATATGAGTGCCGCTGGCAATGTTATGGTCATGAAAGTAAATTGAATAAAAAAAATACTTTATTTTTTTGCCGATTGAGTAACCTAAAGACTGTCCAGTATGGAATTGCCATAATTGTAGTCCAGTGATAACATTAAGGGTGAAGTTTCGATGGCTGGTACAATTTCAATTTTTCTTCGTTTCCGTGCTGGGGCAATTTTCTTGGTCGGTGAGTCAACGCATGGCGCATTTTCTCGTTTCCGTGATGGGGCAGTTGCTTTGGTCGGCGAGTCGACGGGGTTATAAGTTCCAAGATTTTGTCGCAATTGTTCGATGGCTTCGCTCAAAGTTGTCGATTTGGCCCATTTTACCATTGCATTTTTGACGAAACATGTCGATTTGTCGCGCATTGCGTATAAATAATGTCGACAGGCCAAACTCATGCAGGGTCGGGCAATTGTACAATTCAGCATTTTGCCCGTGCCAATATAATTGAGATACATTTTAATCGTTTTGGAAATCTCGTCCATGGCAAACGTTTGAGTTTTAGATTCTTCGCTGAAGCGTTTAATTGTTCCATTGCCGCGCAATCCTAAAACCAACAGGCAAGCAGCAATTTCGTGAGCACTTTTTAGAGTGTTGATGAATTCAATGTCTTGCTTCTCCGACAGCAGCACCGTTGAAACCATACTGTCGGTTAGAAGGCAACTGGTGAAATCTGTACCGCAGAACGCAATAAACGTACGAAATGCCGAAACGCTGTAGTAGAGTCGAGTCTCGATAAAATCAAAACCAATTGCCGTTACTTGTTTTTTGCCACAGTTGATCCAAACGCACGAATCGAGCAAACTCTCAACTTTGCTCAAATCGTACGTGTAATTTCTGTCCTCAATGGATGTTGTGATACTATCAAAATTTTGCGCCTCAATGATAGACTTTAAGTTTTCGTCGAGCGAGTCTTGAAATTTAATAGTTGGCGTATGTCCATAACAAATTGATATCATATCGCTATCGTTTGTTAGAAAAACGTTCAATTCCACTGATTTGTCACGTTGCAAGTACATTTGTAACTCTGATTCACCGTGCTGCAGCTCATTTACCGTATACCCATACTCGGAACAAATGAGTTTAAACGTCAGTCGTATTAGGCCGACATCATATTTGAAATCAGCACGATTGCTTTCCTTGTTGGCTACGCGAGCACCATCCATAAATACAATAACTTCGCATGCCCGATAGCCGCGCAAAAGTTCAATATTGTCAATCAATTTTTTCATATAATCAAACGAGGTGGCCGCAATTGCTTCTTCGGCATTATTTTTGCACAAATTCAACTCGATCATACCCTTGTAACGCATCAGCTCACCATCAACATTGATTTTATATTTTTGAGCACCAGTATTGTACAGGCCGCAACGAATATTGGCAATAATGTTGGGTGCTCCATTCTTGATTCCCATTTTTCACTTTACTGTTGGTACGTCGGAAGCTAGATGAATCGTGTTCCCTAAAATTGGCATACTTTTACCTTTAAAGGGATATAGTATACCACTGTATATAGTACCAAAATGGCATCGACATTTTCTTGTCAACCCAAAACTAATAACGAACCAAATAAAATTTGTATTTTTCAAGGTGTCGGTTCGTGCGATAATCGTGATCATGTCTCACATTTGATTTGCAATGCCCATGCCGCAATGTTTGGACTAGTCAATCGGCTGGTCAGCTACCACGACGGTGAAAATAATACGTGGACTAAAATTGTAACTTATGCCCTGTCGACCAGCAACATCAATATTCCACTTTTCCTGGACAGCAAAAATAACATTTTGATGAGTGAAATTAACGCATTCGCCATCAATGTCTGCAACAATTACCCAAATTTCAAAGTCAACGATTTGGCTTCTCGAATTGCCTGTCTGATGGGTCTAAACATGAGCTCGATTCAAGATATTTGCAAGAAAAGTTGGTTTGACGACTACGACTCTGCGTTGATTATTCGCAACAATACGGGCCAAATGCAGTATTTCAAAGATTTGCCACAAATGCACAAATGCCTGTTTTATTTTATCAACGCGTCCAACATCAAGAACCCCAAATCGAATGTTGAGAGCTATTTGATTAGCAATTTGTCGTTGACTCGCAATGATTCGTCTGACACGTATAGTTTTCTGATCCCCAATAAGCAGAACATGTTAAAATATAACGGCAAGCCTGATTGTGCCGCTACCCCACTAGTTTTGGATGGAATTCGCATAGTGTCTGATTATATTGGGGATAGGAGCTTTAGGCCACTTGCTGGCAATAGTAATGCCATTTGCTGAAAAATTTTGCCATATTATTTTTTTTATAAAGTAGCCACGCAACAATGTCACAAAAACCGTCCAAAGACAATAGTTTGGATAGTGTGCTAGAAAAGCACACAATAAATCTAGACGACAAGCAAAAAACTCAAGTAACATTCTATTCATACTACAACGCCACTTCAGCCATACACTATGAGCTCAACGCAATCATCAAAGTTTTCAAATTTACCAACGAAGCGGCCAAAATCGCAGCAATCCCACAAAATTGGGTAAAAACTGTAGAGAGTTTTAATGATTCGAAATTTGGTCGCAAATGTAGCCCCAGTGCATTATTCGCCGAGGCGTCAGCAATTGCTTTTCTGATTGCCCTGTGTGAAAATCGCTCACTGACCACAACAATCACCAACATGTACAACATTTGTATACGAAAAACTGAAAACGATCGAGTACAGCGTATAAATGCCAAACTCACCGACCTACAAGCGTCCATCAATAAAATGAATCTAAATCATGGTGCAAAACATTCACTCATCAAGGATGCCATAGAAGTTGTTGCCGACAATCATGGAATAATACAGAATGTCTTGCAGAAACTCATCACCAACTTGGAACATTGAATTTTTTTTGATGCACTTGTCAATATAGTTAACGACCAAAACAATGGACGATAGCAGTGTTATGCGACTATTGAATGCTCTTCATGAGAATATCATCAATTTGCCTGCATATTTGACGGCAAAGGGTATAACAAGTGACGATGATATCGCAAAAGTGATTGATGGTTTCAAACAGCAAGTTGAACAGATCGCAACCGTAACCGAGAGCCAAAATGAATATCAGCGAACACAACTAAAATCCATGCAGGCCGAGGTAGATTTTGTTAAAAAGGTCTATCTCGACAATAGGTCGGCAATTGATAATTCAAACAAGTATCAGGTGTTGTACGCCGATGCATTGAAAAAACTAGAACAAGTCAAGGCACAGCCCGTGACCGAAGCAGAAGTTGTAAAATATGAGAATGAAATTCAGCAAATGTCATCGACATTGGCACAAGACCAAGATTGTTATAAAAAAGTGGAGAAAAATTTCAATTCCCTACTGCGACTAGTCTACCCCGACGATGATGATACAAATATCGAAAGTATCAACGAAAAACTAATCAAGTATATTGAAAATTCGAATCGTAGCAACCAACTTGTAAACAGTCTCAATCAGACCATCGATCAATTGAACAAAACCATCGACGATACCAATGTACAGGCCATAATCACACGATGCAATGAAAAATTGAATTATGTGAAGAGTATTATGATCACGTACAATAATAAAGATATTTCTTTCCCACACGATCTAATGGTCGATTTGATTGCTGAATTGAGTTTTGAGATGGATTCGACTGGTACGTGGGTTCCTGAAAATTATGTCGATACAATGCCAGTAGAGGAAGCCATAGTCGAAGAATCCGAAATTATGATTGAGGAAGAAATTGTAGAAATACCCAAAACGCCAACCATTAGCTGTTCCCTCGATCAAAATCAAAATTCCGACACACCCGTGACCGTTGAAGACATTGACGATGTCGAAATTTTTTCAATTGCCGAGGGTGAAGTTCCAAAAACACCGGGACGTGATATACCCAGCGATGATGTTGGCACTGTCTCAAGCATCAAGCGATCCAAGCAAGACGATGCACCCCAAAAGAAACGTAGGCGACGAAAAAATATACAAAGTGTCGATTTCAATGAATAATGATTTATTTTTTTCTATCATGTTGTCGATTGTACGGCCGAAAGCGTGTCTGAGTCTTTTCAACCTTTCGCAAATAAATTCTATTGGCATTGTGCAATGGCTGACCATATTGATTTTTTGCCATTTTCCATCTGTTTTGACGATGCATTGGTCGTTTGTTGGCAAATTCCGTGGTATTCAATTGTTGGTCGGGCACCTGAAATAATAAACCTCGCAAATCTCGCAATGCCGAACAGAGAGCACAATACACATCGTTACGCTCACAAAATGAAATTGGGTTAAAATTCTCAGGCAAACGGTCAATTTGCAATGGCTCCATTAGGCCATACATTGAATTGTAAAACGGTTGATACTCGTAGTGCAGAAACACGTCCAAAGCGTCATTTTTCTTGGCATTGTAGAAAATCTTTTTGGGCTTGTGATGGGCAATGCATTCAGCAATATTACTTTGAACACCATGAATGGCATAATCAATAACTGTCCCATTTTCAATTATAATCAAAGCAAAATCACAATATTGATACACGCCCGACGAACAGTGTCGAAATCCATCATCATTCTTTGCCACACTGCTACTCGCATTATTGGGCAAATCCAAAGTTATAACATTTTTTTTATATTTTGCAGCGAAAATTCCAATTTTTGATGTGACTGGAATGTCGTGTGGGTATGATTTGAGCCAAAAGTGTCCACGCTGTCGACACTCGATCAAATTCTTGTCAAATTCATTTTGTGAGGGCAATTTCATTGGTGTGTACGATTTTGGATAGGGCCAGAGCAGTGAAGCCAAACGTGATGATATCGGCGTGTCGGATGGTATCAAAATTATTTGTCGTCGAAACTTGACAGTAATGCACCTAGAGTTGCGTGGCGAAATCGACTTAGCAACCAGCTTTTCCAACTCGGATTTTACGGCCAAATCGTCAATTTCTTGGTTTGTATAGCTGTCCGATTCACTAATAACATCATGTATGCGACGCAATTCCTCTTTTTCAGTCAATTTTTGATCGACGTCAATTATAACTTTGATGCCATCGTCCACATCATCGTCGTCTTCGTTGTCGGCTGCAACAATATCATCGTCCAAATCACTCCAGTCAAGAACCAAAATGTCATTTTGGTCGAGGTCTTCACGAATTTTACACGATTCCATTGATATATAGTGCGATTGATCGCTACTTTATAACTACGTGAATAAAATATTATTTGTCGTCTTTATATAGATCGTTAGATTTTAGGGGGTACGAGAAAACAAGCAACATTATGTCAAATGCGGCATCATTGCTCGCAGAGCAAAGCATTTTTGCTCAACTAATAGTGAAAAAAATCAAAAGCGAACCATCGAAATTTCAGCTGGCCACATTGGGTAAAAATTCAATCTATTCCTACTATTCGGGCGCACGCCTGACTACGGTCGATCCGAAAGACTATTCCATCATCAATTTGCCCGACACCATTGAGTTTTTGCCGAAAAACAGCATTTTTGATAATATACTGTTGATTCGATCGTCGAGTCCCGATTATCGTTTTGTGCCCATCGCATCGCCCACTGTACAAAATGAATCGATGAAACGAGCAATTATTGCCAACGATGCCGACATCAAAGTCAAAAAATTCAAGACACCACGCAGAACCGAAACAATTTTCAGCAACGAGTACTCGATTAGTGCTCCACCAGTTGAAGACGATGATTCTTATGGCGACAATGATGATTCTGTCGCTGCAGCACCTTCCTCATCAAATCAACAGCAACAGGCACAAGCAGTACCGGCACCAGCAGCACCACCACCACAAAATAATGGCTTAAAATTCACCTATCGCGATTTCAACAATGTCAGCACGTATTCCAACTTTAATTCCAGCGTAATGGCAAATGTTGTGCCAATTGTTGTTGGCTTTGCCAACGATGATGAGCAAGAATCGACTTGGATCCAAGCACTGCAAAGTCTCTACAATTTCGATTCGAATATTGCCCTTGATCAGAGTAGAAATCCAACTACGGCTGCTTGGCGCATTATACTTTATATGGCCAATTCCGTGGGAGCATCGAACAAATACGACATGGACGGTATCAATAATATTAAGGCAATCATTGATAACTACACAGGTTAACCCCCCCCCACAAAAAAACCCGGCACCGAAAGTACAAAAAACAAAATTGACCATTTTTTCAGCAAAAAAATATTCTTTATGCCGAACAATCGTGGCAATTTTGTATTTCTCCATAATTGGATCGTTTAGCATCTAAGACATTGTAGACACTATATTTTTTTTGATCCGATTGTGTGTCAGAAGCATCAGAATAGTCTGAATTTGTCAAAATTGCTAGCAATTCTGCCTCGTCGACCAGACGATTTTTTTGCAAATGTATAACCATAATGCCACTTATAACATCAGAAATGTCTTGATCATTGCAATTGCCAATACTTAGGGGATAATTTCCACTCGCATAGACATCAGCATTGGAGAAGACCACGACATTGTTCAATTTCGGGATATTGGCAAGAATTTGCTTTAGCGTTGCAGTATTCGTACTATAATCGAGGTAAATGAAACTAACGGCATCATCGGGAAATTCATAATACGATGGGTCAGTTGACATGCTGACTGGTGTATTGTAAAATACTTGATATTTTGACTTTGGATCGATGATGTGACAACGATTGAATTTTGTACACCATCTTTTCGATGGTAACGTCAATTTGTCCGCAATCAGTGGTGGCAAATTTAAAACGTTTGAATCGATCGTTATAAACATGGTTTTTTTCCGATATAACTAAATATAGCACATAAACAATAATGTCGAAATTAGGAACATTGGCTGAATTGATGGTTTTGGGTGCAAATGCCTCATTTGATCCATCACAATTGGCCACCTCAACGCTACAAAGTATAATTTCTCATATACGAACATTGAAACGAAATGGCATCGAAATCAACGAAGAAAGCCTCACAATTGATACCGAATACATGTTGGATCGTTTGCGTGATTCAAAAGGAAATCTACTAAACGATGCCTACAAAAGACAAATTGGCATGACCATTAAAAGATTGTACCCCAAAGTTGATATTTCCCTGGACAAGTACAAGCAATCGCACAACGATGCGCGGCATGGTAAAGGCACAACTCGTATTTCATCGGATGAATTTATGGATTCGGTTCGAACTTTGCGAGACGCTACACTAAATATTATCAATGATGTCTATCTGCACGAACGAATCGATGATTTAGGGCAATATGATTCCTCAATTGCGACGCTTTTAACGCTCTGCACTAGTTTGCGCATTGAGGAGATTCGCCAACTGAAGTTGTCACATATTGAAAAAATTCGCAACAATCAACCAATCGGCATAAAAAGCAAACAATCCTTCAATACTCGAGTAATTTCCACAAATAATCTACTCGAAGCCACATTTTTGGCCATTGAAAAGCAACGCCCATACGTTATTGCCTACATTGAAATGCGAAAAACCGACTATGCCACCCAATATCATTTGAATCGTTTGCACGACGAGTACATCATCATGTCAACGTCAGATTATATGCGTAAAAAATTGCACGAAACTGCTGCAGCCTGTGGGGCGAAATTCAAAATTCTTGGCTTTACCGTATTTCGTAAATTAACCACTAGCGTTCTGATCGAGGGTGGCGGTTTCCTAGTGGCCCAAACTATGAACAATCACTCATCTTTGAATACCACCCTTGAACATTACAACATGCAAACCTCAAAATCTATACAAACTACCTACGATAGTCTAGCAATTGATACTTTAAACAGCATTGATGTGCCAACGCCAACAAATACCGAAAATATCAAACGATCAATCCAAAAAGAACTAAAATCTCCCATACAATTACCCAAAAAGCCCACACCACAACCATCAACTTCAACACCAGCCGATCTAGAAATTAAACGACTCCGCAACCAACTGCAAGATCAATCTAAAAATCTAGCTGAAATCCTACAATTGAAGAACGACATTGACTTGTTACGTGCCCAGCAAAATGAGACCACCACAAAATTGCAAAATCTACCGCAACAGTTTGATGAGCAGCTGAATCGTGTAAAAGTCGAGGCAAACAAGAAAATTGACATGGAATTTCAGGCGGCACAGCAAAAATCAGATTCAACTGCTCAACAGTTGGAAGTTTTGCGTGAATCGTTAAATTCCAATTTAATGCTTTTGCAAGCTCACGGAATTGAACGAAGCGCACTCGACGAACTAAACGGACTCTTTCAAGATAAAATTACAGAAATTGAAAAATCTTGTGTCTCGGCCAAGCAATTGAAGGCAGAGTACGATGTCAAATTGGAAAATATCGAGAAATTCGTCAACAAAGCCAAAACTGTAACCAGTGATCCAGTGCGATTCAAGAAATTGGAACAAAATCTCCAAACGACATTGAAAAATAACGTAGATGTTCGCACACGAGAAATCAATCGTCGAATGACCAAAGTCTCACAAGACATTGACAATTTAAAACGACTCTTTGGCATCGAGCAGCAAACTGAACAAAATGAAATTAAAACACTAACGGAAAAAACAATCATTGCTCAGACAGAAAATGAGCAAAAATTTCAAGCACTCAATAGTGAATTGAATAGTTTGCGTCGCATGGTGTTGGGTTCTCGCATCGAAGAGCGTCCATCAACTAGTGGCACCAAGAGACGTAGACTCCAATTGCCATACGAAACCCCACCGTATACACCAAAAATTGACAATGATGACGATGATGATGATCTTTAATAGTACTAAAATGAAGGTGAAACTGTCCAAAAACAAAATCACATTGCAAATTCCATATAAAATGCAATTATTTTTTTAGTGTCCACCTTGTCGAAATTGGCCAACCAATTTTGACAAGTTGCTGTGGTGCCTTGAAAATTCCATACAATGGGGTCTAATTGTCCAGTTTCAGCGACTTTAGCAAATTTGACGTCACATGATGATGATTCTGTCCATTTTTTGCAAGACACCTGCAACGAAATTCTGACCAAAATAAAAAACACCCATAAATTGCAACAATTTCAAAATTGAATTGCATTTTGTATGGGAATTGGAAGAAAATTTGTACATTATTAGCCACATCACATATGGGGCAGAAAAAATGCATTTTATTGAAATATTCACCATTTCCCATACAAAAATCGTCCAATTTCGACAACCTGTCCACAAAAACCAGAGTCCATTTTTCCTTGTTTTAGTCCAGAATCTCGGGATGGCAGCAAATTTTGTAAGAAACTTGTCCAATTTCGACTAGAAACTGGCCAATTTCACAGTTGGAAAACTCGAGTCTGCATCGGTAAAATCAAAAGTCGATTTTGCTCGATCGCATTTTCACAGTTTTTTACTGATAACACACGCCCCCCCCCCTAATTTATATATATAATATATATATATAAATTAATAATAATGCCCTCACGCGTCGTCGGTCTACGACCGACTGTAACTACTTCGGGTATGGTATAGTTTTATATATCGTCTAAAATCTACTTCGTATCACTTCGGCTACTGATAAGACATCATTCGGCTACTGATAAGAAAAAACTTGCACTATAAAATATCAAACGCACTGCAATGCAAAATTATTCAATGCCCAACAACCCATCTCAAAACATTCCCCACAATCAAAAAAAACATCCAATTATTCGACAATTGTTGGCTTTGTAACGACCTGTCTGGCTGGCTTCTCGTGAGCGTCCAAAGCATGCTGTCGAATTGTAATGTAACTGCCATGACTCGGATCCAATTCGTGTAGATTGTATGATGTTTTGAAATCCTCAATGTGTGGTTTCATTTTTTCAGTATGCTTTTGATAATGATTTAATATATTTTGCGGTGAACGTGGCGTTGTAATTTTAACCACATCGTCACTAGACAAGACACGAAAATCAGTAGGTGCTGGAAAGTTTTCAACGCCAGTTGCACTTTGGGTAGGAATTTTAAGTTCACTTTCAGTCAAATGTCGCATACGATTCAAAAGTGAACGATTATTATTGAGGGCTTTTGTTGTGGTGTCGGTCGAAGTGGTAGTATCAAACGTAATGTACTCTTTCATCAATAGATTTAGGGCCGATAGAATGGTAAAAGTTGTAGTTTCAATGGAATAATGTGCAATATACGGCACTTGACCATTGACATAGCTATCAAGAATTGAATTCACATTCAATTTGAGGCATGTCTCGAGAAATTGATCGGCCAAAACTTGAATTGCTGGCGTTGTGTTGGCTGCACATTTGATACCGCCCTCGGGATTGATAATGTACAATTCACCGCGACATGCCCAAATGTACCAATCGAACGGTGAGACGACAATTAAACGATTGCATACCGTACTTGTGGATTTGTCGTAGATTTTGAAAATTGTAGGTGTAAAAGCTGATTGTTGGGCGGCCTCATCAATAATTGCATTCACACTTGCCTTGTTTTTAAAAACATACATGTAGTATAGACAAACTATGCTGATTATGATCACGGCCGCAGTTATAATTAGTCCCCATATATCCATGTTACAGTTATTCAGAGTTGAACCTCTATCTTAATAGGATCTTATTAGAAAACCTGTAAAATGCTCGATTCGACACTAAAACGTTCAAACGGCGACATCGAGCCACAACATCTTAACGCGAAGCGTGCCCGAATCGTTGAAAATATACTGCAAATCGACTCGTGTCCGACAACTTTTGCCCTGGAGCAGACATTCGTTTCAAACTACAAACCGAAACAATACACTTTTAATTTGGACAACACAGCGTCGGTGATTTTGTCGCGATCGCTGAAAACTTCCTACATTTGGCCCACTGATCAGCCCCTAACAATTGATGTCCTCAAAGTTTTTGCTGAGAACGGACATACACTGGGTATCGACTATAGTCAAACGTATTGCCGTATGTTTGCCCTGGATCTGGATTGTATTTGTCGTAAAAACGCCTCGACAATTGAGCATTTGAGCGAATCGATTGTGGCCAGTATAGTTACACTATTGAATTCCATATTTGATCAGACTTTTGGCATTAAAAATGCAAAGTTTAGCATTTGGAATAATAAATGTGGTTTTCACATTTACACCGATATACCCGTGACGATGCCCACACATTTATTTCTGAAAAAACAACTCGAATCCCATGTCGATCTATTGAATCAGCCCGTAATTATTGAAGTGCCCAATATAATGCCTCTGCCGTACTCGGCCAAATGCACTGGAGAACCGTACAAGCAGGGAATTTTGGATCACAATTTGGAATTGATGCCGTTGACGGTGAGCAAAAAAAATGACGGCTTTTTGGAAATGTTTGCCTTTCAACGCATCGCATTGGATGGCCGAACGGTGGCTAAAATAAAATCAATAATTGGCGACGAGTTTTTAACTAAAATGGCCAACCATGTCATTAGAAAGAACAATCCACGTCTCGTCAATATTTCATCGATACAAATGTACGACAATTTCCAATACATGACCCAATTTGAGGAGTATATTCGACAGATGAGTGCCCAATACAATGATCAGATGACGAGTATACAAAATGTCAATTTGGAAGAATTTTCCTCGGACGAGCGACTACAGATTCGTCTATTTATTGGCAATATCAATCGACTTTTTGGTACGCCAGGCGACGAATCTTGCGATACTTTTATAAAATTGGCCGCTGTCGACTATGGTGGACTGTATTTGCAACCGTTTATTGCTGCGCTATTTCTTGATTTGCAATTTAATGATCAATTTACCGATTTTGAGCGATTCCGCTTGCTATTGCGCAAAATCTTTGAATCGGCCATGCTGCAGTACAAGACCGTTGAGCGATTCATTGATTTGGTCAATATACAGACTTTTCAAGCATACTCTAAGGAGGGAAGCGAATCAATTTTAAATCATTTGCACTACCTGATTAGCCACAATGTGCTGCCAACCCAAACACTGGAAGAGAAAATCAACACGATTATGGAAAAAGTCACCGACACAACGGCCAGCGTAGTTAAGGCTGCAATCCAAAAGGAAAGTCAGAATCGAGACAAGACTCGTGCCGAAGCAATTGCCACAGATGTTTTGGAAAAATTTACAGCCATCTTTTTGGAGCTGCGTCTAATTTACTTTGATCAGACGACGTTGCGCTACTATTACTTGAACCCGGCCGTAAATTGTTCCTACGAGACGACCTCAAAACTGGCGGAAGGCGTATTCTCATCAATAATTCGACCATGGATTGGCTATTCCAAGTCGGCGACAACGGTTTTGAAGAACAAATTGGATCGATCCCATGAAATGTTTTTGTGCGAGCCCATCAATTTTACCCCAACCGAATACATGTTTGCGACGCGAGTTGGAGTCTTTAATAGTGCAACTGGCATGTATACGGCAAATACACGATTTTTGCGTTTTAGCAAGTATCGAGAAATCTCCATATGGCCCTACAATGAGGAACAAGTGAGTTTCTACGCTCAAAACGAGGCAGTATTGCAGCACTATCGTGTGGTTGAGACTTTTCTGGATGATATTCACAAGAAGCTGTTTGAATTCTATACACATTGTGTGTTTGCACCGGCCATGATACAATTGCGAAGCATTATGATGATTGAGGAGCGATTTATTGGACAAATTTTCAGTCTACTGTCGAACCATCACAAGACTGGAAACTTTGAGTGTGCTGCCTTTTTGATTGAATACTATCAATTTGATCCAAAATTGGTCTACCTGATGATACACCTGTGCAACGAGTATGGTGGGATAGAGATTTTCTTTTCCTATTCCGCACTTTGTTCAAAAATCTTCCAAACCCCACACGTATCGTCAATTCTCTGGGCAGAGAAATTTCAACACATTTTGGGCAATGCATCGTATGATTCAACCAAGGAGACACATTTGGAAAAGTTGAAGAGTTTGCGTGGCGAGAATATTGAAAATGTTGACGTGACCACATATTTGTTAATTATTGTGGTTTTGGTCTGCATTGTAAAGTGTCGATCGTATGTGGAATTTATAAGAGCCTTTGACATTAAGCTGCCTAAAAAAGTAACACCACATCCGCGATATGAGAATTTTGAGCCCCTAACTACAGTCAGTACGATGAGAGACAATATGATGCGAGCACGGAAAATTGTATTTGGCGACAATTTGACACCCTTTCAACACACTCTGGTCGACGAATTGTTGAGTATCTGCCTGTCGGCCAATTTCAAACCTGAAACCATTGTAAATTATTTGACTGCAGTCGGTTCGACATTTATACCAATAAATGTGCTGAAAAAACTACTTTTGATTCATGGTGATCAAAATGTGGGCAAAAGTTGGGCATGCAAAAAAATTGCTGCACTCATGAAACCATCGGTTAATCGATTGGAGGATATTTCCGAAGTAATGTCGAGAGCGTCGATTGCAGAGTACTCGGCCGTAATATTGAACGAGGCAAAATCATTGAGCGCATCACAGTTGAAAATTGTAACTGGTAACGATGATACATCATCCAAGGTGTTTTTCAGTCAGAAATACGAGCTACAGCAAATGCAAACGCATCTTTTCGGCGCTACAAATATTCACGTTACGTTCAAGGGCAGCGATGACATTGATCAGACTTCAGTTTCACGTCTCTATGCCATAATGTTTACGGGGGTGATCAATTCTGAAATAAACCACCAGAATCTCCTCTCAATGATGACCGATGGTTGTTATTTTGATGGCATACTTTCGTCCGTTTTCGATCAGACTGTAAATGCTTTGCGTTGGCTATCATTTGGAATTTATATGAAAGTGCGCGATATAAACTATTTCCCCCGACTTGACCTAAAATGTGATACTTGCCGTGAATATCAACACACGGTGCACTACAACAATAGTTCCCTCTACAAATTCATGGTCGATTGTGGAATCGTGTCCGAACCTGGATTCAATATCAGTAAACAGCGACTATCAAACATTGTCCGACAGAATATAGAAAAAACTGGCAAATTCTCATCGTTTGCCATGTTTCGGTCTGCATTTGAAAAGCAATACAACATGTCATTTGATCGAACGGATTTTATTAAGAATTTCCAGCAAGTTGGTCTCATTCAGCACGTTACGGACAATATGCGAGCCATTGAAAGTTCTGGCTCAATTATCACGTATGCCGATATAACACAACGTTTGACCATGTACACCGATTCAAACGATCAAGACAGCGCAAGTTCATATTTTCAACGGACCTACAGCAAATACTACGATCACGAGGAATTGGTCTACAAAAATGTCAGTTTCGCCACTGATGTTGGTGAGGCCTACGATGGAAACGAACATTCTGGCTGTGGCGACATATTGACGATCGATCGAGATAGTTTAGTTATGCAATCCATTTAATACTCGGGCAACTCAAAAAAATATAATTTTTTTGCCACATTTTTTAGCTGTATAAGTGATGAAAAAAAAATAAACTCCTCTCTACACCAAGCCTTTGAATGTTTCATGTACTAGGTAATCAATTTGTGGCTTGCATATCAGAAGCGCACTGTATTCTGACGATGAAATGTATGGTTGAAATTCAGAAAACAAGACTGGCGTGGCGTTGAGGTAATCATAATAAGTATTTAGGTATATATCCGAGCCAATATTGTGGGCGATTATAATGTTTAAATATTTTGAAATATCGATGGCATAGCGGTCGATTAGATCTTGGGTCGCCTGGTTGTCCAATGTGAATTGCAAGAGTTCTTGTGCAGTCAGTGCCATGGTCAAGTTACTTTTTTTTCATAAACTGAGCACGCAACTTGTTCAATTTTTCCTTATTGATTGGCTTACTACTTATCGGGGAAGTAGTTTTTGATTCAAGACTTGCACGTTTTAGGACAACGCCAATAATTAAAAGCGCAATCAATACGAGCAAAAGCAGCACAATAACTAAATTACTTGGGAATAAATACAGCAGGGCAACCACAACGCTAAGCGAAACGACTGCATACTTTAGAATATCGTTGATGGTTAGAGAAAATACGCGCAAATTGAGCGATTCTAGGATTGAACCAAAAGAAATGCTTGGCAGTTCCTCATCGGACGTTGGGTATTCGACATTCGAGTGAACATCGTCGTCAAACGGGACTTGGGGATTTTGCGATTCAGATTCCATTTTTTTTGGTTGCACTATATACAACTAACAAAAAAAATTACTTCCAATCGGACGACGACGACTCAACAACCTCAATTTCTTCTTCATCGGGGTTGATTGCTATCCGACGCATTAAAATTGACGCTATATGTGATGGTTCTTGGACTGTCACCTCGTTGCGACTAGAATCTTTATTCACTGGTCGCAATTTTACGCCAGCCTTGATGGAATTCATTAGTTCGTCTCGGGGATCGACATTAGTTGGGGCAGGGTTTGTTTTTGGTGGTAATGTCGATGGCATTGAAACTGTAATATTGAGAGGAGGAAGAGGTGGTGCTGAGGGAATTTCAGTTGTAACTGGTGGTGGTGGTGGTGGTGGTGGTGGAGGAGGTATAGGTGTTGGCATTTCTTCAATTTCAACGTTGCCATCGGCCAAAGTTATAGTATCAGTAGCTGTAACAGCGACATCAACGTCCATTATTGCAGCGGAAGTGTCGGACAACTTTTGAGCAAATAGTAAATCATCCAAAACCTGAGCAGTTGACTTTTCAACAGTATTCGGACAAGTGTCGGCATTCATTAAAATGTTGTAGACTCGCGCAGGTTGAGGAATGGGCGAATTCACATATTGACCATTGGATTGAAGGGATTTCGATGTGTAGGCCAATTGCAAATAACTGTCTGGGGTGACAAGAATCGGTTCGATTATGATTTTTCGACCGGAGGTTCGGCACCATGAAGCCATTGACTTAGTGGGGTTTGTAGACTGCTGACTGTTGGAAATATTATGCCCAGAAGGCAAGCAATCGTTGCCAGTAGTGATGCTACGAACGTGAAAATGTTCAACGCTAGATCCCACGTCATTTAGTATGGAATCGCGCAGCAAATCACGTTCAATGGATAAACCAAAATTATAACTATTCGACTGTTGAACGCTAATGTCTTGCAATAAAACACCAAAATCCATCACACTACCTTGACAAAAAATTTTATTTACTCCCTAAGCATTATCAAATAGTCACTATTTTGTATAGTGTCATACGATTTTGTAATGAAAATAATTTTTTTCTGCGGATAAATCAGCGGTACGCCACCCAACAAATTGGCCTCATCCAGTGTTCGTATATGCATGGCTCCGGGTGGAATCGATTCGGGTATGGCCAGTGGAGAGTAGAATATTTTTGCCGGATTGTTGGCACTAATAAAATTGTAGAGCTATTATTCCCCAACAGAAAAAAGAATCATCAAAAAAAATAGAAGCAAACAAACCGCAAGAATAACTTACGTGTGGATATTTTTGTGCCAATAGTGCACAACGATGGATCCCAGTATTATCCATTGATTTTTTTCGTTTGTCCCTCACTACGTGCTAGCAGAAATAAATTGAGTGCCCATTGTGGGGTGTTGGTCGGTATACCCTCTTTTGTAGAATCGATTTTGGGAAACAATAGCTTCAAGATTGCCTTGATCCATGAATTTCGCGTGTAAAATGCTTGTGGGGCGTTGCCCTTTTTCGCTGTCGTCTTGATGAGGTACTTATTACACAGACAAATTCGTGAGACCCCATCAGTAATAATGTGTCGTTTGATGAAATCGGATGGAGTGTTTAAACTAGAATATTTCATATTTCGATCGTCGAGTTGCTGGAAAATCACCATTACGTTTTTGAAAATCTTTTGATCGTTGATACAGTCTGTATAGGCTATTGCTCGAAAATAGGGTACATATTCGAAATCTTCCCAAAACTCGTCCAGAACTTTGCGAGAATTGAACAATTGTGCAGCCACGGAAATATTTTTGATTGGAATCACATGATAATAGCGCATTTGTAACGCTTCAGCGTCATATTCGGTTTTCATTGTACAAAGTGCCGAACTATGGATATGACATTCCCAAGATCGAAGCCCATCGGAATCCATGTCTGCGTTTTGAAAGAGTCACAGCCAAGTTCCAATTTTCTAACGCCGCCAACTAGATGGCCACTCCTATTTACACATTCGACCGAGATCTTTAAAATTGCCCAGAAAACGGGTGAAACGCCAAACATTAACAATGTATCTAAATGTAGTGTACTGTCTGAAACTACAATTTGGCAAGTGGACGAGCTTCCCGAGCGAACCTTTGATTTTAAACAGCACTGTCCGAGTGACGACGCCGTATTTTGTAATTCACTTATAAATAGTATTGTCGATTTAATACAAAAGTATAAAGTAGTATACTTTATCAACTTGCCATTTCATTATTTTGGAATCTTTGAACGTATAAATCATGTCTTCCATGAAAGGTTTGGGGACCTCGGCCATCAATAAAATTACGCCAGAATGTGCCAATATCGGAAAGTCGGTGAAAGTGGTTTCACTGGTTGTGCTGATTATGGTTATCATTGCTACAATTTTGCTTGTTGCTGCCATTATCTACAATTACGTTAAAAAGACGGCCAACGACGATGCCGAAGTTCAGGCAGAAAACGAAGCGAAGAAAAAGAAGGTGATTGGTGGTCTGTCGATCACTGGTGCCGTAGTCGTCTTCCTGTCAGCACTTGCCGCAATTTGGGAATACAGCGTTCTTTCCAAGGCAGTCCACCGATGCATTCCTGTAGCAAACTAAACTCCGAGTGGGAAACCACAATATCAATTAATTCTATCGAATCGGAATATTTACAAGCTCTAAACAATGAAAACCACAAAACTGATGTTATTTTTTTGCTCTCGGAGGGAATGCGACTCTCCAATCGCACTGTGCAGAAAAAAACCACAACTTCGAAACGTCGCCTGCTAACGTACTACAAACAACAATGGACACCGCTGGAACGAACCATTGCCATCGAGGAGGCCTGCCACCCAACAAAAACGTTGATTGTCGAAAAGTGCATACATCGAGTGATTATTTACGAGTCGGGCGGTCTGCGAATCAGTCACAATAAAGAGGTCTGTGCTCTGGGCGAAAAATACAATATTGAGTATGAAATTGAGTATCCCGAAAAGAGTGAATACTCGGACATTTTACGATGTGAGCGCAAATTGATTAAAACTTTTCTACAACACAACCATGTCATCAAGCGTGATATTATGACTCGTATCGACATGTTTTCATGTGTCATGTCAAAAGTACAAATGTGGAACTGTTTTGACGCCAACCAGTCATATTTGTGGGCATACAAGTGGAATGGAATAAAATCTAAAATTCTCATCACCGACTGCAAATCACCCAACGATGATGCATCGTTTATAACGTACGTTTGGTCAGACAACTCGACAATTACAAATAAAATGTGCCGTGGTAAAAATATCCATCATTTGATCAATATTTGCTGTGCCGTTGAAATTATGGACGATAAGATTATAATTATTGAGGCAATTGGCACAATGATTGACGGTGAAATCTACACAACCGAACCAATGGCAAATGCTTCGTTTCTCAAACATTTGGATTCACTGCTTGCTGACGATGTTTACATTGACGACAAACCATTGCAAGTGCAACGTTTCTATCCACCAGAATTGCCCAACAGCTATGGCAAAGATTGTGATGGTTTTGTTATAATTCAGAATGATTTGATTATAAAATGGAAAATTCCAACTATTGATGTCAAATGCGTTACACCGTACACATTTAAGGTTGGATCTCAGATGATACCATTGAATTTTATTGGCGAACCAGGCAAAATATATGAAATTACTTATAAAAATGAGGTTTTACGCCAACGGAACGATCGTTTAGCCGCCAGCAGTGATCAAGAGTATGCAGTTTTTATGGAATCGTCGAAAATGTTGCTGGACTCGGAACCCAAAGAGGAGACCCAAAACACAATTCAAATTGAAGAAATATCACCAGATGAACAGCCAATGGTTATTTCTATGGATATTGAGCAGCCATCAACCGAATTGTAGTGGAAAAATAAAGAATTGTTTAAAAATAGTACTGCTTATTTGATCAATAAAATGTCATTTTTTGACGAGACAATCTTTACTTTTGGGGAGTCTTTTTCAGATTTTACGCGAGTCAATGTGTATAACGATGCCGATGCCTATTTGGTGAAGCGTCAAGGCATTGAATATGGACAAGACTGCCTACCGCGAACGAATGAAAAAATTGCCAACCTAAATCCACGCAGTGTCTGTGCTGGCACCAACATGTACAGTATGGATCCAACGAATAAACCAATCAAAAAAATGGTCAATTTCAATCAAATCAATGTGTACAATGGTGAAACTACTATGCCAATGAAAATTGGAGAACACCAGCCTGGACAAATTTACACTGTTGGGCAACTGACTTCGTTCGAATCGGCCATAATGTTGAAATATTATGCCGTCAACAATTCGGATGTCTACATTACCAATCATTTGCACTCGTTTGTGTCCAAGCATTTCATCGATCATAGGGCATGGTTTAATCATCTACCCATTGGTATTGTACAAAATCACAAAAAAGAACTAATTCTCAACGGTGATATTGTAAATGTGCCAATTTTGTCGTTTGCTTCAGATCCAGTTGAATTTTAATTGCCGCACGGCATATTCAATGGTAGATTATTTTTTTGATTGCAAACAAAATCCTTGGGTATAAAATATTCGATACTGCCACAGCACAACTCGGCAGATCGAGCATTGAACCAATATAGCGAAGGCATTACCGATTTATTAACAATATCGTTGGTGTATTTGACTCGAGTGTCGTTTTGTCGTATAACTGGCCGAGAGGCGGCATTAATCGAGGGCAAAAGTGAGCCCGGAACGCTTGACAAGTTAAAGGTGGGCATTGGAGGGAGGGAATTATTTACTGGGGTGAGGGGTGGTTCTGATGCAGTGACGTCACTGGGTGCCCCTGAAAGTATGTTAAAATTTGGAGCTGCCTGAGGCGTTGTTACTGGTGGTTTATTTCCAAGTTTCAAAGTCACTTCAATAATTGGCGGCATCGACATGACCGACTGTTCGGACGGCAAAGTTATTTTGTGATCAACGTGCAATTCATAGTAAATCAAAATTGATTGACATTTTTGATTGTGAACGTAGCCCGTTAGACCGTCGAGTATGATGCCATTATCGAAAAACCACCATTCTCCCGAAGCAATTAGGGTGTAGCCAGCAAAAGAGGTTGGTTTCGCACCGCTATACGTGATTTTGTCAAACGAAATGTTCCAATTTTTATAGTCTGAGCGATAGCATTGGCCATCGTTGGGTGTTATAGTTTCATATTCGAGCGTTGCATCGTTGTCGGTGTGGATCAGGCTAGTTTCGGTACGAACAATAATCAATGATTTGTCGTTGCTGAATAGGGTGAAATGATTTCTATAGTCTTGTATTCGATGGCCAATTGGATTGTTTTGCTTGTAGACGAGAAAAAGACTTGACTTGTAGTCGTCGGATACGTAAACGTTGGGAACTTTACTAAACTCGCGAGTTGAATAGCCATATTCTGCATTCACATTCAACTCGACAGCACTAATTGGCAATAACGCGCTCATCATACTATTTTGATTTAGTAATTAGGAATAGTTTTATGTGAACTAAAAAAATGTCGATCGATCATACAAAAATGAATTGTGAACTCACTCGCCGAGATACTTTCAAAGATTGTCCCGTGTCTTTCATTGATGGCAATATCTTGGCAAAAATCGGTTTCATTTATTTAGGTTTTGATGCTTCGGTCGAATGTCATTTTTGTAAGGTTCGTATTCATAAATGGCAAGAGTCGAATTGTCCAATTAGCGATCACATCAAATGGTCACCAAATTGCCCACTTATTCGTCGTGCGCCAACCAATAATATACCAATTGATGGTGATTCGTTGAACAATATTTTACCAGAAGTCACATACGACGAATGCGGAGCCCGTAAACATGAACTTTTAAAAATTGCCCCGAAATATCCCCAATATATGAAGGAATCGGACCGTTTGGAATCATTCGAGGATTGGCCAATAAGTCTTTTGCCTCGACCAGAAGAATTGAGTGACGCTGGTTTCTTCTATGACGGCACTGGAGATCGTGTAAAATGTTTTAGTTGCGATCTACGACTAAAAGATTGGTCTAGCGAGGATCGTCCATGGGAACAACATGCATTATGGTCAACTGGGTGCCATTATTTGGACCTCATCAAGGGTCGTGAATATATAGACTTTATAAAAAAACAAAAACACACCAATGAATTTGCAAACATTGAGTCGGCGTTTAACGCGCTATCGATCGAAGAACAAGACAATGTTAAAAACGAAGAGCGATTATGTAAAATCTGTAGAATAAGCAAGTTTGATGTCGTTTTTGTGCCATGCGGACATGTTATTTGTGTAAAATGCAGTACCAATGTCACAACATGCCCAATGTGCCGTTCGGCATATGAAAAAGTTATTCGCATATATTATTAAAAAACCGTCCATAGAAATATTTTTTTATTTAACCATTGACATAGAGTGTGACAAAAAAATGGCCAATTTAATAGATTTGAGTCAAATGTTGACCACTCTACCCTACACACTTGGCAATCTACACGATACGCTCGCCAAATTGTAGCAACGCAAAAAAATACATTTGAAAATAGCCTTTATTTTTTTGTATGTGTATGATTTACAGAAAATTTACTCCAATTTGGCACGCTTTGCTTCAACCTCGTTCGATCCATTGCCACTGTCATCAGATGGTCGCTTAGTCTTGTCAATTGCCTTACTGCAAGTCATACTGAGAGCCTTTAGCTGTTCATCGGTAAACAAATCACTGCATCGTTGATAGGCCAAAGATTTTAGACCCTTGTAGAGACCCAAACTATAACAATTCAATTCAGCTGGTCGCTCATTGTAGAGACGCTCATCGTCGTAAGTGATACGCTCAGCCAGGCGAGAATCATCATTTATACTGCGATCATAGTCGAAAATGCGCAACAAATCGTTCATTGTATACTTTCCAGCATGCTTATCCACAATACTTTGGCAAATTTCAGCACCCTTTTTCAAATCAATCAGCGCTGAGCGAACTTTGCGCATATCACGATTGAAATCGCTATACGATGGCACATCGTAGAATGCACCATTCAAAATGCGACAATCATAATACTTGTCAGTTTTCCCCGATTCGATACTGAAAATGGTCAACTTGTACTTGACAAATGCCATACCGTGCGTATTGTGCTTCAAATCCAAATCCAAATCCTTGATAACCAGTCCGGGGTAGTGCTTCTTGCTATTGGTGTTATAAATGCCAATTGAAGTCAACATTTTGGGATCGCACCATTCTCGCTTGCGACTCGTGAAAAGCACAATACTATTGTCAATCTTAATTTTTTGATTCTTGAATGGTGCCGATGGTGTCTTGGTGCTATCAAAAGTGTCCAACAATAGGGAACCATTAATGCTGGTCGTATCAAATGAGGGCGTTACAAATTTCGTCTTGGGATTTTTAATTGAACGACCCGTACGATTGTCTTTGGCCTTAAACAGATCGGTAGTCGATTCCGAATTGTAGATATTTGCAATGCCCAGCGAACGATCCACAACGTAGGCGTTGAGAACAACATGTAGTGGGCGAGACGTATCAAGTTCCTTGGTCGTAGTAAAATTGATGGTCAGCAATCCGGTGTCTTCAGCGTCACGACCATACAGACATTGCACGATTCCATCATGCTTCGACACAATTTGCGGTATAATGATAATTTCTGGTTGGCTGCCCTTCTTCGTGTCGACAATTTTACCATTTTGCACAGCCTTGCCCATTTCCACAGTGTTGATTTTGATAATGTAGCCGGTATTGATGCGAACTCCCAGTCGAGCATCAATCTTTTCACCACTCAAATTAATAATACAGCGTGGTGCAGCAAATTTCTTCTGATTATTGATCGTCTTGATGCCCGAATGGAGAAAGTCAACTTGTGGAAAATCACAAACTTTAACCATTTCAATAACGGCCGTCTCCTTACTCTTTGGCAAATTCACAATGCTCGAGATGCATTCGTCAATTTTACCAAAATCCAATCCAGTCAAATCCAATTGCGAACTCTTCTGACAAGTCTTGATAAACGGTTGATTCTTCACAGTATTGACGATTTTCTCAAAAGTAATGTCGACATCGTACAAATTCAATACAGCTCGTCGATTTTTGACATCTTTCGGGGTCTTGTAAAGCTCGTCCAGCTTCGACTTGACTTGTTCACTGTAGACTTTCTTGGCGGCCATTTTTTTGTGGTTGAGAAAAAAAATTATAGCAAAAACACAATCGACTATTTAGCTTGAGGGCTGGTGACGATTTGATATTTTTTTCGTACCTATCTACGGTATTTATATTATTTTTATTGGCCAATGCTAACTCACTAGATTGCGAACATTTGCTTTGGCCGAACGCATTGACACAGCCGTATCAACTTTTACAACGAATTTACTATAGTTTTCAATCGAATCGATGGCATCGGGCAAATTAATGTACTGACTAAACGCATGCGGTAGATTTTTCGTAGAGTATATCTTGTATTCGCATTGTTCTTGCTGTAGAAATTTGGCCGTCTGAGCAACCAGAAAATCACTATTTGCACTGACCACATATTTGGGTATCGACATGCCATAGCACGTATAATTGATTGTACTCGGCGTATCTCGCATAATATAATAATTGAAAAGGGTAGTCGCAAGTTCGGCATTAAACGTACATTCCAACAAACCACTGAAAATACCCAATGAAGCAAATTGCATGCCAATCTGTGGAACTTTCATTGCCGTTGCTTTGGTCGAAGACATTTCCTTTTGATAGAATGCCCCAGCCAAAAGACTACCAAATGAAATGCCAACAGCATGTATGGTGGTATAGTGCAAGTAATTTTTCAAAATCTTGTTAATTGCAAGCATTGTATCGAGAATGGTATTCTTAAAGCGTACGGGATACGAGAAAAGCAAAATATCATAATCTTGGCCCAGCAAAGTATTCAATTGATTTGCAAAACCATATGCCCCACTAGGTGTGCTATACATTCCGCCACCGCCAATGAAAATAACAACCAATTTTGTATTGGATGTGCCAGCAGTAGTGTAAAATGTTTGGGTTCCAGTTTTTGTGGCATTCGCATTGGCCTCGTACTCGACAAGTGGATAGAATAAAGACAAAATTGGTTTCAATGGTTCCGGGTAGACGACAATCCAAATAATCAAAGCAATGACCAAAATCGAAAATAGAATGGAAAACAGAGTGCTGATCAAACCCATTTTGTCGTGTTGTACTATATATTGCATACCTTAGGGAGCTACCCCCAACAACAACCATCATAGCCAATTGTCCAATTTTGACAACACAAAATTACAAGTTGAGGGTCATTTTTCATTTTTGTTAAACATTGATCGCAGAGTGTCCATATTGGCCACATTTTGTATGGAGAAATCCACATTGTACAACTTGGCAGTATCTGCACTTTTAATACTGTCCGAGTACAACTTGTAAAAGTTCCATACAAAAGTGTGCCAAATGGCCATTTTCGATATGCCACTTTTTGGACATTGAGTCAATTTTTGTATGGACTTGTCCAATTACGACGCGATAAATGGATTTTTGGACACAAGAAATTGCACCGGTAAAATGAAAAGTCGATTCTGCTCGATCGCATTTCACCGTTTTTTACATTATTTATATATATATAAAATATATATATAAATAATAATAATGCCCTCACGCTTTGTCGGTCTACGACCGACTGTGACTATTATTCTCTTTTTCTTTAATATAAACCTAATTTTTTATCTTTTTACTCTCTCAAAAGTGCTGATAAGCCCATTTTACTCTCTCAAAAGTGCTGATAAGCATGCCGTATACAGCCCCAAAGAGCGAGATGAATCTCAATAAAAACCTCCCTCATCAGCCACAAAAACCCAAACCCATAACCCACAAACACAATAGAAAATTCAACACCTTACAAGAGTTTAAAAGGCGATATATAGTGGAATTTTCATTGCACTTGCTCACCAACTATTGCAGTAGTAACATAGTCGCGAATTTTTTACTCGGCGTACTTTTCACACACCAAAAAAAATGAAAACTCCTACTCAGCTGCGCCAATGGATGGCTAAAAATCCAAGTAAAATTGATGATTTTGAAAAGGAATTGATTGGCCGTTCTACATCGTCGACTCGACTTTTTCTGATACATGCCATCAATATGCTGAAAATTGACGTGCACGAATTGTCGCAGTATCGACGCAACGAATCTGAGGAAATCAATGCTGAAACGTTTAAAATGTGGTTCCCTGGCTACGATGCGACTGAAATTTTGCCCTGGCTCGATACGGAACGTGATTACATTTACAATTCGCATGGATTGCGTTTAATCAAACGTCGTTACCTGCAAATTTCACCCAAAACCAAACTGTACGAGCCAATTCAGTATTGCATGTTGAGAATTGCTCGCCTATTTGCACCAAAAGATTTGAAGGGTAACATTTTGGATTTTGATGTGTGGCGACTAATGTACGATGCCGTCTCTTGTGGTTTTATGCACACTTCGAGCATTTTGTCGTATGCCGATTCGGCCGATGAGACAATTATACCGGGCGAAGCATGTCGTTTGATTATACCGTCGGAGAACTATGATTGCACCTTCATCAAGAATATCGAACGGGTCAATACGCTGGTGAGTTTGGGCGTCGGAGTTGGCATGTCGGCATCGATGGTACCATTGAATGGGAATAATGCGCCGGGTGAAATTCACAGTGGATTTCGATCGTTTACGAAAAAACTCGAATCGTGCAATTTGATGAGCATGTTTGAGCGCAAACCAAAAGTTGCCATTTACATTGAGATGCACAACGATACGATCTATGAAGCGTTTGAACTGCGCCGTCCGACAACAAATCATCTGGAGAACGTTTTCGTTGGCATTATGGTGCCGGATTATTTCATTGAATGCTACAAGAATGATGAAATGTGGCACCTTTTCCCTAGCAATGCAACGCTCGATGGTAAAAAATTGCGAGAATTGTATGGTTCAGATTATACGGACTTGTATAAACGTTTTGTCAAAGCCAAACTGTATAGCAAAGCTGTGCCCAGTCGACAATTGATGGATAGTCTGGTCACTTGCATTGCCCAATCTGGATCGCCGTACGTTATTTGGTCCGATACGGTGAATCGTTATAGCAATCACAAGCATTTGGGTAAAATTCATACTTTGAATTTGTGCGCTGAAATTACCAATTATGCGAGCGTTGAGCGCAGTTCGTCGTGCACCCTGATGAGTCTAAATTTTGCCATGTATCGTGATAATTTGGATGTTTTTCAACGTTTGGTCGACTATGTGGCCAAGTTTTGTCAATTTGATGCGAATAATTTCAATGGATTGGACGATGCGACACAACAATTTACAAACTATCCTGAAATGTGTAAATATGCCTATACCATGGGTGTAATTGCAACGTTGGCGCTAAACAATTTTATGGGCAAAGAACGAGAATGTCGTGAATTGGGCATTAGTCCATTGGGTGTGTACGACATGGCTGTAATTGACAAGGCCGATCCCGTTCAAATTATTGAATACGTTTCCGAGGCACTCTACAAGGGATGTGTGCACGCTAGCTGCAAATATGCCCAATTGGAAAATGTCAATTGCAAATACTACGAGGGTTCACCGTTTAGCTATGGAATACCACAATGGTCGCTGCGCAACGAATGCCCCACCACGGACTGGAGTAAAACTATGGATTTGATGCGTCTGGGTATGGCCAATTCACAATTGACTGCCCAAGCCCCAACAGCGACAACATCAATGCTGGTCGGTGTCTCGGAATCGGTAACGTTTCCCATTAGTCTGTTGATGTCACGCGAAAGCGAAAATGGACGCAATGGGCTAATGTGCTATGGCATTTTGATGCGATTCATCAACGAGCCGAGTGAAAAATTGGAATTGAACAATTCAACGGATCGTCAGGTGGCAATGTATCAATTTTCTGCACCACATGTCGATCAGTCGCAATCGACAATGTTTTCACTAACGCTCAATCGTCAGGAGATTTTGAATTTACTAATGGATACGTATGAGGCCAAGCTGAAAACTGGCCTTTATTATACCCAACCGAAGCAGACGAACCAAACGCTAACAATTGTCAAGCATAATCTAAAACGCAAACCAATGCCAGCAGCAGCAGCAGCAGCAGGCAATTGCCAAATTGATTCATCACCCATTTGCTCAAAGCGACGACCAAGTTGTGATTCTTGTTCTGGCTAGTGTGTGTGTGTGCACGCCCCATCCAAATAATCATTGAGAATAGCGAAAAAAAATAAAGATTGAGAAATTTATTTTTTTTGGATTTTAGCAAATTTTTTGTTCATGGCATTTGGTGCATTCCATTATTGATGAGGGTGCTTCATCGCCACGGCGCACTTGGGTAAATTCTGTGTGTCGGAAATTGTGTGTGCATGATTTCGTTTCATATTTTTGTCCAGTCGATGCCTTGGGATATTTGCAATTCAACATTAGGATTGGACCTGGCAAATCGGCCGTTGCTGTCGAAATGAACACATTTTCACCGTCTGGCGAAAAGAACATGTTCAACGACGAAGTTTCTGATTGAGGAAAAAAAAATTAGCAGAGAATCGAATCTTTTGCCGTTTTTACATACCACTCAGTATTTGATTCATGTATGACGGTTAGATATCCAATGGGTGGATTTTCTAGCTCGTCGTCACTTTTTATATAGCGAGCGGCGACTTTTGAATCGACAATATAATCAATATTGACATTAACCTCACGGGCCAAATCAAAAATATACTCTATATAACCGCACGATTGTAAACGATGGAGAAATTGTGAAAATTGCTGATTGGGTGGAACTTTTTTGCAGCGATATTTTAGATCGGTTTTCACATAAAATTCCAATGCCTGTTGGATGGGCGGCGAACGAAATGTATTCTCATTTCGTAATGTGATTGCCTCGAGGGTGTAAAGAAATCGTGAAACGTTAATTGTCATAATGAAGAGCTTATTGCCGTACGCTTCGAGAATGGGACTACGATGATTGAGTAGGGCCAGCGAGACAACGGCATGAATATCGACTTGGGTCTGACAGCGCAAATATGGAATACTGATCAATGACATGCTATAGCCAGCCTGCGGCAGCGGCACATTCAATTCATTTTTACTTCGCTTGACGGCAATCAGTTTGCCGCAATCGATGGCACGACGTTTCAGCACACGATCAATGCTGTCGGATGACATGATTTTTTTTAAAACTATTTAAAGCGTTTGCGCTGTCGTTGCCAGTAATTTTCTTATATATAGCAACCACAATCCCCATCGATCGGTTATACACACACGCGGATCTCTATTTGCGTCTATTAGTTAGTGTCAACGATCTGATCCACCTTTCAAAAGCAGCAAAAATGGAATTTTACGCGCAACTTCGCAAATCGATGGTCGAGATGGGCCAGAATGGTCTCAAAGTGACCAAGTTGCCGACCGTTGAGAATTCCGATGAGATTTTGTCGCAAATCAACAAGTCGACCGAGTCGGGCAAGGAAAAGGAACGTCTCGTTGTTGGCGTTTACGTATTGGCAAGCATTTACAAGAATAAGTTGGTTGCTGCCCGTTCAAAGAAGGAACGAAACTTTGCCAAACAATCGGCCGCTTCGCACAGTGTAAAGAGCAATGGTATTGAAAAGACGAAAAATCAGCGAGCAAAAATTGACAAATTGGATTGCCTTTCCGATGTAATTCTCGAATCCACGTCCGTTCAATTGAAAATGGCTGTGGCATTCTTTCTCAGCACCAAGTTGGCCGATAATGTGAAATTGAGTCTAATTTCGGCAATTGTCAATGATTCTGATCAATCGCGTACTTGTGAATACATTTCCAACCTCTTTTTGGATCCCCAGCAGGCAATTGCCAAAGTTCGTGAATATATTGACAAGAGTGATCGCAGTGCCCTGAGTAAATCGACGGAAAAGTACATTTTGTGTGCATTGATTGAGCTTTCCGATTTGTTTAGGGACAAGACGTACAGTAAACTGGCCATGGACATTAATTCGCAGCGATATATCGATTTGAGTACTCGATATCTGAGCAATGGTCTCATTCATACGATTGCACCCTTTGAGCCAGCAATTGCCAGTTTTATTAAGAATTCGATTGCCCTGTGCTCGCAAGAGGATGAACGTAAAATCATTCATAATCAATATCGCACTAGTCCCGTTGAAACTATAAATGCTGTCATTTCTGGCCTTCCCGATCCCAAGAAGCGTAACATTTCCCGTGTCTCGGACAAGTCTCGAATCTTTAGCGCCGACGAGACCTATCAGTGTCATAAGGGCCCAGTTGGCTATACTCGCGACATTGTGGCCACCTATTACAAGTCTGGTCAGAAATTGTACAAGATTTTGACCTATAGCGATTGCTTGTACGATGTTATTGGCTGTACTACGGAAACTGTCGATTCAAAGGGTGAAACTGTTCGCATCGACGAGCTATTCGATCGTATCCCATGGATGGATCGTCTCAGATTGCTGCCTGAATTCCGTGCCAAGGTGGTTATTAATTCCACCACTGGTGCCGAATTGAATTCCTATACTGGTGATTCTAGCGATATTGCCGTCTCTTGGATGAACGATGAGGGCTATTCGTGCTCCAAGACATACATTATGAAGAAACCCAAGGATCCCAAAATCAAAGTAGAGGAGACCGATGGAAATGACGAGTAGATTCTATGGAAAAAAAATTGTAAACCAAAATGTGGAAATAGATTGTTTTTTTTTGATTGTGGTAATTGGATCAAAAAAAGAAATCACAGATACAAATCACAGCCAATTTATTTTTTTTTGAAATAAATCTATTTTAGAGTGCAAACTCGCACGGCATGGGTATATTTAAAATGTAGTCTAGCACTAGGTGCAAAATTGTAGATTTTTTTGGCTTGATTTTACTTGTTCAACTTGTTGGGTTCCTCATAGTGGGCTTCTGCTTCAATATCAGTGTCGATATTTTCAAAACTTGCATTCGTTTTGCCATCAACACTATCCATGCCGTGCGAAAACGTATTTCGAAGCGTATCGATCACTGCCGAACTCAAATCCAAAACATCATCCTCTACCGTCTTTTTATAAGTGAATTTCGATTCTCCATCGTCGTCGTCGTTAGCTTCTTTATTTTTTCGTCGACGGCGTAGCGTTAAAAATCGCACAATTACTGCCAACAGGCTGACAATTACAAAAATCAGCATTGTAACATATCTCCAAATGCCATAACTATTGAGTTCGTCGATAATTTCCTCAAGATCTTCATCGTTCAAATTAGTTGTGACAATGTCTGGTGACGTTGTAACATAAATACCATCCAATTGTATGATATTGTCATCGACAATTGCTCGATTTTGTTTTCTAACCCATTGGCGATATTTTTCATAACTACTATAGACGTCGGCATGTTCTTTTGGCTTGCCAAGTGAATTTAGACCGACCTGTTGTTCGGCATAGCCGGCAAGTTTAAAAAGATGCATACAAGTCATAATTTCTGGTTTTGTTGCCGATCCAACGTTAATTCGATACGGTGGCCGGACATAAGTCCAAATATAAACTGGAATTTCGCCAGAAATATGCTCAAAATCATTGGGAAATTCGAAAAAGTAAAGTTTATTCATATTGAAATTGGAAATGGCATAGGTCGAATTTGATTTTGGTTGTTGCATACTAAAGGAATCCTCATAGCCTACACGAAGTTGGGTAATTTTTAAAATATCAACATCGTTGACATCGACACGACCCAATAGACATTGTGTGCTTGAAAACCATTCGGGATTGCGTTGTTGAACTTGTAAAATTGTCGGCACAACGTATGGATCGGATTTGATGAAAAGTAAATCATTTTGCCAATGGAATTGTGTTGTCGTCTTGACAACGGTGCAAACTTGCTGCCAATAGCAAAGTGCTACAGCTAATAGACATAAAAGTCTCATTTTTTCACCCCGTTTTAGATTTTTTGTGTTTATGGCGCTGTGTCAAACTTCTTACTTAATATAGAACTAATTAAAGATGCGACTGTCGAACATCGTGTTGCTACTTTTTATTGGTAAAGTATGGGCCGAAAGCGCCAATGAGCCGCTGCCACCATTTAAAAATATTGCATTCGAGGGTGGCGGTTCAAAGGCACTCTCCTACGTTGGTTCATTGTTGGCCCTCAAAGAATTCAATTACTACACCAGCGAGGGAAAATATACGTTTGACAAGATTGGTGGTACATCGGCTGGGTGTTTTGTTGGATTTCTCGTCGCCCTCGACATTGATCCAGAGAAAATTGAAGAATTGATTTATAAATTGGACATTTTCCAAAGCAGTATAAATTTCGATGGATCGATTCTTGATTTCAATAATGGCCAAAATCCACACAGTGAATACAATCAGGATGAACATTTGAACGAGAATGGCATACCGATTGCAGAAGAGGGGCTAGACGATACCAGCTGGTATACAATTATAATGAAAACTTTTGGCATCATCAATCGTGCCAAAGAAATTGTCGATTTGTGGCTAAAACACAATTCACCTGGCCTCTCCAATGAGAAAATGTTTATAGATTTCATGAATAAAGTAATTTTGCCCCTGAGTCGATATCGTTCACAAATCAAATCGATTGAGACTCTCAATTTTATAGATTTGGAAGCGAAAACTAATCACAATTTGCACTGTTTTGCTACCCAGTTGAATGATCGATTGCTGTACGAATTTAGTTCAAAGCAGACGCCCCATGAATATGTTGCCAAAGCCCTATACGCCTCAATGTCTTTGCCCGGATTGTTTAAACCATTGGTCGATGGTTGTGGGAAAACGCTAGTCGACGGTGGTCTATTGTACAATTTTCCCATTAATATGAACGATGCCGATGGCGTTGTAGACGATACCACATTGGGTCTATCGTTGGGTAAAAAACCTACAGAATATCAGCACACAGAAATCAACGATTTGGCAATAATTTCCAATCAAAATTTCAAATTTAGCAAAATGTCGACAATTGATTACTTCGAGGCAATCTATTCCATAATGATTGACCAAGAGGCTCTAGTCTATTCGAGTAAAAGTTTCAACGAACATCGTGTAATTTACCTTGAATCACCAATCAAAACTCTTGATTTGAACCTAAAACATTCTATAAAATCGCTAGCCATCAACAAGGCATATCTAAACACTGTAAAATTCCTCAAGGAGAAACACAACATGTAGTTGATTTTCAATCAAATTGCCCCCAATCGATACTCGCTCAAAATTAGCAAAAATGAAAAATTTATTTTTTTTTGAATTTCAACAAGTCGCACATCGAATAGTTTCTACAAAGGCCGACAAGTAGTCCGAAGTCAAATGTGTGTCCACATACAGCAAATGTCCAATTTTTGTAATTGCCGACAAGCGTTGAAAGATCCAACATTGATTTTCCACATAATTGCGCAAATTGCCAAAGTTATTCTCAAAGGTGCCACGATTTTGTAGATTTTTGACCACTGCATCGTAATTGGTCGGTATAACCCAGAGCAGTTGAGTATTTAGATTGGGATAGAATTTCTCAAAACGTTTACGCCACATTTGCCAAACTTTGGTCAACAATTGGCAATACGTTTCATCGGCAAAAACTTCACGCTCCACCGTTGTACGAAAAGTATGCGGATCCAACGAATCGCCATTATATTTGAAAATAATATCATATGCCATCGTTGAATAGTACGAACGATCGACAATGATTGCTTCTTTTAAAAATTGCTGCAATTCCACTGCATTTTCCATCTTTTTCTGATATTCCTCGTCAATTTCATCCAAATAGTTGAGCATGTCGTTTGTAACGCTGTGATCGTACAAATATTGTATATGCATTAAATCGTTCTTCTTGGCAAAGTTCGGATAGTCTTCCAGGTATTTGGCGAAATCCAAAGTTTTGTGTGCCATTGTAGTTTTGCCAACACACGACACCCCATCGAGAAAGAGTACAAGCTTCATGGTTTTGTTGATATCGTCACTGTCCGACCTAAAGAATTGAACTGTCTGATAAAGCATTGGTTGTCGTCGACTTTTATATATTCCTGAGCGCCCCAATAGCCTACGGATTTAGAGTGGCAAAAACCGTGTAAATTCTTTGAATTGGAGATCTATCATTTGATGATTGGCTCATTTTCACGTGTAACGAATTCTCTGGTATATTTCGGGTAAGTGTTTGAATGAGCCACAGCTTAAAGCTTTAAAAATTGACTTTTTGTTTAAAATATTGGGCGCGAATTGAGCTTTTACTCCTATCGGATAGACTATTGATTGTGGAAAAGCTTGATTGTGATTCAACAGCTAAAATTTCAACACTTTTTTTGTTCCCACTTTTAAATTTCACACTGCACTTTTTTTCACTATAAATTTTACACTTTTCACTATAAATTTCACACTTTTTCAATCTGACACACACTCTGGCATTGGTTCACTGCAAAAAGTTCACACTTGGCGCTTTTTCACAGACACTGTTTTTTTTGATCACAAAATTTCACACGTTTAAATTTCGGCTCGGCATTTTTGTCACTACACTTTTTTTAATTTCACAGAAAATCGCACACTACACAAAAAAAATTCAACACAATTCACTGCAAATCTCACACTTTACAAAAATATCAACACACAATTCACTGAAAATCTCACACTACACAAAAATCCAACACTTTTAATTTCACACAGCACTGATTTGATTTCACACAGCACTTTCACAGATTACTACACTTTTCACAATCGGCGCCGTCTAAATTATTTTTGCCACTTTTTTTCACACACTTTTGCCAGGTTTTTTAACAAAATATCACTCACGTTTACCAGGTTTTTTCACAAATCATCACTCACTTTTGCCAGGTTAAACACAATTTTACACGGGTGTTCGCGGTTCACTGCAACTCACAGTAGTACTAGTCGAGTTGGTGAAAATTTCACAAGTCCATCGTTGGGATGCTAAAATTTAAGAGGACAGAGATTCATCTAAAATGATTGTAAATTTTTTCCACAGCTTATCAGCGTCGTTTTTTTTCTTATCATACTTCGGGTCTATAATTTCATATATATGATTGCTTCGTGTTTAATAGAGTCGCAGTCGGTTAGAAACCGACAAAGCGTGAGGGCGTTATTATTAATATGGGGTATATATCTATATTAGGGGGGGGGGTGACGTCATCACACGCTAAATTAAGTGAAATGCGATCGAGCAAAATCGAGTTTTCATTTTACCGATGCAGTCTTGCAATTTGCCACAAATCCGGCATGTCGTTATTGGACAGTTTTCCCATACAAACGCTTGTCGTAATTGGATTTTTGTCGCTCGATGCAGAAAATTAGACACAATTTCGGGGCTGTTGTAATTGGATTTTTCTGCCATTTTTTCATCATTTCCCATATAAAATCTCGTAAAACTATAGTTATTGAGCAAAAACACACTTGTAGGCGATTCTTGCTGAAAATGGACATTGCTTCCATACAATGGTGTACAATTATGACAAAAATCGAGTGAATTTTTTCCTGTAGAGTAAAACGCAAAAAACAGCCAATTTCAGTCGAGACCCAGTCTTGTCATTTTTGGACATTTCTACCAGTGCATGCTATATTAGTGGGTAGTGGTGCAAGTAAAAACCTCAGTTGCAATTTAACCCTTGCATTGCAAAGAGTGACACGATGCTTTTCGAGACGTACGTTTTGTGCTCCTACAATCGGGCATTGCGAAACCTACTGACCAATTGCCCATGCAATGACAAGTATTCAACACCGGAAGCCTTTATCGAGAATATTATTGAGAAGCGTGGTTCGTACATGGCCTGCCTATGCTACGAGTCTACAATTCGGAACCGCAAAAGTCATAGCTCGATACCCATAATGCTTGGAAGTTATTTGGATTTTCTAATTCGTGGACGTGAAGAGGTCGAGGCATGCCGTGCCCAATGGGGTCTATTCATTGTTCGTGGCGTTTTGGTCATCTATCCGAACTTTTCAACATTTGATTCGCTCTCGATGCACGTTCGCCAGACAAAACACATGAAATCGATTGATTGGTTCATGTACGTGGACGATGAGGGTTTGGCCATCAGCTATAACAATAAATCGCTAACTTGCACCTATAAGCGAAAAACCTACGTCAACGACAATGTTTGGATCGAATTGCTCAAGGAGGCCAATCCATTTAAAACGAACATCGTCCAGTCGGAATATGTGAAAATGTTTGATATAATGCTGCAATACCATTACTCGATGAACGATTTGAAGAATCGACAAATTATCAACAGCCCTATGGCCATAGTCAAGTACATTCAATATGATTTGTCGCGTCGCAAGAAGCAAAAGGCAGCCGGTTGTCAGAAATTATCAATTGTTTTCGAAAATGGCAGCTTGTATCCGGCATTTAATAAGAAAAATGCCGTCGACCCCGATGAAAATACGCGCCAATACAATCGTTCGTACCACAATACAATGCACGAGGGTCGCAGTAGTAAGGCTTCACATTTTCTACCCAATGTTGTTCGATCGTCGAATGCCGCTGTACGAAACTCAAATGCCCTATCATTCCCCAACGATGCCATTGGTTATTTCTGCATGTTGAATATGAAAGATTTGAAATCGGCCGGTGAACAAAATGTTTTATGTGATATGGTTATAATGACGGAGGAAAGCGATCAAATGGAACTATTCGAATATGTCAAAACCATATCGGTCGACGACGGTGAGAATACCCTAATGATTAACGGTTTCCCTACGGGTTGTCGCAAAAATTGGACTCTTGACGATCTGGTTGCACTAAAGTTGAAATTTCCCAATGTAACTACCCAATATTATTTGCCCTACGTTTTTCTGCTGACTCGCCCATGTATTCCCATCAAATATTCGGAACAGCACAATGTCTTTTTCACGCCCGAAGAGACGACCCAATTTCAAATTACCTATCCCGAAGCTGAAATGCTATCAATAACGGCCAAACAATTACCAATTGAATCGCTGATCAAGACCCCATCGGCCAAAAGCACAGTTTCAATCAATAATGTCAAGGGTAGCGTAGCAATGGTAACGTCGCCGCTACACGAACTTTTGATGAAGCATTCACTGGGCGTAACCTGTTACATGTCCATTAATCCTGACGATGTTGAGAAACTGATTGAATATTCTGTAATTTCACATGGTCATGATACGACAAATTTCCATCGTTACTACAGCTGTTTGGACAGTGAGTTTAAATTGACTGAGGGTAAAACGAATATACCAAAATCAACGCATCCGGGCAAAGCAATGCAGGCCCTCGACAGTATGTACCCAGCCAATGAGCTACTCTACGAATATCGCAAAATGGAGGGCAAACCATTCAAACGTGTAAATTGTCCCGAGAATGATACAATTGTGCGAGACTATCGTTCCATGATTTTCGCCTCGAAACACTACAATCCACCAAAAATTTGGAATTTGAAATTGCGAGCCGCATTTGGCAATCCCTTTGGCGCTTGCATTGAGGATGGAGTAGTTATTGACAAGAATATTTTGCCACATTTGCCCAAAGTACACTATAACGCCTGCATTACGGTAGAATTCACATTTAAAACTGTAAAATATCCCAAAGAATCGACATTCATCACTGTAGAGACGGAACAGGGTATAACGGACAATGATTTGTTGATTGGCTGTTTGGTTAGTGAACATGAGGCGTACGTTAAGCACAGCAAGCACACCAACATTTTAAAGCACAAAATTGGGGATCATTATTTCTATTTGATCAATTTTATACCTAAAAAGACGAAAACGTACGACAATTTGAAAGTTAAGCACATTTATAACAATAATTCGCTAATGGTTGTCATAACGGGCCAAACTGTAGTTGATATTGATGTCGGTTCAAAAATAGCCAATGCCTACGGTCAGAAGAATATAATTTCACAATCGGCCGATTTGAGTGATTGCTGGGGTATAACGCGTGATGGTCGCAAAGTGCATGCACAAATCATTTATAGTGAGGTCTCCATAGTGGCGCGCGTTACATCTGGTCAATTGTATAGCATGTTCATGTCCAATGAGTTGGCAATCGGGGAAAATGGTCTCTTCATAGCTCCAGTCGATTTGATTGTGCACACTTTGCACCCATACACGAATACCAAAATTATTAAAGTCAAAAACGACACCCTGACCAATATTAATGGTTTTGATTCGCAAAATCTGTCGTGCACCAGCAGTTTGTTGAGAAATCAAAATGTTTACAATATAATGCTGCAAATTTTGGGATTTCATGGTTACGACGCTAGATTTTCAACCTTAAAAGAGTCGAAACCAATACTTGTGGAATCATTGCCACGCAGCGAGTTGTCTGACGATGAGGATGAAAAAAATTTAGATTGTGGCCCAGAAAAGAGACCCAGATTGGATCTATTGTTTTGATCGCAGAGTATAGAGTAATTTCAGTGATTCGGCCGTCGAAAGTTGTGTGCCCAAAACAGACTTGTCAATGTACGGATAATATGTGATCATGTACGAGGAATAGAAACCCCAGGCGAGAACCAGTAGAGCGACAATTACGAATAATATTAGCAAAATTGTACCAAAAATGGACCAAATCCATGATGCTTTTGTCGAACTCTTAACTTTGGGCATTATAACGGACAGTGATGAGGAAAATGTTACAATTGACTTGGAAGCTCTCTATTCGCTGGGCTATGTTTTAGTGTATAATCTGACTATACCAGTATTTACTACTATTTTGAACTATAATTATATGTACGATGGAATTTTGTATACGAGCAATGTTGTACCTCGTCGAGCCTTGAGCACATTTGTATTGTCAAAAATTCAAACTATAGGTGTAAGCGATTTCAAGTAATAAAAAAAATATCAAAAAAATAATTGTGTAATGTTATTTGGGAATTCAACTTCTTGCCTTGTAGACTGTGAAAATTGCAAATATAATGAAAATGGCGACTACGATGAACTTTACAAAGACCGACGTCTTTTGGAACAGCACAATAATGACGATAATCACCATTGCGGCCAATGCAATGGTCGGGTACAAATATTTCGAATCGTTGACATTCTGCATGATGTTGGAGAGCATGGATTTTATTTTCGATGGCGATGCTTCCGATTCGCTAGTCTGCAGAGGTGTAGTGTCTTCAGCAAAATTGATCGCATTTAGGTATTCCTCCTGAGGCGTACGCCCCGGCTGTTGTACCGTTTCAGTGATTGTGCTCATTTTTGCCTACAATTGGATCCCAATACTATATAAACTGGGTGATGGAGAATTCACAACCAGCCGTATCAAATTACTATATTGCTGTGTATAAAGTTTTTTTTAGGCATGATCAGAGTTAAAATAGTATTGTCCATTATGGCTAGCCTGGTTTTTAGTACTTTGTGTATAATCGTTATAATATGCATCATTGTTGCCGTAGTTTTGGTCGCAAAAGGCAAAATCAAGGAATTGGTCTTTGAGCAGAAAGATATTCCCAATTTTTCTGTAGATTTACAATTCGATCCATACCCACAGACAGTTAATATTGAAAATCAATACGATTGCAATGTGAACAGTCTGCGAGTTTGTGATATCAACGACAGCACAACACTATTTGGCTGCAAGGAATTGATTGTGCGATGCCATCATTTTGACGAAGACACCCCATACATTGAGAATAATATCACGACAATGATACCGAAAAATGCAACGGCTACAGAAGGCTATGCCTTGGCAATTACAACTATAGCCGATGCCTGTAACCCCTATCATGGCGATATGACCTTAGTCACTGCCAATGCTGAATCAAACGAATACATGTTGATTTGTACATGCAAGAACCCAGGATACATTGGAAACGAAACGATTTTGGGCAACTGCACTACCGTTTTCATTTGCAATGGCAAAATTAATGATATTGACCAGCCGCTAAACTCAATCACTTGTGTTTGCGAGAAAAAGCAAAAAAATATACGCTACGACGATGGATTGCCCGTTTGCAAAGATTTGTTGGTTTACGAGGCAAATGAAATGTACGACGATTGGTCGAATATTGTAACTTGGAATTCGTATCGACAGACGGATGCCAGTCGTTATAATGTCACAATATCGGGCAATTTGAAGACTTCACGTCTTTTGGATTCGTGTCGTAGTTCGCTGCATGATACCACCATTGAAATACCCAATGCCTCGTACAATGCAACAAATGCTCAATGCATTGTCAACGAAGCAGGTTACCCAGTTGTCAATGATTTGTTGCGATTCAAGCCAAGTGACGATCAAAAATACGGAATTTCAGCCATTTTAGCGACTGGGGAATATCAAAGAGTTCGTTTCAGTGACAATATAGCTGGCGTTCGTAAAATCTACGGTTTGGTGGTAAATGGTGTGCCGTTTTGGAAGGAATTGGCAAATTCAACAATTGTTATCCAGCCACAAGATGGAATATGCATTGGTTTCCAGAGTGGTATAGCGTTTAACAGCAAAACTGCATTTGTTGCTCCCCTCTGTGAGGGCAGTTGGCCGTCATACAGTTGTCGTTACATTCGAGAGAAAACTTCACGAATTGTCGGTGGTCTGGCAATTGCCACTGGTCGATCGTGTCCAACAGCGTTCCTCTGGGGTCGTGACGATTGGACAAATAACGAGTTTATGGTTCAGAGAAGCCTGTCATATAAAACGGACAGTGGATTTTCACTGAGTCCCATCAAATTGTCCGTAGTTGCCGGTTGGCATACGTACGGCGTACAATGGTCACCTAAATCGTCAAGTGAAAACACTGGGGTTTTGTATTTCAGCAATGTAGCCGACTACAACATTCACGTCGCCTCGCTAACCAATTAATTTTTCACTTTATTTTTTGCATAGTTAGTTATTATGAATTGTGTGAAAACGATGGATCACAAAATGGTACGCCAAACTTTGGATCCACGGGTTCGAAATAAGCGTCAAATAAATGTCGTCTATTGGCAAATGTCGTTTAGCAAAAACGATCGACGAGCAGTTTCAGCCTTATACTTTAAATCCAACGATGGTCATCGATTGTTTAGCTTGAATCGCAATAATGTGCCAATTCAATGTTGGAGCGATATATCAGGCATTTCAACAATTAAATCTTCGTTGGTTGCGACTGATCGATTTAATCAGCTTTTGGAAAAAATTAAACCAAAAATCTTGTATTTGAACGATGGTGAGCATTTGGACACTTCGAAATATGCTATTCATTTGTTTCACGAGCACTCACTGTTGGATTTTCTGAAATCTATTGAAATTGTCGATCCTCAGGCCAATGTGTCGAAATGTACGCGACCCACATTTAAGACTCTAAAAGAATTGGACCCAACCATGAGCAAAAAAGAGTATCGCAAAATTATAGAGGCATGGGACTAGATTGTCGATTGTTTTTTGATTGCATACTTTAAGGGTTCAAATGATGTGTTCAAATTTTACGCGCTTACTAACAAAGTGTTCAGCGACCACTATAAGAATTATGACGATAACGCCAACAATTACCACAATTAATTGCTTGATTTTAGCTGAAAATTCAATCGGAATTGATGTATTATTGGCAAAATACATTGCAGTTTCAATTTGTGTCGGTAATTGCAATTCCAAATCATCCGTCAACAGAACAGGTTGTGTGATATCAAACTCGGCAATCGATGGCACACCATATTGTGTTTTAAATTTTGGTGCAAAAACCAAACTCATGAAATCGAGCCAAAAAAGCTTGGTTTCGGTCTGATTTATTGTCGTGTTGTAGACTTTTTTGCCATAGTTGATCATACGCCATTGAACGGAGCGTATACGATTAAATTCCTCCAGTGTTAGCTTCATTTTGAGAAATTATTTTAACACTGCACTATAATTAGACGAGAATAATGAATTCAATACACCGAGGTCTAATAACGACGGACGAAGATGAATCGGATATTGATTTTGTGGCAAAATGTGTCGAATCGAGTGTGATTCCACCACTCAAACGCAAAATTACACCACCCAACAAATCACCCAAAATGAAAAAATTAAAAACGGACGACAATATTGATTCGGATTCGTCAATTGATGTTGATCTACAAAATACGACCATGCCAAAGAAGAATTCACGAATGGACTATAATAAATATATCAAATCAATCACCGATAATCCACAATTGCTCGATGCAGCCATAATAGATTGTTCCGACAAAATGGTTGAAACGGCCTTTCAAAATATCAAAAATCAGCGAAATATTGAATTACTGGAATGGAGTGAATTAGTCATATTGCAATTGTGTAAATTGAAGAAGCCGACCACATTTACAACCATGATATGGAAGCAAATTCAACAATCGGTCATCAATGAGCAGTGGGAAATTAAAATTGTGCACAATATCAAAAAGTATGTCGACAAATCGAAAACGCTGCTGGAGATTTTGGAGGAAAATCACAAGTTTAAAATTGATATGCATAAATTGAATCCACTCTACACATTCGTCACTCGACCAGTTATCAATTATCCGGTTCTCAAGCAATACCGACTTATGCCTGACGTAATGACAAAACCAATGCATATCAATCGATTGCCATTGAATTTCAAAAAAATTAAAGTATAAAATCCAGCGTTGATAAAGAATGCTTCATCAGACTTGGATAGTTAGTTAAGAGTCACATACAGTTTAAAAAATCATGTCTACTATTACTTATTCGCCACCGTTATTGAAAATCTTGGCACTCAATCAAGCAGCCAAAAATGAAAATTATAAAACTAACGTAAAAATGCTACCAAAAACACTACATACCAGCTATAACAAAATTTGTGAAATCCAGAGAATGCTTTGTACGCCGTGTTATAATGAACTTCTCCAAAAGGCACTTGGCAATAACGAAACGATCGATCGATGTGCCCTGAAAAATAAGAAACGTTATACTCCATCGAACCAATGTCTGGACAAATTTATAAAATACTTGGACGAAGAGTACGATGAAATATTTATATTTTGTCTTGATTGCATCGATGTGTGGCGCAGCAAACCTCAACAGGTGTATGCCCAGCAGATTAGCCTTATGATGTCGGACACTGATTATTGGTATGATTTCTATGAGCACTATTATGGCGATTCACCCTCGGACATTCAATATTGGAATATGAAAAATCTGAAATTGAATCAAGCGTTAATTTTGAAAAACCATCCAAACGAAGCACCAGATTTTTGTGGCGAACACTCGCAAATTGTTGAGAAGGCATACTCTATAAAGTTGAATGGCTATAAATATTGCAGCAGTTGTGTCGGTAAACACATGCCAGACGACTTGAATATCATTTTGGTCACAACCACCATTTCACGGGTCTCTTCGGAGCAAGTTATTTCGGATTATTTGTGGGACGATCGTACGTGGTGTGCAGACTGCAAATTTAAACCATTATTCGATTTTAAAGATGATGACGAACAATATAGAAGCATTGATATTATATATGCCAATAGTTATACATCTAAGCGTCGACGTTTGTCCATTTTGGGAGAATAATTGTACAATTTCAAGTAAAAAAATAAAAACGTTATAACCAATATATGTATGGGTATTATTTGGGTATGAGCTTTTCAAACGTATCGTTGAATTCGTATTGTGTGAGTCGATTAAATTCCGATGTGGTGTACGTATAGTCGGAACGAATGTATTGTCGGGTTGTTTTTATATTTTTGTGCTGTAAAAACGATTGAATTGCCATTATATTTTCAGATTTCTCGGCCATGAGCATTGCAATCATATTGCGACACGAGTGAACACCAAAACCCAAAGGTGCCAATTTGCCTACGGCATCGTAATATAAAGCTTTAATGCGATTTCCCAAAGTTTTGGGTGTAACGCGAAAAAGCTTTGTGTTGATGGTAGTTTCGATGAAAAGTTGATAGTCTGTACTATAAATGTCATTTATCAGGCGATCGACAAAAGCATTCAAATGGGTATTGTATATGGGCTCCCAGTAGATTGGTTCCGAGCTGACTGCCGAAACCACAGTCTGTTTGCGCTTAATTGCGACGGGAATCTTTTTTTCGTGCAACTGATACAGTGTGTAGGTGGAAAATTGTAAAATTTCTGACGTTCTGAGGCCAGTGAAAAGTGCAATTGCTATTGGGGCATTGAGTTTTGTAAGGTTCTCTTGTAAATATATGGCAAATGTACGAAAATCAGCCATACTAACGATACGCTCATGCTGTTTGCCATTGTCAATGAATGCCAATTTATTTGGTCGCAATTTTGGATCGTCGCCAAACACGTTGGTTCTTCGTAAGATTGTAAAATAGCGATTTGTCGTGTTGTAGTTATAGTTTTTGTACTTGCAGTAGCCTATGAAAAAAGCTGCCCGATTCTCCATGTTTGGCTCTTCGAGCAATTTTAACGATTTTATTGCATTGACTAGCGTTTTGGGCAATTCGTTGATACTCTCCGAGACGGATTTGATGGGTTCACGATGTTTCGATGGTGTTGGCAAAGTTTTTCGTATAACATCCTCTAATGGCAACGATGGCAAAAGTGCAGTCAATTTGGCCTCATTCAATTGACGCAGTTCGCTAACCGTATGAGGTTTTCGTATAGTAATTGGCTCGACGGGCTTTTCGTACGGAGCACTTAGAAAAGTTGCCAACGCATTGGACTTTTTATTCAATTGGCACTTTGGCATGGCTATATAAATAGTTGGTTGAAGCGGTTGCTAACAAAAAAAATATGTGGTACATTATACTAATGTTGGTCTTTGCCTTTATTCTATTCGCAATGGTTTTTGCACCAGATGGCTATATTAATAGCGAATTGACTGCCTACCAAAAAACATTGAATGAGCCATGGATCCATCGAATTGTTGCCCTGCGATACAAGTAGATTTTTTTGATTTTCCCCTTACAAAACTCAAAAAGCTGGAACATTTAAGATTGCTGGTTCGACCAATTTCAGTGTCTGCTGACCAGAACCACGGGCAGAAATTAGACCAATAAGTATGGCAACAACCAAAATCAATGACATTAGAAATAAAAACGATTGATTCACTAGTAAAACGATGCCATTTTCACCAAACTGCTGTTGTAGCATTTCCTTGAATCGTGTATCGCGAGTTTCATCCGTAGTGATGGGCTCATTGGAATCGGTACGAGTAGACGACATTTTTTTATAAAAATCGAAATTTTTAGGTGGCAAAATTTTGCAATAATTACAATTGGATCGCACTAAAACACCAACACTAATTTAATCAAAAAAACACCCTACATGTTGGAAACTAGGCTGTAGTCGATTTTCTTCTCACCTACCGCATCGGCTACACAATGTTTTTGTACGGCATGTTCTAAATGGTTCATTGATTTGTTGTGGACATGGTATGGGATTTTTTCGTTATAATGCTGGTAAAAGTGCCCACACATTAGAATTATACGTAGGGTCTGAATAAAACGTATACGCTCGTTTGGTTTGAAATCTTCGTCAGCGGCAAAAATACTGCAATTCGATGATTGATTTTTAGAATCGTCAGTTTTAACGCCATAGTTGAGCTCTTTGAAAATATCAAAATGTTCATCCTTGAGGAATTCTACATTATTCTTGGGCAATTCAACGCAATCGTTGACAAGTTGAGCAACCAGCGGTACAGAAATATAGACAATATTATTATTCTCAACGATTGGTTCTTGCAAAATCATATTCGTTTTTACCAGTTTAATCGTTTTACACTGCAGCAACAGTAAAATCACATCACAAGTCATGTCAATGTGCTCATTTATGAAATATAATGGCATATTGGGATCATAAAAAGCCTGGGCCAATTTGAAAATACTTTCGTACGATTGCGTGGAAATGCTCATTTTACCAGTCAAAATCAAAAACACTTTTTTGGTGAATTCTCCACAGAGCGAGAGAACTCAAAGTCATACTACTTTATTGGATCGAGTAAAAAACTTGTTGAACCAAAATCGTATGTTGAATACAATTTGTCCGCTGGCCAAGGCAATTGTCTCGATGCAACCATTGTGCTTGGATCGTTTTTCCGCCTTTTGCGGCGAATATTCTCCAGTTGTTCGCATCGGATCAGCAGATTTTTTTAGGTGGTAATTGTACTAAACGGTGCCGTATTCTAGGTAAATTCGCGCGAGTATGAAGTTTGAAATGTATTTACAATTTTTGATGAGGCGATCAATGTATTAAGCGTATTTTTTTTGTTGAGATTTCCAAGTTGTGGTCGGTCTGACCATTCGAGATGTTATTCGAGCAGAGGTTTCTGAATTACTACTTGTGCTGTGGTGCTTGCCTGCCTGCTACTGCCTATTTATCGCACAAAGTTTACGCAGCTGTCACCAATCAGAAAATATCATAGTAACGGTTCTGCGACCGATGCCAGCCGTTGCTGGATCAATAATGGCGCCAATGGGGCGCTATCGCACCCTCCAAGTTTGTTCTGCCTATCTATTCTGCGAACTTGTCGAAATTGGACAAGGGGTGAACTTGTCAGAATTGGACATTTGGCATTGCGCGTTATCTGCAAAAGCTGATACTTGTTGATTTTGGTTTGTTGAAATTGGCTATTTGCACTTGGATAGTGAAAAAAAACTGCAAGTTGAGCGGCAAAAATCTGATATCAGTAAAACGTGTCATTATTGGCTTGTTGAAATTGGCTATTTGCACTTGGATAGTGAAAAAAACTGCAAGTTGGGCGGCTATCAGTAAAACGTGTCATTATTGGCTTGTTGAAATTGGCCATTTGTACTTGGCCATTAAAAAAAACTTGATAATAGGGCAGAAAAAACCAGATATCGTTGGAACTTGTTGGTTTTGGCTGGTCGAAATTGGCCATTTGTACTTGGCCAGTGCGCAAAACTGTGGGAAAAACCAGAATTCCGTGCAACTTGTCGTTATTGGCTTGTCGAAATTGGCCATTTGCGGTTGGCCATTGAACAGAGCTGGCTGAAAGCCTGCAAGAAATTGGCCAAGGAAAAATCATGCTACGTCACACTACACTGTAAAAAAAAATCAAGTCAATTTTTTGATGGCCTGTTGTAGGGGTATTTTGTGATCAGTACCATTTGTGGTTATAAATTTTTCGCACGGTGCATACTCGGCCACACAGGCATTGACAAATTTGGCACAATTTATAAAATCCGAGGCACTGGGACATTTAATACTGTTCTCGTAGGGGAAATATTGCCAAATTGTCGCATATTCGTTGAAGCATTTGTTCAGCACTCGGCTAGTGACGTTGGAAAAGTTTTTGCCAAATATTGTGTCGTAGAGCCCAATCAACCCATGCAAGTCTAAATCGACAACAACTGGGCTGCCAAAATGATAGTTTACTTGGCCAGTATTCACAATTTCCAGCAAACTCTCGTTGGGCGAAACGCGAAAAGTGTAAAGAAATAGAATTGTTCGCATTATTGAATACATATCGGTCTCAGTGTAGCGAATTTTTTCATCCGATCGACTCTCTTTTGAAAAATACAGACCACTCTTCAGTCGGCATTGGTTCGATTTATTTTGATTTTCCTTATAATTTAGTGTATAAATGAAGCGTGCCGAGTTCGATTGAATGCTATACATTGTTAAAAGGCTGGACGCAAAATGTCTGAAATTTGCAAGCCCGATCTAGTGATCCACCCGAAATATGTGAAAAGTCTGCTACGTTTTGACTTGGACAGCTATTTTAACATTCTCTACTTGGAGGAGGTAATGCATTCATTCGAATTGATCGATCCATTCCTAGTTACCGACTATGGCGTCTCCCGACTCGAAAAAGTTAAACTATATCAAACATTTAAAGATTCCCTGGAGAAAAAGAGTGGTATCAAACCGCAATATACAAGCTATTCGTTTGACTGTGAAGATCAGCCCATATATTCGATTTCTTTTCGTGCACCACGCTACGTAATTTGGAATGAAACGGACGATCTAACAATTTGCGCCACATGTGTAGATCGAGTGGACAAATATAGCCTATTTGCTGCCTACGAACGTGCAAAAGCGTGGAGCTATTCCATTACAAATTCCGAGAGCGTGATTGTCTTCGATTTGGATGAGACTCTTATAAGTAGAGAGTGTAAAAAGTTAGAGTGTGCCGATCAACTTTTAGATTGCTGTCGATCGGTCTATGACAAAATTGTGCTGTATTCTCACGGTTCGAATTTGCACGTCGACGACAATGTCACTCAATTCAAGAGCAACGCCTTCGATTTAGTTCTCAGTAATAACAGTTCTCAGGACAAGCCGTGCAATAAGAATTTGTTATCGCTCTATAACTATTTTCCAAACACAATCTTCACGAAAGCGACCCTAGTTGACGATTCGCTATATAATTGGACACCCGAGTATAGCGAACTGATAGTACCATTTCAACTTTCAAGCGTAGAACACATTATACCATTAATAAAATAAATCATGTGCTGGCTATGCAATACACCTCACCGCCGATGGGCCGTTGTCGCTGGAATATTATTGTTTCTGGGATTGGCCATTATTTCAGTCTGGGCGAAAACACATCACAACTATTCCGTTAGCAAGCGTGAAATTGAATTTGATGCATTGCCATTTACCAGCAAACCAAAACCGACAAGCCCACTGGTCTTTCCATAGGACTATAACCCAATATTTCGCGAATACCGAACCAAAACCAATACCAGTAATGACTGATTTTGATGCCAATGCCAATGCCAATGCTGAAAAAATGGAGCCAAATAAATTTTAAGCTACTTTCTGCACTCGTCCATGATTATATTAATAAACCGTACATACATACAAGCAATACATGTTAAAAAATGTGTGCGTTCTTTTTTGTGGTGAAGAGTATAATAAATGTAATTTTTTTTGCTCAACTACTGGAGCTGTAGCCCTCGTCGATGGAATCGTCAAAGTTTTGTAGGTCCTCATCATCGTCTACAAGTAAATGTAACTGCTCAATAAATTTCAAACGATGCGACTCGTTGCTCCAGCGATACTTTTGCGATTCAATGTCCTCAGTATCCATAGCCTCAGAGTCCATTATATATTTTCAGAGACTTTACCACTGAAAATCAGCGACTGTAATGAATGGCCAACAGATCAAAGTCGCAGTTTTTATATTACAATGCCATGCGGTGCGATTCCCTATGCCCGATTAGATAGGAACGACACAATCAAGTCGTAACAGCGACATTTTTATTGAGTAAATATTTGTGGGAATAATACAAGAGTAAATATTGGTGTGGTTAAACTGCAATTTTAGATCGTTTGGTATTGTTGTTAGCAGTTGGCGCGTTGCGCTTCCTCTTTGATGGTTGTTTTTCCTCCCTCAGCAAACGATTGCAGATCAAACGAGATTGAGTCTTGTCAAACAGTGAATCCGGTATAAACTCATCATTCGCATCAAATGCAAGCGGAATCGCATAATTATTCTCAACTCGACGGACCAATGTATCAAAATCAACAGTTTTGTTTTCAGCCATAAAGTCAATCACAAGATTGGTATGACAAGTTTTGCAGCAAGAGACCACAATGTCGGTACGCATCTTCATTGCCTTCAAAGTACGTCGACGTTTGCACATTGTGCATGCAGTTCGTGGTATATTCTCATCCAATAGCATATATGGTGTAATGTCCGTCACCCGTTTATAGTTGCGATTGGTAACTTGAGCAATTTTGGTATTTGGAACGGGTCGTCGCTTAACAATTGGCTCGGGTGCAACGTAAGTTTTTGTCAAATCGACCAGCAGCTGGTGGTGTTCATCGTCGCCAATAATAATTGTTTCTTCCTCCAGGTCCGAGTCATCGTCAGCGTCACTCTGCTCACTCAAATCGCCAATTTCCACTTCGTCATCATTTATACGCGACCAGGCATTGATATTGTCAACAGAATTGAATTCATCCGTCTCAAAGAGTGCTCTCAATTCGTCGTTAATAGCTCGGCCAAGGCAAACGTCATGATCCTCCATATACATCAATAGTTCCACACGCTTCAGTATAATCATATTTATTGTGTACATTAAAGCGGAAATTGCTTCGCGATCCATAGCAATTGGCCGATCAATATCAAACTCTGTGCGAATACTTTGAACCATTTTAGCAATCGTAGAGTTGATTACGCCGAATTTGTTCTCCATAATGGGAATTTTCACGTTATTGTTATTGGGACTCATCAGTTTGACTTGCAATTTGGCAAAACCATCCACATGATGGACATTAATCTTGTGTGTTGTCGGGTAAATGCCAAAGTCTACCAAATGACTGGCAAACATTTGTAGAAAATGATTATACACCGTACTGAGCGATTTCTGGACTTGACGTATTGATTCAATCGTTGCCGTACCAACGTGCGGTATAAAGTTGAACATCATCTTGGTCTCATCAAAAGTATACTTTAGTCCCGTCAAATCGTGGTCACTATTCTCCAAATCCAGCAATTCCACTTTGGTAATCAACTTTTTGCCCACAATTTTAATGAATGTCGCAACTTTACGCAGCGTGTGTGGGCACAAGTAATGGTGTAGATCGCACTTGTGCATAAAGCAATGCCAAAGACCGATTGCTTTTTCCTTCACACTGACATCGGTGATTCGGCGAAGCGAAGAAATAATCGCAGCGTACTCTTGCTTAATCAATAGCATACTTTCGGCCGTTATATATTTTTTTTCCTTGATATCAACAATCGAAAGCACTTTAAAGCGCAACTCTTCTTCAGTTATAAAGCTGCAAGCGTAAACCAAATAAGCTTTCAACTCTTTGCGATCCTTATCATTTGCCCACTTCAGCAAGTCTGTAGATGCCAACAATGTATAGCAATAGGCACCAATCTCTAGTTCTCCGTCGGCGATAAGTGGGGCACTCGATTTTTCACTCTGCTTGAAGCGGTATTTCTTCAACAAAATGTAAGATGCATACTCGTAGGCCATCAAATTGGGTACAGCTCCATAGACCAGATTATAGATTTTGGGCGTAAGTGTAGCGTTGTTCACAAGCAGGCGTCGATGCTGACACGTTCGAATTGAATGGGCGGTCGAAAGTCTACGTAGTGCTCGACCGTGTGGAGTCTCAAACAGTTTATCTTGTATAAAGAGCCCCTTTAGCGACGATTGATTGATAGACACAAACTCATGCAGTGATACCAACTGCAATGCCTTATCATATACCATTGTCGAGTCCGATTCGGGAGGTATATCATCAAATATCACATTACACATTTCAAACACTCTGGCGTTCTTTGGAGGGGTCGGGTACTTGTGAATATATTTCTTCACCGTCAAATCTCCCTTGGGCACAATGTATTTTGGGTCTTTTTTCACCGAATCAATGTTGGTTTTTAAAAGAACGTGTGAAATTGTCTTGGCTTCATTCGTTCTAACTGGATTGGTGCGTACCACGGGTTGGGCACCATCATTGATCGAGACCAAAGATTCCAATTCTTCGTCAATTTCTTCATCGTCGCTGCTATCCTCACTCTCGCTGCTGCTGCCGCTGCCGCTACTGCTGTCCGATTCATCGTCTGAATCTTCTGAATCAGACTTGTTGGCAGCAGGACTGTCGGCAATATTAATCATTTTTCCTCCGCCTCGTACAATTGGTGGAGTTTCGACAGGTTGTTGGATAGTTTCAGCCATGTATTGCTCCAAAACTTCATACAATTCAGGAGCTTGGTCTGGCGGCGGTGTAGGATTTGAAATTTCCCATTGAATGTCGATGCATGCTTCTGCCTCATTGACTGCCTGGTCGACAATCATTGAATAAAACTCGGGCGTAGACATGTTGGCGTAGTTGAAAATTATTCCAGGAACTCTGCACGGCTTGATGGTTTGCTTGCAATGCCAAGTTGGCTAATAACTGAAAATGGCTCGGTCTAGCGCTTTATACACCGAATATCTCGTAAAATTGGAAATAATAGTTTAATACTCAACTGATTAAAACTGATAGTCTAAGCAAACGTGTAATAAAGTTGATAAGTTTGCACTTGGTTATAATCCATTTGTACATATTGGCCATGATATGTTACACTTGGCAAAAAATATGGGACATTTGGAGTGAAAAATAGGCAAAAATTGGGCCGAATTTTTACCCGATTGTTTTACCCAATTGTTTCTTCATTAAATCATATCCGTAATTTTTACCCAATTTTTACTCGATTTTTACCCAATTTTTACCCGATTTTTACCCAATCGTTTTACCCAACATTATCTTTGCAAAAGTTTTCAATTTTTTGCAGTGTCTCTTATCACGCTCTTAATTGATTGCAAGATTGGCAAAATTGGTGATAAGATTCGCCCAATTATCTCTATGTGATCAGAACTTATTGGCCGATTCGACTTTACTATATAAAAAAATGCCGATATTGTAAGAAATCACTTGCTGCCCAAGCACCAAACAATCATAATGTCTTCGCGCAACCTAATGGTCTTTGATTATAGTAGTTCTTCCGAGGACGAAATTGGCATTATTGAGAAATATAAGAACACTTTTAATACAAAATACAATTCGAGTGCGATTCCTGAACTAAATATCCAACAAGACTCTAATGTCGACCAACCGTCTTCTAGTTTGAACGCTAAACTATCCGAGGCCCAAGAGTATATTAAGCGAATCCGGAAAGCGCAAAAGGATCGTGACCATGTACTGCATTTGAAACGTTTAATTTACAAGCACACACAAACTATTGCTCAATTGAAGAAAGATGTATTCATCGCATCGCGAGAATTGCAAGAAAGGGGCCAAATCGTTGAATCGAGCTACAATGATCTGCTTTCGATTTCATTTGATGGCCAACCGATTGAAAATTCTCCAACTGGTGAGGTTGAAAATTCTCCAACTACCGAGGTTGGAAGAACTCTCGAGGAACGCCGCGATTCTGAAAAAAAACACCCATTTGAGCTATTGTACAAGTATAAAACGCAGTGCCCAATTTGCTTGGAAGACAAACCTGGTTCGGAAATGATATTTTCACACGATTGTGTTCATTCTGTATGTAAGGAGTGTACAACGCAGCTATCTAATAACCATTGTCCCGTGTGCCGAGTTCAGCGCAGATCATTGTATTGCATCGAAATTGTACACAGTTTGTATATTCTAAAGATGTACAATGCCGAATATATGACTCGCGCACCTGACAACTATGCTGATGATTTTTACGATGATGTTTTTTACGAGAATATTGTGATAACTGACAGCGATTCCGACTATGAGCCAATTACCAACAGACGTCCGAGGAGAGGCCGCAGGCAATATGTACTTTAAATAAATAATCAAATATGGCAAATCAATAAAGAATGTATAAAATAGCTGGTTGTGGTTTTTCTATTTAGTCAGTTGGGATTCTAACGTTGAACGGGTTGGGTCAGGATGCCTTGTGATTGCGAACGGTTTAGCGATCAGGAACGCATAAAATGTATTGTTAAAGAGTTTGACATTTTGATGACGATTCGTGGTCGACCGTTAAATAAAAAGCAAAAGGGCCAACTTTTGGAAACGGATCGCTTGGCAAATTTACAATTGTTTAGTTGCAATGTGTCGTCCATAACGGAGGAATTGGTCGAGAGTCAAATATTGTATACGTTTCTACAAAAGTATATTAAATTGCATCCACGTTTGCCCTACGATTGTCCAGATATTGGCAATTTAAAAGTAAAGACTAGCTTTTTCGAATCAACTTAAATTTGCCGCGCATTTCACATAGTATTAACAAAATAAAATGGACTCGTCTGCAAAACCATTTGTACAGCAATTTGGTGGCTCTTATCTTGCCAATTTCGGTCTAGAAGAGCCAACCACCACTACGCAAGCAACACCGACCCGACGAAAAAGAAAGGCCCAATCAGAATCAGAAGCCGATACTGAATCGGAACCAAAATACATTCAAGACGTCTCATCGGCACGAATTCTACCAATCGCCAGCGGTAAAAAGAAACGCGACACTGAAGTATTAAATCCCACAACTCTGGAATGCTTGCCCGTTGGCAAAGAATATCGCATTGGAAATGGCATTTTCATAAGTAAATCGTCGCTGTATAAAATTGAATTTGACGATTATACCCTAATAACGGACGCACCATTTAAAATTGAGAATGCACCCAAGGAATTGAAGCCCCTGCTACGTAAACGTTGGATCTACAAATTGCATGTCAACTCTACACTGGCACCCATAATAAAACGTTCAGTTCTACTCGATCGTGTAATTGGCGGACAAATATTGGCATATCGCTACACTGAATGTAGCGTAGCTGGCAATAGCTGTGTATATTATGGTTTTGTGCCGACAATTGCAAAGACTTTTCAAGATTCACATTCAACATGCTACGTTGCGGCCAAAGAATTGTGGCCACGGCGTTTATTCATCTACCTAAAAGTTGGCTATTCGTGCAATTGTGGCGAAAAAAATTGTACAACTTGGAACGGCGACACTGTAAACTATCCAACTCGTGAGGCGTTTTGTGCAAAAAAAATCAAATGGGATCGACTCTACATTATGATGGGCGATTCGGACAAGAGCTGTTTGGAAATTATACGCCCGTTTCGTTCGTGTGAGGTGTGCGCACAATGTTTTGCCTGCTCCAACAGTATGGATTTTTGTCGAAAACACAAAAAATGTACCCACAAAACTGCAAAACCATTGGCCGATATAGCCGCAATAATGCCGTCAAATATGAAAATGTGTGCAAAATATAGAGTTTAATAAAAAAAATAAATTTTTTTGTATATTGGGTGGCTTTTTTTGGGATGGTTATAGCTTGGTGTAGAGACGCATACTCTTGCTGGTCATGGTGTATGATGTACCCTTGTACGTTAGACCAGTAATTGTGTTGGCTCGCAGTCCAGGCGACCCAGCATAAGCAATAATTGCATTATTCTCGTACGAGGCAAACACCAAACCACTAACATCACCATTGTGTGGGACAATAGCCGTTAAATTGCTATCGAGAGCCCTATAACGACTAAGAGTCGGTACCCGAGCTACGGTCGTAGTATTATTTTTACGAGCAATAGTAAATGTGATTGCTGCATTGGTTGGTAAAACTTTGCTTGTTGAAATTTCGACATAGATTGACTTGGAAGCCAAAACGGTTGTGTGAATCGATATTGCCACCGAAGAATCAATTGTAAAGGTATTGCCAGGCACAGCGATCGATATAGAATTGGTGGAGAATTGGTAGGATATTGGCGATTCGCTGACCCAAGTAAATGGATAGTAGTATGTGTTGCTCAAAGAATTATTAACGGTGTACGTATGAATGCCAGCCACGGAATCGTAGTAGCCCTCGATCGATGCACCAGGATATGAATGGGATGTGTAGAACAAAGTTTTCTCACTGTCGATGGGTACAGCGGTGACCGATTCAGGGAAAACTGGATCGGTATTGTATGCCTGGCCGGATAATTTGAACGCTGTCGACGGAGCAGAATTGTAATTGACAAACAGACTGGTATAGTCACAGCCATAGTTGAGGTAACCCTTGGTAAATGTACTGTTATTTGCAAGCAGATCGGAATTATTGGCCGTATCACCAGTAATGCTGTAAAAGTCTGCGCCCGATGCCAATTCCAAAATGTTTGATCCGTTGCGCAGCAACACAAAACCCTCACTAAGACTGCAATATTGGAATTTATTTAGGGATTTTGCAGCTGTTAGAGAATACTTTGGCAGACCAGCCAAACGATTCTTGGTGGTGGGATTCAATGTGCCAACTTGGCGAATAAATTCATTTCCAATCGACAACTTTTTATCAATTTGATTGAGGTACGACAAGGCCAAAAGCCAATCAGCCTTGTAGCGCATACTGGTAATATATTTGCCACCACCACGCAATTGTGTATATTCACCGAAGAAGGCAATGGCTAGACGGTTGAACATGTTACCGGCCAGGGCTTTCAATTTCTTATTTGGCTTGTATTGCATAAGGTAAAACAATGCCACGGCCATGGTACTCAAATCTGCAATGCCGTAGGGTACATTGATGTTGGAACGCAGCCCGTTCTCCTCAAATGCTTCGTCAACGAAATAACCATCAGTGAGTGAGGCAGTCAGCTTTGGAAGTGCATCGTACACAATGTCAGCCTTCAGATAATTATTGACTTTAAGTTCGACCGCACTATCGTAATACAATTCGGTGCTAAGTTTGTATTTTGCCAAGAAGGCATAGTAAATGACGAAATATGACAATTTTCGATAGAGTTCCGACCAGGCGATGTCAATTGCTGTGTTTTCATTGTGTCGAACAAACGGATTGGGATACCATTCAATGTACCCAGCAAACGACTGTTCAACAGAATCGTTGCGCGCAAAATTCGACAATGACAAGATATAGGCCAAGAATTGTGGTGATTCGAGTTCATTGTCTTCCCAGTTTTTTGACAAATTAGACATGTCACTCAACGAGTCGGCATAGGTTGATATATTGTTTGGGACACTTTTTAAGACTCGCACCGCCGTCACAAGATCTCGCTGGTTTACCTCTGAAAAATTACCAAGCTTGGTATTCGCCATCAATGATATAATTTCACTGTCCACCACATCGTAATAATAATCATCGATCGTCTCGATTACTTTTTGTGTAGATACAATGACAGCAATGACAATCAAAAGTATGAGAATAACGCCTAAGGCGTACCACAGCAATGAATCCATCCCTAATGTGTAGCCTATTACTACTATTTGTACACAATAATTAAACTTTGTGTTTTTCCGTACTTTTACAAGTTGCTCCCACCCACATAATAAAACAACATCCAGATTTTACAATAATTTTCATTTATTTGGTGAGAACCACATTACAATTGCTCAAGTTCGTTAACAAAAAGTGTTAGTGAAGCGTTATTGAATAGAAAAGTACCAGCCGAAGCAAAATTCATATAATCGGCATAGCACACCTTGTTAATGTATATATTGTGGAATAAGCAAACTAAATCGTGCGCCGCAAAGAGTGCTGCAAATTGTTTTCTACCATTACGACTCAATTCTTGACTCGACGTAATGTACTTATTGCACAAATTCAACATTTCCGTCTTCTTGTTCGTCAACGATGGCCCATCAACAGAAGATATACTTTTCAGCAGCAAATCAATCAAATCCAAATTACCTTTAGCACCAGACGACACAATTGTGGGCAAACGATCATTTTTCAGCAAAATATCATCAATTGTAATGTATGTGGGTGTCTCAGTTAGGGCATGCAATCGCATTGCTTCTTGAAACTCATCGTACTCGTCACACAAATAGCCAGCAGAAGCCTCATTCATAAATTTTATGCCATATTTGTAGGTTTTGCGGAAAAAATCCAAATGCATAAAATCTTCGGCATTTCTGGCAATTTTCAGCATACTCGTTTCGGACAAAATGTACCTCGGGCCGCCAATTAAAGTTCGTTTATTGCGAAAAGCACCAGCCATTTCCATTTTTGAAATTTTATAATTGAACGATTTGGTCGAATCGTAGCCATTCTGACGTTTTAGTATAAAGTATAGGGCATTTTTATCACCATCCTGGTCTTGTTTCATACCCTTCGACTGCTGGTCCGAAATGGTGGTAATTAAGCATTTTGGATCGTCATTTCGTTGGATCGAACAAACGTACATGCACATTTGCCATATGGATGGATCCCGTTTGACTAGCGTCAAATCCAAATCGTAACCCTCTTCGGCCAACGAATCGTAGATTTTTTGTGGCAAAACGACGACATAGTACGGAATTGTACACGAAATCGTCGACGTTTGATAGACACCGCTCGTCTCGAAGCCCGTTATTGCCGTACGAATTATCGATTCTTTGCCACTGATATACTGACGAATGTTGGAAATTGTAAAATTCGACAAAGCGAATCGTTTGTAGCGTTCCGAAACGTCATCGGGTGATATTATGACGGCCCGAATGAAAGACATGAAATGATTATAAGACTGTTCGCGCCAAATGCTCGGATCGAAGATAATCCATTCGTGTGAATCCGTTGTTACGGTGAAACTTTCCGTAAAATCTTTCACCGATATAGCGCCGTCACAACATTTGAAATCTTGAATTATACACTCGATGGTTGGATGTGATTTGTGCTTGTGTGCATGCTCTCGGCAAAAGTAGAAAATTGGATTCTTCGTATTGTAAATGTGCTCGTGCAGGCTGATATTGTTGGTGATAACGTCTCGGGTGAAGACATTGCTGTCTTGATGGCACACCACATCTGAAATAAAAGAAAATATTATTTAATGGTTGAAATCAGTAACGCGCCAGGCAGTAAAGTGTGTAGAACAAAAAAATGGAACAAATTCATGTGCCTTGTAGCGTTTTGGAAGAAATTGCTCGCAAAAATCAACTCTATTCGTACAATTATGGCGAAAATAACAATAAGCTAATGTCCTCGATGCAAAAAGGCTATTGGCAATGCATCGACAATTACAACCATTACAATAATCTAAAATTCAAATCGTTTAGCTACCAAATGTTCAAACATCTTCCCAACCTAAAACGACACACTCGATTCGGGGTATTTTGCAAGACATTTAAGCGATACATTGAATATACAAGAGTGCTGCCCACATCGGGCGCAATAATAATTTCAAATAACAAAATACTCCTCGTCCAGGCATTGAAAAGCAATCGTTGGTCATTTCCAAAGGGTAAAATCGAAGACTGCGATCTCGATCAGATGTCGTGTGCATGCCGTGAAGTTTATGAAGAAACCTCGCTGGATATTCGCAAGTACATCAATGCGGATGATTATTGTGAATTGGTCAAAGATTCGCAAATACAACGGTTATATTTTATACGTGATGCCATACCGCTGGAAGAATTACAATTGACTCGGCTGGAGCCAAAGACTTGCGGTGAAATACGAAAAATTGAATGGGTCGATATTCGAGTTATAATTGCCAATCAACATTCACCCGAATACGTTATAATTCAACCGTTTATCAACGTTCTGGCACAACGAATTAACATTTTAGACGACGATTTTGATTACTACTCTAACATATTGTAAATGTAGAAAAAAAATCTCACAAAATAAACTGTGTGTGTGCGCGTTCGTATTATAGGGGTTTTTTATTTTTTCACACTCACCCGTCGATTCGTAGCATTCAAATGGTTCGGCAATAATACAAGTTTGGCCAATTTGACAGTTGATGCATCGATTGCAGGGCGGCGAATGGACATGTTTACAGCATTTGGTCAATTTCTTTTTCAGTAAATTATTGTGATACATTAGCGATTGGTAGCTAATCAATTGTTTTGTCGGAGTTTTACACTTGACACAGGCCGGTTCTGTGACAATAATGCACGATTGCTTGTTGTGCTTATGGCTGAGGCAAGCGCATTGCAAAATGTTTAGATGTGTCTTGGTTAGAAAGTGTTCGGGCAATTGAAAATCGTAGACATTTTTCGTTGCCGACAGCGGTATCAATTTCATTTTATTTGTCAGAAATTGTGGTTTGATCAAAAATTGACGAGACATTGTTCACTTTTTTTCTGTACACTTGTGTGTGGGGGGTATTGCAGTGAAAATTTTTTTCTGAATTGGAATTTCTTGTGCTGTAGCCTGTAGTTTGCTGGTGTTTTGCGAATGAATTGAAAGGGTGATTGTTTGGTGTGTTTTATACTGTGCGATTGGGGAATTGTGATAGTTTCAATGTAGCGCGCGCGATTTTGCGCCGGTTTGATAGACTACAAAAAAGTTTTAGGGATGCTTATCGAAATGAGAAAACAGAGATTTTAATTGCTTCGGGCATTCTTTAAAATTGGTTCGTGTATACTTCGTGTACACTTCGGACGTCTTCGTATACACTTCGTGTACACTTCGGACGTCTTCGGCTGCTGTTTTTCTTATCAGTTTGAAGTATAGGTGGTGTTAATAGTAGAAACTGTGTAGTCGGTTGAAAACCGACGACGCGTGAGGGCATTATTATTATTATGGGTATATATATTATATATATATACCCATAATAATGTGAAATTGCGATCGAGTAAAATCGACTTTTGATTTTACCGATGCACGCTCTCATTTTTCCAATGACCAAAAAGCCATTTAAGTTGTCGAAATTGGACACTTTTCCATACAAAAGTCAAACTGCCCCAGTAAAAAGGCCAATTTTGTACAATTTCAGCACCTGTCCAGTCTAGTGCATTTTGCAAGCATTTTACGCCAATTTGAACAAGTTTCGAGTGAGTGGTGTTAAATTAGACTTTTTTGGGTTTTATAGCCTGACGTCGAAATTGGACAAATTTACAATTTTTCCCATACAAAAGTGTCCAATTGTGACACTCGGAGGCGAAATGGTCAATTTTCTACAAAATAGCCAATTTGAAAAATCAATGGCTTGTTGAAATTGGACAATAGCGAAAAATCACAACACTCTTATCAGTACTGGGGTCTTATAAATACGGTGGTAATATAGCACAAGACAGTTTAGTTTCAAACTATCATCACACCTTCAAGGCAGTTGAAAAAAAAAACAACATGAGCAGCACCTTTGATTCTCTGTCGGGCAACGACGAATTGTATATTGTTTCAATTGCTCAGACCACGGGTGGCATTACTTTTGAAAATGCTGGCGATTCCAGTGATGAATTCCCCATCGAAGACATAATGGATCCAGAAAATGAGAAATACGAGAATCAACAATTGTATCCACCTAGGCCGCGCTTTGTCGATACGTACAATTTGTGGCTAAAACATCAATCGTGCTTTTGGAGTGCCCACGAAAATGATCCAAGCGTCGACTATGATCGCTTCGAGTCCATTACCCCAGAAGGTTTTAAGAAAATTCTCTTGAGCACCGTCGGTTGTATTGCAATTGGTGATTCGATTGTGTTGGACAAAATTGCATCGGGCATTAATGACAAAATCACTGCGATCGAACTAAAGGCAATGTTTAGCGATCAGGAGAGTCGCGAATTGATACACAAGAAAATGTATAGCCATATGCTGGACGTTTCGCCCGATTCGAGCCATTATCGCAGTGAGGCGTTTAAAAATGAATTTATGGCCGTTTTGGAAGATTTGGGAGACAAGTACAATTTGGACGATATACGTGTTCAAATGTTTTTCATCATGATGTGTGAAATTATACTGTTTGCACCAATGTTTCAGACAATCTGCTACGCTGCCACCAAGGGTTATTGTCCCAAATTGTGCGATTTGAATTTGCTGGTGATGCGTGACGAGTATATTCACTATGAGAATGCCCGTCTGCAATCGTCCCAATTCAAGACGAAACTCAACATTCATTTTGCTCGTGAGATTTTGTCGGAATTTTCACGTCTAACGCTCGAGTTGTTTAGCAAAATCATTGGCACCTACGACGATGGAATCTACAATTTGGATCATGTGTCGAAGCATTTCCATCACGTTGTTCATGGTTTCATGCTGGAGAATGATTTGTACCTGTCGGACGAAGAGAGGGATCTAAATGCGACCGAATTTGGAAATACTCCAGCACAATTTTACATGTCGCTGCCCAAGTGTGAATCGAAAATCAATCGCATGGAATCAAATTCTACAATTTACGCTGTCCCCGGTGATACTAGTGAGCTGGTTGTGCCGCAAAAACGCACAAAATCGGTAATTACTTCGCCCGAGCAGAGGGCCAAAGTGGCCAGGATTTTGGAATTTTAACTTTTAATTTGGGTTTAACTAGTCTTGTGAATTGTAAATAAATTGATACACAAAAAAATATGAATCTTTTACTTGGTCTATGGTTGTGGCTGGTGGCATTTCAGTTGTGCCCAAGTAATTGTGATTATGCCCCTCGGAACGATAATGATGATGATGCCAACGAGTTTGAAAAAATGAAAAACGTTGCCCTAACCTGGGAGCATTATATATTTGCTAGCTTCTCGGTGATTGGAATTTCTATAAAAATCTGGTTGTGCATCAAATTTCGAAGTCATTTTTGTTGTAACGGATGTTCGTGCTGCTATCGAAAAGATGGAACTTGCTGCTGTCGACGAGCGAAAAAGGCGAAAAATTCAATTTTGGCTCACGAATCAATTGAAATGGAATCATTGTATAGCATTTAACTCTTCATCGGCGGAACACAATAATTGGCGACGGCTACAAAACTCTGAGACATGTTTAACCAATCGACGATCTAGACATATAATTTTATAGTGTTTTGCTGTGCACAAAATCTGATTGAAATCACCAGGCATATTCATTACGTGTGTGTATTTTTGATTGTATAAAGTTTCAAATTCAGCACGAATCGATTCAATTTCGTCCGAGGAGGTGTAAATTTTAACTTTATAGCCCTCGTTTATGGGTAGAACCTCAAATTTGGTCTGTGGCATGGGAATAAAATCTGAAGTAAAATTGCATTTTGCCATTATGTATTTTTTTTATTTTCAACTATAATATTACAGAAAATTAAAACATGTCATCATTCGATACATCATCAAGTACACTAGAATTGAAATTCTCATCAGTGTCCAACGTAGAATATTTTTCCAATGGGAGCAACAAGTCCGTGTTCATGTTCGTGTACAGCGATTGCAAACTTGTAAATTTCACAAAATTTACCACATTGTCGGGAACAATTTGCTCGTACTCATCGTGTTGGTCTGGGTTGTCGACAAGTTTAAAAGTTTTCAATATCTCACGTTGTTCGGGTGTCAATTTCATCGAGAGTGGATCCAAATCGGCCAACGGGTAAATGTAAGAATTTTGTGCAATATACTGTCGTTTATAGTACTTTGAGAGCAAGTCAAAGCACAAAATGAAATTTCCTCCATTTATTAGGTCTTCACATTCGATATTGCATTCCACATTGTCACGATGCAAGTTGCGGAACGCTATACGAAATATATACTCATCTTCGTCAAGGATCAACGACAAATTCCAATAAATAAATTGTCGTTTCTTGCTATACTTGATCGGTGTGGGCTGTCCAAGCAATTTCTCCTTCATTTCAGGAAAATCAATTTCAATCGAACCAGTTAGGGAATACGTTACCCCATCATAGTTGAATTTTGATCGAACCAACTTGAGTTTGCTGGTAATCAAATCTAGACTGCCATCACTGACGAGATAGTCCAAACGTGTGCAAAGAGTACCAACTTCCAGTGTTGAGTTTTCAAAATATTCCGTTGAAACTTGCTCATCGTTATAGTACAAATCGACAAAATCGTTAATGTAATAGCGAATTTTTGATTTAGTTCCCACACTTGCCGGTATAATTACATTTTTAAACTTTATATTGGCCGAATACTCGATTTCATTAAAACGGCCAAATTTCTGAGCACACGTTGACTTTGATATCAATTCAGCAATATTGGGCACCGTATTATTGCAATTGGCATGCTTTTCATTGAAAATGTACTTGATACTTGGATGATTGACTTCGGAGGGCTCCAATAGTGGTGGTTGCGATTGTAGGTATTTATAAATTGCAGCAGGCTGTGCTTGAAAGTGGACCATTTTTGTGCTTCGATGTGAACGCTTCGCTGGCTGAAAATTGAATGATGTGTTTTTGCAGGAATCTGACTATTTATATATAGTATACCGAATATGGATGCCATATTGCTTGTAACGTCGCTCATATTGATATTTATCATTGCGATTGTTTACGTTTTGAATACTGTAAACAAAACTACCAGTCTGCAGCCACTTTATGAGGAATTGTTAAAGCAGAGGCCGAGCACAATCTCATTTTGTCTGGGTAAAAACACATCGACTGGCAAATACACTAACGTGGTGCTCGATAAGAATTTAGCATTAAAAACTCAAGAGAATGATTACCCAGTCGACTTGGAGGGAAAGTATATAATTCTCAAAGAGCATGGCGATGTTACCGAATTGCCAGCTGGCAATGGATTCAAAATTAGCGGAATCGATTTAGTTGAATTCACATGCCCCGATGGTTTCGAGGGAATAAATTGTAAATTGCAGGCACTATGCGGCGAAGACGACGCTGGCAAATACAAAGCCCTAACTTATACCCAATTCAATGAATTGCATTTGTATACGGGCGGTGAATTTACAAATATTAGCCGTTCCGTGGAGCCGACACATCCCAGAATTCGAATCTATTGCACAAATAGTGCTGGCGACTATGAATTGCAGACATGCCCCAATAACACCCTGCTCGACACCAATCTAAATTGCGAACCATACGACATTTGTGAGGATCGCATCAATGGCTATAAGCACAATTATAAAATTAGTTCAACGTCGGCCGATTTGGCAAAAAATCAATACTACATTTGTGACAATAATGTTAGCGTTTTGACCACATGCAGCGATGATACCGTGTTTAGTGCGAGCAATTTTGGGTGCATTAGTGAGTCGGTTTGCTACAATCTGGGAAATAGTACAATTGCTGTCGACGATAATTCGTATATTCAGTGCAACAATGATGTGGGCACAAAAGTAACCTGTAAAGATGGTGTAGAAACTGATGATTCGGGCACAATTTCTTGTGTCGTCGATACTTGTGTGCCCGAAACGTTTTCATTTAGCGACGATGTGCTTAGCTATAATTATGGCCAAACGATTTGCACAAATGGTGTTGCCGACACCGTACTGTGCGATCAAACTTTGAATCCCCGAGTCTACAATTACGAGTGGGCAGACAAATTCACATATACTTTGGCCGACTGGCCGACAGAAATAATGGATTCAAATCGAAAATGTGTTGCGCCCGACGATACAATTATTGTGAATCCATTGATTGAGTTGCAATGGACAGATGCCATGACAACGGCCAATGAGTACAATATATTGACGGAAAAATACATTTGCCCCGACGATACCACCTACGTGATTGATTACAAAAATCAAGTTGTGAATCCAACACCTACGGGCATAATTGATCACTTTTCGCCATGCCAAAATGATATTCTCAATGTCAGCAATATGGATTTCACACTTTATACCCCAGACTTTCCGACACTTTCAATTGTCATGTACACAAACATGTACATTTACTCGCCAAATCTTTATCCCAATGCCGCATTTTGGCCCAAAAAAGTCAATTCCTCTTACATTTGCACCGATTTGTCGTACACATCGACCGCTCTGGTAATGACAAATTATACGTCGTCAACCATTCCGTTGGGCTTTTTAGATCCAACCAGCACAACAAACACCGAATTGCTCTACAGTCGCTACCAGACAATGAGTCGAACGAAAAATCAATATTTCTACTTTCTCGATACTGGTGCTGTTGCTCGTCCCGATTTGTATGATAAGACCGTTGCTAGTACCTATACGGTGACAATTGATTCGGCACCCAGTACAACGGAATCAAAACAATTTGCCATCGATTTGCGCAAAATTGCAACGGCTGGCGTAAAATTCGCCACAACACCAGCATGTGAATTCTATCCCACCCATTTCATTATTGATGGTACAACCTATCAAGCTGGTTATCTTACCTTGAGCATTGTTACAATAAGTCCGGCCAGCGATACGGGTACCTCATCGGCTCGCTTGAATATTGGTGGCATTGCGTCAGTTTCGATACCATCTTCGCTAACAACCCTGGAGTTTTATTAAATTTTCGAATCTTTCCTATTAATTTTTTCATTTGACATAGTGGTATACAAAATATTCAATATGAAAACGACAAGTATAAAGATTTCACAAATTTTTATCGCAATCATTATTATTTTATTGATTTTGATCGTGGCCCTACTACGATTGGTGTCAAATATCAACGTTGACGAGACACTGGTCGAATTCCCTGGCACACAGAAAGATTCGATGCGGCAAAATTGCAATATCGAGACCGTGTACAGTGTCGAAGATTCGCAATGTGATGCCGTTTGTGCCCAGCCGGGTATATTTGTTAGCAAAAATGGGGCATGTGTCAACATTTTGGCCTTTAGTCAGGAGAGTGTCGACAATACGTGTGATCCGAAAAAGGGTGTTTTGGCCTACTTGCTGGGTGATCCACAGTTTGGCAAAACAAAATTGCTCTGTCTGAGTATAGATTTGGGTGTACAGCCCGATGATATTTCCGAACCAAATACAATCTGTGAGGGCGGCACCATCGACATTGATTATGTGAAATCATTCCCACAACTCTACTCGTGCACTTGTCCAAACGATGAAATTCTCACCACAATACCAAATACAAGTACGATTCGGCAGCGTGGCGTATGCGTTAGCAAAAACATGTACGATGTCTACAATTTCAATGATTTAATCTACAAACCGACTGTATAACACTCCACAACCATTAAACAAATTTTTTTTTGAAAAAAACAAACTTTATTAATAAACCCAACACCTCAACTTTCAAGCTTTAGACCGTTGGGCTTTTCAATTTTGATTGTTTCGTCGAGCTTTGCTTTTTTAGATTCCTCCATCATTCGTCTGCGATCGGCTGGCGTTATTAAAGGCATTGGCTGTGGCCGTTTCAAAGTGAATGTATGCTTTGAATTAACTTTTGGCGGTTCGGCAGTAACAAGCAATTTGAAATCTTTCAACATGATATTTAGCTCATCAATCAACCATTCGCTATTTATTTTTTCAGTTGCCTCCTTGATGCGTTTATAGATTTTTGCACAAAACTCGGTCGATTCTAGAAAATCATATGGCCCATTCTGTTTGATGATGTATTTTTCATTTTTCAATCGATCATGTTCTTGCATACGAATGGCAGCCTTGGATTTAAACTCGATATACTCAATGGTAGACATTTCCATTGGGTAGGCATCATTTAAACCACCCAGACGCGTCAATTCGTTATCGTCAAAGAATTTGCGATTATAGTTTGTTATAGAATTGGCTCGAAAATCGTTTGGCAAAAGGGCACCAAACTCGGGAGTGCATAAAATGTACTCGTGCAGCCAGACATTGCGATCAATTTCATCGACACATGCCAATGCCATGAAAATTTCACGATATTTTATAATTGTGCTCATTGTTAGCAATTCCGAGGGAGCATCGGGCGGTTTAAAATCGTGCTGAATTATTCTTTGTGGATAGGTGCTGGCATGTTCAATAATGGCATTTCGCAATCGTCGTCGTACATTTGGATCAGTATTCAATATGAAATCATGTATCAATGGCAAAAACGGAGAAGCATTATGGCTGACATCGTAAAAGACATAGTTGGTCATGCCAAGTTCTAAATCATTTACGGTAATTTTCATAGTTTCAACCAATTTGGGAAAATGTATAATGGTCGAAACGATAAACGACAGTTGATTTGGTATGGTTACACGTGAAATTTGCTCTGGTCGAGTAACACGAGACATTGCCACATATAGGCCCTGATATTGGGTATTTGTTAGAATCAAATCCAAATTCTCGACAATTGTACAGCCCTGGCACATGTGAATTGACATGAATTCTGCCGGATAGATGGGATACGAGTATAAACGACCCGACTCGTTGTTCAGCAAATATTTTCGATGTTCCTCAAACATTACACCGTCTTTGGTATTGCGTGTCACAAGTATCTTATTGCCATCATCCATTTCCATTAACAATGATCCATCCGGATTGATTTCTTTCAATATGCCCTGTGAATGTTCAGAATGCTTATTGACAAAATATCGTCCACCCTTCATGAGCGGTAAATAGGGTAGAAATTTATCAACGCGCGGCGGCTCGTTTCGATCAATTCTTCGCTGATATTCCAATAGTGCTTCCGTGGGCAAAAGCGTAGAGCTAACAGTTTCTGGATTTCGAACCTTGCTGCGATCAATTGCATAAAATTCAGTTGGTATACGATTGTTACAGACCAGCGTATGGGCTAAAGTTGACAATTCCTGATGTGTTCCAGCCAAATGAACTTGATAATAGTTGGGTGGTGCAATCAATTGGGGTAAAAATATGGCCGAAACCATGGCAAAAGCAAAATCATCCAGTCGCCGATTGCATGAAAATTGTGAAATGTAACCAATAATATCGTTATAGTCCTTGTCCGAGCAACGTTCATTCTTGTGCAGCACAAAACTCTTGTCGGCAAACGAACTGGCAATTTTATACGACGAGAGTGGGGCATGGCGTGAATTGAAAATATTTTGCAATTGATTGCGATCACCGCATATTATTGCGCCAATTTTGTGATATTCCAATAGCATTAGCGTGACCAATAAAATGGGCTTCGATACGACAGTGTATTCGTCGAGAAATACCACACCGCCAAGCATATTGGGCAATTTTGATTTCTTAATCATTGCAGTAATGACCAGCATAAAATCGTAAAACGATATAGTCTGCGACAATAAGCGATCCAATGCCTGATATTGAAAGTATCCAATCTGAAGCAGGCGCATCACAAACTTGGCAACCGTAAAACGTCGAGTATTGTACTTGAACGAATCCAAAAGGTCCAATTTATAAATGATTGTGTCGAATTTTACATTCTTGATGCCGTACGCTATAGTTTTCAGAGTGTACGATTTGCCACAGCCTGGGCCAGCTTGTAGCAAAATTATACGTGTTGGGTCCTCCTTGATGCAATCGAATATTTCACGTTGTTCAGAGTTTAAATTGCATTCTCGGTACATTACCATCTCGTTGTCGTGTCGCACCTTGTCGTACATTTCACCCAGTGCCAAATCAAAACTTGCATTTTCGTTACGCGAGCCCGGCACTGGCAATACAACTCGATCCATTAAAATGCCAGTTTTTGCCCGTTCAATGCCGTCGGATATGGAATTTTTCGATTCATTGCGTAAATCCGCCAAAGTTACAGGCACATGATCGGGCAATTCAATGCTATTGCTTGTAAATTTGATTTTCTGTTCCTCCATCATCTCAGCATTATTGGTGTTAGTTGGTGGTGCATCCGCTGCTGTTGATGGGATATTGTTTAAAATCAACTCTAGTACGTTGGTCATGATGTCTTTAAGTAAACTGTTGGCTTTAAATGCAATGTATCAACAATTTATATTGAAAACTTTTTCTGTATTGGCTAAGCTTTTCCCTCATACTAATTAAACATTTGTTGTTTTGGCTCGAATTTGTTGGACTTGAAAAGCTGGCAGCTCACAATTTTACTTGAAAATTGCATGGGACTGTGATTGGGGAAGCAAGTGGGAAATTTTTTGTAGCATACCTTGGGGGGGGGTGTAAGTTGTGGGTTTGCCTGTTTTGGGGTTTGTTTTAAATGTAACTGCCTGGGCTACGATTTTGATTGCGGTTGAGGGGGGCGCGATGTGCAATTGAAAAAAAATTGATACGCGATTTAAAATTGATACTGTGTAGGGTTCGCGCAATTTGCTAAGGTGTAGGGTACCGAAAAAAAATTGATACTGGGTAGTGCTCGATTTTGAACTTGTAATTTGTTGCGGTCTAGGCTTGTGAGTTGTACTTGCTATGGGGGCGTTTGTATTTGCTACGGGGTATGGTTTGCCTTGCAATTTGATACGATCTATGGTTCGTTTTTGTACTGATGATTTGATACGCTGTAGTAGGATTGTTTGAAAATTTGTACTGGGTATGGTTCGGTTTTGTACTTGCAATTTGATACGCTGTAGTAGGATTGTTTGAAAATTTGTACTGGGTATGGTTCGGTTTTGTACTTGTGATTTGATACGGTGTAAGTTTTGCTTTGATGTCGATAAACCGTGAGATGAGAAAAAATGAGCAGATTCTAAAAATCGTAATGCTGTGAGCGTAAAACTGCTGTTGAGAGAGTCGTATCACTTCGGAAATGTTCGGCAACGATACGAAGTTGATTTCAGCGATATATAAAAACTAATTCTACTAGTACTCTTCACAGTCGGTCGTAGACCGACAAAGCGTGAGGGCATTATTATTAATTTATATATATATTATATATATAAATTAGGGGCGTGTTATCAGTGGGTGTGGCAGTAATAAAATATGTGAAATTGCGATCGAGCAAAATCGACTTTTCATTTTACCGATGCACGCTCGCTTTTTGCCACTCGACAAAGTGGACACTTTTCTTGTCATTATTGGATGTTTTCCATATAAAAATCGAGTAAGTGAGCAAAAGTATCAATTTCATGGCTTTTTTCTACTTGCAGAAATGGACTTTTGGCAGCCAATTGTGACAACTTTTGTATGGAGGTTCGAGAAATTCCATGTATTTTGGACTATTGTGTGATTGATCGAAAATGGACAATTGTTGGCAATTTCTCATACATTTTCAGCCAATTATGACAACGCACCCTTGAAATGCATTAAAACTGTAAAATGTTGAAAAAATAAAAACTATGGGTTGTCGTTTTTGGCCAAACTACTGCACTAATACAAATGTGTTATCTAGCGTGTACGTGTACATTAGCAATAGTTTTAGTTGTCCACTGACTTGTGCAATTTGCGCTGTGGCCCCATACGATTTTCATCAAAAAGGGCATTTTGTGAAATGGCCAACTTGTTGAAAATGGACAAGTGCTTTGGCCAATTTTGACAAGTTGCAAACCACTTCCAATACAAATACCTTTTAATTTTTTAGTGGATATGGTCGTTTTTTGCTGGCCAATTTCTACAAGTTTGACGTCACACGCTGTTGGACTTGGCAAAAAAATATACTCAATGTGTGGGCAGCTCGCCAAATTCCATGTCTCGGACCTTTTCAAGTTTACCCAAAAGCATATTCTTTAGTGCCTCTTGGCTTGGATCGGTCAAATTATTTGCCACTAGGGTGCGAATTTCAGTATTATAGAGTCGATACATTGTGATTATGGCATAGTTGAGTCGTTTATTTGCTTGTACCGCCTCTGCAGTGACGGTTGTGTCTTGGAATTGCAATAGTAGGGCACGCATCAGACAATACATGAGTTGTTTGGCTGTTAGCGCCTCGTACGCTGCATCGGAGGTGTCGAGAATTTTGAATTCCTCTGAACGCGAAGGAATAACTACATCTTTGAATTCTTTTCGATTTTTGTAAAGATGTTGCTTGATCAAAATCGACGCACGATCGTACGATGGCTGGCTACAGTACGTTGACAATATAATGCAGAGCAAAGCATGTGTTGTGGGCTGCCAGTCGACAGTTGGTTTAATATAACCGGTCGAAGCTCGCAAATTCTCATCCTGCAGGTCGACACATTTATATTTCAGGGCAAAATCTGATATTAGAAAGCGATCTCGATTCGGAATATTGGCATAATCAGCCGTTTTGTCGACATTTGCAGTGACTATGTTGTGAAAGATTTGTAGCGAAATCATGACTGCACCGAATGACATTGATTTCATTACGGCTTTCACATCTTCAGAGTTTTTAATCATTTCGTAGTGGTGTCGACACTTTGGGCATGGCAAAATGCAATCAATATTTTTGACGATCGTTGTAAAATCTAGGAACGAATTGATCATACCATTCTCAAAGGCATAGCTAACCAAAATCGACGAGAGATGCAAAAATTCCCAATACACATTGCCCCAATCCTTGGTCGTATACTTGTTGGGGTAAACTACCATGGTTGTGCGCTCAATTTTGTATAAATCGCAAATTGTCGTCAGAAAATTGAGGAACGTCTTATTGTAATTGGGTGAACTGGCTCGATACGAGGCACTCAATTCGAAAAATGTAGACATTACTGGCCCATAGACGTTACAGACATAGTTAATGTCGAGCGATTTTAGATCGACGGCAACACTTTTGAAAATGCTCGCGAATGGCTCACTGAAGAGCGATTCGTCAATGTCGGCATCTTTGGGTACATTTTGGTACCATTGCTTGATTTCGGGTCTTGCCGCCATGGCATTCAAGTCTAAATTACTATATATATGCTGTCATTTTAAATAGTAATATCATTAGTTGCTCATCAGCCACCAAGCAAAAGACCCAAAGCGTTAAATTAGTATACTTTTTATAATTCAACAGCGATGGATTCCTCCAACAACGCAATGCCTCCAGTCAATATGGTTCCAACTCCGCAATACAATAACAATCAACAACAATTTCAATCTGATCAACCCAATGGTTATATTCCGAGGCCCAATCAAAACAATTATGCCAACCAGCAGCAGCTACCACAACAGCAAGGGCAGTTTCAACAAAATAATAATAATAATGGACAAAATATGACTTATTTGGCAAATGCCCTACTAAATCAGGGTGTTTCCAACAGTGGAACGAAGAATGGACTTGAAGACATGGTACGACCAACTATATCATTTGACGATGCCCTAACTGCGAAACGACGAAGCGAGCTGTTGGCCGACTATGAAATTGTAAAAAGTATGAATCTGATTGATTCGGACGACACTCTGGATCACATGTTGACGCTGATACCCGGTTTCTCGCTGAAACCATTCAAAGTTAGCATGCTGAGCAGTTTGTATCATCAAAAGTATGCCGATTTGGTGCAAAAGTATGAAAGCGTTTCAATTTATATTGAATTTGCGGTAAATACGATTGTCTACAATAGCGAGGCTGCGCTGAAAAACTTTTGCACATCACGATCCATACCAGTGGTTAGAAATCGTGATGGTTCGTTCTTGAAGGCTTTTGGTAGCCGCAAACGTGTTGGAACCGATGGTCAGTCGGGTTCGTCAAAACGTGCCAAAACTGTTGAACTTCATCCATTCCTGAAGACGACCGAGTACACTGGACAGCCCAACTTGTACAGCATTGGTAAATGTGATTATTTCGCCCCATCCGAGTTTGCTGAACTCTTTACGTCGGTGAAGTTTGATCAAATCACACGTATGATGAACCAAACTACCAAAGTTACGGCCTATGGTCTACGAGTTTCTCTATCGAAGCCCATTGTATGCGTTTTGGTGTCGAAGGATGTTGCCAACTATACCTTCACCAGTTTGGAATATCTTTCTGGGCTTGGCGATGTGTTGTCGATCATGGCGGATCTTGGCAAATTGGAAGATACTTTTGCATTTGGGACGAAGCAGGGTATGGTTGTGGATCGACTTGACAATAATTCAACGAAAACGTACAAGTCTGGCGATCGATTTGAGGGCCTCAGTTTGGTTGTGATTAACAACATGCAAGTTGGTCGTTTGAGCAACAATACGCTGTCGAGCAAAACCTACTCAAATCGAGTGATTTGCTTGCCAGAAAATGAAATGTCTGAAGTAGACTTGAAAAAATGTCACACTTATATCGATGAGATGTCTGAAAAGTACAATGATGAGATTGATGCGTACAAACGACTACTTGCAAAAAATGAAGATGACGAGGGCAAGAAGGAGCCCACAACTGACGACAATAATAAAAATTAAACTTTTTTTTCTACCACATTTTTTGTATACCTATCCACTAATAAAGCAAATGAAAATGTAGATTTTTTGCCTGTTTTCTTGTAAAAATAGTGTTGTGTTGGGACCATTTGAATTGTTTGAATCGATGTTTTAGATAGTGTAGAATGATTGTGGGGTTGATTATTATTATACTTACGCTCTATCTGATTTTTTACATTTTGAAGCAACATGGCGCCTCTACCAATCAAGTCGTTTCTGAAGGATCTAAAATCTTTGGCAAAAGCTACGGTCAGCGAAGCTGAGGAGCTGGTCAAGGGCTTCAAGAGTGATATTAAATCACTCGATGAGGTTGTAACTACGCTGACGCCAAGCAAAAATAAATATGGTTTCATCGAGTTGAGTGAAAATCAAGTTGGTTTGGTCAATGAAGTGATGCGACAAGGCGATTTACGTGAATTGATTCGCATTTCAGCCAAAGACATTCCATTTACCAGTGCCGATTCAAAGGCGTTCAAAACTTTGGTTGCCGACACTCCCGAATTGAAATACAAAGATGTCACCGATACGGCAGCCAGTAACAAGAAAAGCTATCCACAATTGAATTTGACTGAAGCTGAAATTCCAAACATGTCCAAAACGGCAGCAAAAGATGTGAAAAAGGTCGAGAATAACCTTTTCAAATACTTTAAAAAGGGCACAACAATTGCTCTAACATTGGGCGCTGTCTATGTCGCCGTCGATTGGCTGACAAAAACTACGGAAAAGCGCAAGGGTTGCTTCATGCTGACCACTCTGAATAATAAAACTACATCGTGCAAAGTGCAGGCATATTCTTGCATTGGTTCTGGCGGTGATTTGTGCACAACGTCGCTAAATTATTACAATACCACGCTGGTTTTGATCAAAGTCGCCACTTTGGATGATACCAATGAGCTGAAAATTAAGGTTGCCGCTGCAGCCAAAGTTAATGTTAGCGATGTCAATGCCAATTTGGCAAAAATTATCGACAACTCATACGAGGCTGTAGATGCCGTGATTTCTAGCGCAACTACAAAACCATCGTTCACAATTTGTGAAATTACCCATCCAGATGTTGAAAAGGGTGTCGTTCCATCGTGCCGAATGTGTACGCCCAGCGACAACCCAATATCGACCACGTATATCGATCCAAGCCAATACCCAGATAATGTAACTTTTAATTGTGTCATCAACCCATCGCTGCTCGACACAATTGCCGACGCAGCAATAAATACAGGAAAAGATTTATTGAGTGGGGTATCCAGTGGACTAATGACACTATTGAAGCCACTACTGATTGTCGCCGTTGTGATTATAGTGTTGATTATTGTTGCAACCATCGGTCTAAAAGTAATCAAGGGGTTAGGTGAGAAAAAACCAGCACCTCCCCAGCAATATGCCACACAACAACCAATGCAAGTTTAATTCTAAAAGCATCCCCTCAAAAAAAAACAAACCATTATTGTATCGTTTCTTTATTTTTTTGCCACCTCCAATTTGAAAATCATGTTATTGTGCCGTTTTACAAAGTGAATTTTTTGTTGATTCGATGGTGGTGCTCCAGAGTTTAGTTTACAATTGAATTGATAGTGTCGCATGAATGCTATTGTCTTTTCCCAATCGCCATACAAGTGTGGATCCTCAAAAACTATGGGGTATACTTTTGCATCGTAGATGAAACCAATAACCAGACATTTTACGTTGGCACGTTCAAAGATTTTCAGCACATTCTTAATGTCACAGCCAATGTACGAAGAGAATTTCACTTTTCCTTGAAAATACGCAAACCAAATTGATTTTGGTTCAACTTCAAACCAATAGTCTCCATCGTAGCGTAGCGATTTTACGGGTGGCTGAAAAGTATACTTTAAATTGTCATGCATCAAATCGTGACATTCGTTGATAATTTTGCAATTTTTCGTGATACTTGTAAAAATGTAGAACGATTCGATAATGTGAATGTTGAGACATTTCACAATTTCAACAAATTTTTGTGGCGTAATATCGTTCGAGTACAAGTATCGAGTTATGCGATTGAATGCATCTACGGTTATATGTTTGTTGTCGGTAAAATTGGCTTGTTGACGCTTTATGCCGTATTCCTCATGTGTAGCCATATTGGGTAGCAGTCTAATGCTGTTTTGTCGAAAATTGAGCAAAAATCGTTCAATAATTTCCAATTCGCGAATGCACTTGAAGGTGTAGACGTACAACGGGTATTGTCCATGCGAATAATACTTGGCAAAATAAATCATCAGTATGGATATACCGAAATCGGCCAAATCAATGTCAATTTCCAGTTTACTAAACTGCATTAGATCCGAATCGACCAAATAGCCATTTAAAATCGCAAGGGAATTGATCAATGGTGATAGAGTTTTAATTGTCGTTGGGTTATCATCCGAGCAGAGGGTGCATGGTATGCCATTTTTGATATTGTACAAAAATACAAAAACCGATGGAATATTGTCAGCTTCAAGCGACAGCAGAGTTGAAAACAAATCTAAAATGGCAAAAAAAGTTGTGTGTTTAGTTGGTGTGTGTGTATATGGAAAGCATTTTTTATTGATCAAAAAAAGTACATTTTTGCTTATTTTTTACTATAATCGTAAATCAAAACATCATCAGCCAATGGCGACAGTAGATCGTTCAAAGTTTTGGCAGCGTCACGATTGGGCAAAATGCATTCAGTTGTAGTCACGTCTCGGTCAATTTTTGAGGCGATCATCGTATGCATATCGTCAATTGTATAATTTTCCTCAATAAAATCCATCAAATCAAATACGGGAAATTTACACAATTTACCAAACCACAAATACACATGATATTGGGCCATTTGATAGTTATACTCTGTGCAATTCCATAAATCATTGACAGCATTCGTTGAAATTGCTCGATTAAACAATGACTCTGAAATGCGACCAACATCGCGGCACACAAAGAAAATTGTTGGAATATTTTTGATTCGCTTGCAAAAGTCAATTGTTGACAGCAAATTGGTATCGTGAGCCATACTATTCAAAATGGGCCAAACAATGTCAACGTTGTGGGGAATTTCTTTAGTTTGAAATTTAAACATCAAATTGTGCACATAGTAAAAAATCAAATTGGAATAAATGCAACGATCCCATACAGAATCGTGAGAAGTTACAAGCAATTGTAGGCACATGTATTCCATGGAACGCAATGGCTCATAATTGTAATTTGAACCGCAAGTGATTTCTGGTGCCAATTCGTTAATTTTTCTATAAGTTCTGCGCAAATTTTTGCACAGAGTGCTCTTAGTTGTTCCATTTTGGCCATCAATTGAAATCACATCTAAATTTTTCCAATTTTCAAGCAACTTCAACTTGTCCTTCAGAGTTTCACCAGATTTCTCAATGTTGCGACGCGATGTCTTTGAATAGGCGCAAATTGGATATTCAATGTTAAAGTTCAGTATATTTTTCGCCGAATCAATCAATTTTTTGCCATCCTTTGCTACAAAATTGTAAGGTATAGAAAGTCTATATAATTTTAAAATATAGTTAGTTTCCACTTACCGAGACTCTCAGTGTTGTTCGCCATGGTCGATTCTACAGAATTGTATACAAATCTCTCAAATACTGGAAATTACAATTATCCACGTCAATATGCGACCAAAGTTGGCTATGACCAAAAGGAAATGACTGTGGATGGAGTCAACTTTACTAATATAACAATAACTGGTATACCAGATGGTGTTTCGCCTATAGCTAATGAAGCGCTAGTGAATAAAAATGCGTTACGACGTCTATATATATTCTCTGATAATCAATTGAGCGACCAATATCTAGAATCGATTGACCGGTTTTACGGCAAAGTTCCCTACCCCATTGTCTATTGCAATGTTCCGAACGACACTCTCGATACCGTGCCTGAGGAAAACTTTTACGCATGCGACGGTCCACCATCGTCAGTGTCACAATTTGTCGAATATCGCTATTTGCATCAGCGACATTTAATCACAAATGTTGCCTACGACCCAAATACAAATAATATTTATAAATTGTGCTTGCCCGAATCACCCTTAATGGTGATTGTAATGCCAGCAAATTTCATTCGGACCGGACTAAAAACTGGCTACTTTAAGTTTGACAATAATCTGATTATTCGTGTGTATAGTCGCTACATGTTGTCCTCATCGAATGCAGCCGACGATCAAAATGAAATTACAGTTTTCAGCAACTACAATATTCGCCTCAAATCGACAATTGAGCAACTATTCAGTCGTTTCGGCATGCACAAAATTGTTTCGAATCGAGACAATCAAATCTACGGCTACGACAAATTCATGACCATGGTTGTTGGAAGCGTTTCGAACATTGTTCTGCCACCATAAATAATTTTTATTTTTTTCTCCGTTGGTTAACTTTAATTTTATATTATAACTAGTAGTTTTCCTATCCTTGCCGGTTTGTCAGAAATATGAGCGATATCAAAGTTAACAACGATTTGTCCGACAATGCGGCAATCGATCCACAAAATGCTCACGAATACGGCGTAATTATTAGCGTTCCTATTATTTATGTGTCGACCGATGAGGAAAAATGTATTGATCGTATCGTTTCGAATTTGCGAGTTATACCCTACGATGATTTGATGGATTCGGTGAAAATTGCAATGCGAATCGCACACTCGAACAAGGAGGAACAGTTGAACATTTCGAGTGAATTTGCCAGTCGACTGGCTAAGAGTGAAGATGGCGAATATTCGCAATTCATTGAGCTCATCAAATGGGGTGGTTCGATTGCAAAAGAGTTGGACGTTCAGGAAGATTATTGTGAAGTCTCAAATGTGGGCGTTTCGTTTGATGTTATTCGCACTTTTATAGTTGATCCATCGACTGGGGTGTTGCAATCGGCACAACCGACAACTTATCAAAATTATCAATTGTACAGCCAACTGGGCAATAATGAGCAGGCCATTCAAGAAATTCGACAGGCCACCAACGATACAGATTTCAATCGAATTCAATTCTATTTGGCCCATTTTGAGAAGCAGCTGACATTTACGCCTGGCTATGTGCCGAATCAGACGACAAAACTTATAAATTTGGCATTTTTCTTCATGACGATTTTCTCGCAGTCTCGACCAATTTCTGGCTATAGCAGTAACGATCTAAAAGGCAACATTTTGTCCTACAGTGTCGACGTATTGGCCAGAAGTCGTGTAATTCAGGCCTGGCAGCGTGATCAAAACACCAAAATGCTCCTAAAAGACCTAACCACCAACTACGACAGTAGAAATTACATTAGCAAAATTTCCAATATCCCAACGGCACGCGAACGAGCCAACACCTTTTTGAACTTGGTGAAAAAGAAGCCCGAATTGGCACAAATTTTGGATGCCGATTTTTACAATCGCTACGTCAAATTGCTCGAAAAGTACGCCATGACCATCGATGGAGCAGATTATTACCTTTTGGGCTCTGAATTTATAGTCGATCTGGGTGCAATGCTTCCCAGCAATATTATGGACATTCAAAAAATGAACCTAAACCTCTAGGCGAAATCAAAAAAAATATAATCTTGTTTTTTTTGCAATTTTTTTTATTCAATCTAAAGTTATAGGGTGCGAGTTAAAACTACTTCATATTGTTGTAATCGTCAAAGGAAATGCTGGTATTGGGCTCAATCAATTGTCGAACTACGGTTCGCAGTTCATCCGTCATCGTGAATGGGGCATGGCTAATTGTCTTTAGCACAGACAGTACAAATTCGTTGTCTCCATTATTTATTCGCATGTCAATGTCTTTCATCAGCGTTGAAGTCTCTCGGCGAACAACAATTGGCTTGTATTCACTCGATTTGGAAATCATTAGATTACTCAAACTGCCCAAACGATTGCCATCACGCAATTCGACAAAAATGGCACTCTTAAACAGCGAAACACCATTTAGATCGCCAACAATTTTGTATTCCTTGTCTTTGACTAGAATTGTCGGCTCGTTGCTCGTGGACATGGCCATTGAGGAAATGCAGCAGGTTATGGGTCCAGAAATTGAAACTTTTGATTTCACCACAAGTGATGAGTTATCCTCCAAAAATGCCAGGGCAACAGTCTTCTCTGAAATTCCAACTGCGGCAGCAATCAAATGTGATTTGTGGTAAATGTAACATGGCTCAAATCCAACGTTTGGTTTTTGAATGTAGCTCACATCGAGACCAGACAATTGTGAATTGCTTGAAGGTTTCAGCATCATACTGGCAGCATTTGGCAAAATTCTCTGTATCATTTCCAATCGATCCGAATATTTCGTTGGGATTTCACGATCACCAGCCACATTACATTGCAAAATGTCAATAATTCGACTTTTGGTGGCGAAAACAACTTCGAGCAAAACATACTCGTCGGGATTCTTCAACAGCGTTTTGCGGACATGCATTGTAAATTCTCGTTCAATATTCGTTGGTGGCGTTACAAACTGATTGCCATCAAAGCACAGCAAAATGTCGGCAGTAATCAAGAGGTAGACATGTTTCGCATTCGACATGACAATTTGTGTATAGTTTGGACGATTTTCCGACTTTTGATCAACATTGTACATTGGACTGGTAAAATTAACAACGCTGGCAATTTCATAAATTTCATGGGGTATCGAAATTTTATTCTCAACAATAAATTTGAGGGCACGAATATCATTGTGATCGCTGCGAGTCATGCTTGAAATGAAAATGTCGAAACCCTTGGTGTACTCTTGCAAAATTGCTCCACTACCGAGTGTTGTCGTATTTTTCGATCGACGTTCAGTCTTCACAACGGCATTCGTATTGACAAAATCATTGGGCGTAATAAATTGCGAATAGGTGGCCAAAAAGAATTTCAAAGCCTCTTTGGGAAACAGACATTGCATGGAACAAGATTCCAAATAGCCAATAACCGTATTAACGACACGATTGTAGGCCTTTTGCTTGAACTCAATCGGGTACGAGGCCACATCAGTTTTTACAATTGAATCGTTGTTGCGCAAACGTTTCGCTTCAGCGTCTACATTTTCATCGACATATGCCTTGATATTGCGTTTGCACTGCATTTTCTTGGCCACGCGATCATAGCTCATTTCATTGTAAATGTCTTGGACGATATTGATAAATGACAAGAGTGGGACGGTTGGCACAGAGGTAACTTTGCGCTTTCTCGACACTGCCGGCGTTGGATTCAAAAGTTCCATAGTTTTGGCCTTTTCACGTTCAATCATCTCGGATAGTTCAAATGTTGGAGTTTCAGCAATTTCGGGCGAGGCATCGGCAATAGCACCCTCAAATACAAAATCATTAACCATTTCGGGCACATCGTTGACAATTGTTGGTTCGGTCGACATTTTTTTCGGTTGAAAGACACTATTTGAGTTTAAAAATTATATTTGTATAGTTTTCTCCACAAACAGAGTGAAACTGAATGAAAAATTACTTGCATCGCCTACTTATATTACAAAGTTAGAAATGTCCACACTACTTAGATCGGTTCGAATTCTATATAAACTGGGGTGCCGCAACGATTTGCCAAGCGTAATTTTATCAGCATGAATTGTGACAATAACGCGATTCTTAAACAATCCCGTCGCTGGATCCGACAATAATTTCAACTTGACTCGTTTTTCGCCATCAATGCCGCTCGACACATTCGAGACGTGAACGTAGCTGCCCTCATCGAAATATCCACAATCCAAAATGTTTGGCACACCGTTCTTGTCTTTTTTCAACCTATAGGCATACAAATCAAAGTCTTGTCGTCGTTCCTTCAAATGCAGCGATTTTAATTTGAACCATTTGCGCACATCGGGCATATAATTGGAATTGCAATGTTTCAGCATTAGACCCTCACCGCCATCAGCACAAACTTGATCGAACGCCTCCATAGTTGTGGCAATGTTTTGGCATTGGGTGAAACGAGTCAATTTCACAATTTCAGTTTCGTACAGGCAATTGCTCAATAATTGTTTCCTCTTCAATAATGGCAAATGCATGACATTCTCACCATTTAGCATTTGTAGGTCGAATATGCGATATTGCAATTGTAAAATCGATCGAGTGCCGGTATCGCAAATGGGTAGTATTTTGCCCTCATCATCTAGATATATTAGTTCACCGTCAAAAATGCAATTTGTGTAGCCCTCTTTTAGGGGCAACGGATGTTTGAAAATGTTGGATAGCTTGAGATTGCGTGTAAAGCATTTGATAGTATGGCTATCGAAAGCAATTGCCAACATTCGTTCGCCGTCATATTTTTCCTCATACACATACTCGTCAAGTGCGGTGATATTGTGTGGTTCAACGGGGCTAGCGAGCATCGGTAAGTTTGGAACTATTGTTTTAATCATAACTGAATTGCAAATTGGACTATTTTGCGGTTTAATAGATTGCATTTGCTCGATATTCGGCATTCGCTCATTAGCTGTCAATGGGCAATTATCATCTTCTGGCAAACGAAAATACGGCATTCGTTTGGCTACGTGTCGCTTTGGTGCTTTTCGCTTGATCGAGAACATTTTTTATTATCGTGACGTAATGGAAAACAGTCCGCAATATACTGGTCATTCGGATAATGATGACTACAATTTTATACCACAAAGTCCCGACTATACTGCACCAACTAGCCCACTATATGAACCAACAACTCCGCCGCACTATGAAAATATGGATTTTAGTTCGACTTGCAGTCAGAGTTATACCCGTGAAACTGAAAATCGCAAACGAATTTATGGTGAAGAGTACAAAGAGCCAACCGTACTAAATATATTGCCAAAATGTAAAATTATCAAACTCGAGCATCCAGAAAATGAGAAATTAGATTTGGACTCTAAAGTTTTGCCCATGGCCAACAAGCAACAGCCCTATCCATCGCCAACTGAACGGCAATACAATATGATTGAACTGCATTTGGCCGATTTACCTGAAATGTGCATGTCGTGTTATTCGTTTCACTGTATTTGCAGTGTGATTAAAAAAAATATTCCATAAAATGTTTATTGAAGATTTTTTTTGGGTGGGATTGGTTATACGTAGGCCATTTTAATATTAAAGTAATTGATTTGATTCGAATCGAGGGAATTGGACAATTTGGAGAATTTTGCCTGAATATCGGCTTGCATTGAAATGTTTGGATCCATACGGGGCAAATAAATGACAATATCGCTGGTTTGTAGGGGATATAGATTTTTCAGGAGGTAACGCAGCGTTTTGATAACACCATCGACATTTAATTGTGTCGACTCTTGATTGGGTCGTCGATCGACAATTGCTATGCCATCGGTGTAAGTGTACATTCCACCCAAATCGGGAACAAAATCCAACGTACTCCCATCATAGTCAAAGACATTCCCATCGGTATCTGCGAATTTTATAAACATTTTTTTGTGACGTTACTAGCACTATTTCAAAGAATTTTCTAAATGTTCATTGGTTCATCAGCGTCTCTACTATTTTTTGCTGTCGAGAGTGCCATATCGAGAATATTCTTCAAACGATCACTATAAATTGCATCGGCAGGCGGCAATCGACTCAAAACATTGCCAACAGTGTCAATTGTTAAATAAATTCCATCCGGATTGGCTGCATTCATTTGTAGGGTATCGAGAAACACATTTGGAATATTTTCAACTTTTATGCGTTCAATCAGCGTTTTCATTGCTGGATACTGGACGTCGTTTTTGAAATTATTCTCAATGTACGATTGCAGTGAATCGACCATTGGTTTTGTCGAGGTGGTGTACATTGTAATGTCTTTGAAAACTTGCAATTTCTCGAGCACTGCTTCGGCAGTTAGATTCTTTGACGAGTAGATCGTATTTGGATCATAGTTGACATTTGGCAATTTCTCGGGCGGTTGAGTGCGAATACTAAAATTCAATGGTGTCGAATTGATCACATTGGACAATTGTGTTTGAATTTGCACCAGCGGACTATCACCCTCACCCAAACTTGCAATCGCATTCGACAATTCAATTAAATTTAAAATCTTATTACCATCGTAACGCAAAATGCCAGTGGTTAGCTCGTTCAGTTTAAAAGTTAGATTTTGCAAAGAGCTGCGAATCTGGGCATCGAGCGTAATGATGCGTGAAATCAATTTTTGTATCGATCGCATACGCGTCAAATTCTGTTTGGCCAACGTAATGACATTTTCACTGATTCCGCCAGTTGTTGTGGCCTGTCGATTGGCTTGCAATTTTGCGGCCGCTTCACTGTACAAGCTGAATAAATCCGACAAATCGGTCACCATATACGTATAGTCGGTATACCATGCGTCCATAACTTTACGGGCGGCAGCAAATTTTGGTATAATAATGTTGAGTTTGTTGAAAAGCGTAATATTCATTGGGATATCGCCCATTTGGATCTTTAATGCGAAATTTTGCTCCAATTGATCGAACCATTTCAAAATGTTTCTATAGGCATCGGTGACTTCGGCACTGACAGTGCTTAGATTTGCTCGCAAGTCGGCAATGTCGAATAATTGAAAATCCATATTGAAAAGATCCTCCTGTGCCACTGGGCTGGCAGTGGGTGGTGCCAATTCACACACACCAAAACCACACTTGAATTTTCGATCGTTTGAATCAATCGGCCGCACTTTGCCATTATCTTGACGTGCGCCCCCAAAAGTATACACTCCCGTCATTATAGCTCAAAGTAAACAAAACTATTACTATCTTTCAGTAAAATTTTATTTACGACAACAAAAAAAATTAAAACAATTCATCCATTGAGCAGTCCAAATCGACGACAACATCATCACCCTCAACCATAGATTCGTCCTTAGTTTGGCAATTTAGCAAATAATCACGAGTCGTGGACACAATTCGCTCAGAAAATCCGCCAAGTGGATTGCAAATGTGGCTAACGTTTAAATAACTCGGCAAGCGACTCTTCAAAACTTCATCAGTGTTGCCAATCAAAATCTGACAACCGTGTCGACCAATTGAACGATAGGCATGCGTTGTTATATTTTCCATCGTGTAATCACACTTTACCGTTGGCAATTGACGATTCACCAGTGGGGCATAATCCAAATTTGGCCTTTGTGCGAGTGAATCCAATGTAGAGTTTAAAAATTTTGCAATACCATTTACCACGTCCGTGCACTCGGAATCACCAAACCAATCCAAATCAATATACAAGCCATCATATAGCTGGCGATACATTAGATTTTGCAGCGAAGTATAGAAATTCCATAGGGAACGTTCACAATCCGACGATTCGCCACGAGTAAAGCGCAAATTATCACATCTAGCAATATTGCTATCAATTAGGGCAATGGTATTGATTTTTACTGCAAAAAGTTTGTAAATATACCACTCCTTGTATGAATCAAAAATCGACTTGTACATTTCAAGCTTTTTGGCCATTTCAGCATTATTCTCATCGGGCAAAACATTGCCAAAGTGTTTCAGGTAGTCATCAAATATTTTCCACAAAATGTGCCAATCCAAGACATTTAGCGGCGAACGATCCTCAAAATGCGGTCCACCACACGTTAAATTCGCAATACCCGATGTAATGTATCCAATCATTGAGGGGAAAAACGTATCCGAATTATTGTTGGGATTCAGGCGTTGATTCTTCGACACCATTCGCTGGCTGACACGTAAAATTGAACTTTTCTTCGTACACGATGTACCATCGATGCATAGTGAATAATTGTTGGCCGTCAATTTGGTGATATCGACACGAGAAGTGCAAATTGCAATGATTTCCTGCTCCGTTAGAGGCATGATTGATACTAAATTGTAAACGTCGATTGATCTATTGCTTTATATAGTTGGTGTCGTTTAGCAAAAGTATGGCTACATATACAAATTCGGATATTGCTGCCTCATCGGCTTTTGCCGAAGCAAATAATACAATACGATTGCTTCGCAAATTGAACGAAAAGGCACCACATTTGACATCATGGCTAAATGTTACGATACGCGACGCGACCGATGAAGATTTTTATATACCATCAACATTGAAAAATTCCGCAAAAGTGGTCACAGTTGAAATGACTGAGGATATTTGCAAGTTACTTTCGTGCAATCCAATGAAAGAGCAAGACAATTGCAAACCAAATAATACGGCCAGCTACTATTATGTGGGTGACAATGCTTATGATGTGCAATGTCAGCCAGCCTGTTTCAATACGGCCACAAAAATCACCTACAATGAGAATAACGAGCGTGCAGTCGATATGCCGCAATTAAATTGGAATACCCTACAATCAAAATGTCGTATTGTGAATGCAAACGTGACGGCATTTCTGGAAAAGACATTCTATCGATCCGATACAAAATTTGAGCTACGAGTCAACGATATGCCTACGGGTTTCTCGAAAATCGCAAGTGACAATCCATATGGTGCCGGGTTCACATATAAAACGAACAAATCCTACTGCAATTATTACGACAAAACACTGCAGAGCGATGGATCGTGTCAAATGACACTGCTCGAGAAAATATTGGACGCAATCATTGGCCAAACATTAATCAATTACATTAAATCGGGCATTCGAATGCTAACCAATGATGGTGTCCCATTTGAATTGCCCAAAAACCTACCAACTTTACCATCATCGCTAGAAACTGTGCACACCCTCGACGGTTGGCGCAATAATGTCAATGCTGATTTCGTTTTACCCTCAATCATTGATACAACACCACAAACGGCAACGGCTGGAAAATCTTTGCGTTCCAAACGCTCAATCGATACACCGCCCAACATACACGATGCCCGGCGAAAAGCTGAAATGGAATCAATGGACAGTATGTCGAATTTTATGCGAACCTGCATGGGTCTGGAAATTATTACCGATTTGGACAAAATATTGGGTCTCGACGAGTTTGGTGAAATTTTGCAGCCAATGGGCTCAACACCGATGCGACGTGATGGTTCAACGACCAGTACTGAGACCACCAGCACCCATTGGACAGAAAAAATGAAGGAAATTTTCGTTGAACTTTTGAAAATGTTCACCGAAGGCGATACGTATTTTTATATTGGTGTCGATGTGGCCTCACAACTTGCACTGAAACAAATCAAATCGCTGTCCATTAAAATTGTCGAGAAAATGTCGGCATACTTGGCCAAGGGCTTGTTCGATATTACTGGTTCGATTGGTATTAAAGTCTTGACGAGTGGCATCAAAGGTATGGCCGTTAAAATGGTAACTGGTATGGCTATCCGTACGGGGGCAAAATTATCAATAATGTTGGCAAAAATGTTGGGTGCTGCTGCTTCGGTGATTGGTTGGCTATTGGTTGGCACAATGCTGTTGGATTTACTTTTCACATTTTGGGATCCATTGGGCTACAGTAACATGTATCCCCCGGAATTGCCCAACGATATGATGGAAAGCGGTGAATTGTCGCTGCGACAAGCTCTGGCAGCACCAACCGCTAATTTCGAATTTGAAAATTTCGCATCCGTCATATTGAGCGAAGATGAAATTATGGAATTGCAATTGGAGAGCTTGATTGATCGTTTGATCTATTTGGACGCTTTGGTTGTGAATTCCGAGGGTTCGCGCATCGACAAGGGCACTGAAATCAATATTAGCACTGGATCGACATATGAAATGGAATCGGCACAAAACGCCGGCATGGCTGAGCGTGTAAAATTCAATTCGGAAAACTTTGAAATCTACAATGATCGATTCATGTCGCGCGTCGAAATCAACAAGTATCTGAATTATATTTCTGCCTCGTCGGTGGTCATTTCAGGTATATTGATGGTTGCCCGTCTGCCACTCTTGTCGTTTGTGGCCATTATTGTGGCTTTGATTGTGTTGGCAATATCACGGCTAGAGCTACAAGATGATATTCTCGTCGATTTGGTTGACAAGTACAAAAACAAGACCCCAATATATGGCAACGATGAGAACAAGTATGGTTATTCCATGATTTGAGCTTGTTTTTTTTTCACAATTTTTTTACCCACTTTTCTGTACAAGTTGCGGCGCATGCGCATTCGGATGTTGTTGGGAATTTTTTACCCCGGCCAAGTACATGTGTACCCAGTCTGGGTATCCATTTTCGACAAGGTAGTCTTGTTAGTGTACATTTGATTTTGCTGAAATTGAAGAATTTCTATCTGCTTGCTCTTTATGGACACTTTTGTATGGGAAAATGGCAAAAAGTGTCCATTTAGAACTAGGCTGGCTGGCACTGGTACAACTTGCGATTCTTCATTTTCCCCATACAAATTCTGGCAAGTGTCCATAAAATGTATGGGAACTCTGAATGCGGTAAATGTTGGATTTTGTGGGCAATTGTGGTGCTGGCTTCGATTTTGTATGGGAAAGTGTCCAATTTCGACAAGAAAAGTGCCAATTTAAAAGTGTCCAGAAAGCGAGTCGTGTTTCGGTAAAAAATTTTTCCCATTTTGCTCAACCTCTGATTCCTATTTTACTATTCCTTATCTATTATGACGTCATATACCCCCGTATATATATATACGGGGGTAATAATAATGCCCTCACGCGTCGTCGGTCGAAGACCGACTGTGACTTTCTTATTATTATTCTCAAATATAAATCAATTTTACTCTCTCAATCGTGTTTTACTCTCTCAAATGCCTTGATAAGCTGAGATAGATCTTGATAAGGTTTTGCTCTCTCGTATAAAATTGATTGTTCGCTAGCATAGTACTGCACACGGTAAAGCATCAGCACCAATCCATCACCCTATAACGTTCCCTGGCTTTTCAAATATTTTTCCCAATGGTAAAACGCTGAGCATAACGTTCAAATGGATTTTCAAATGTAGAACCAACAAAACTATAACGTTCAAATGGATTTTCAAATGTAGAACCCACAAAACGCTGAGCAAACCCACAAAACTATAACGTTCAAATGGATTTTCAAATGTAGAACCCACAAAACGTTGAGTATTCCCACAAAAAAAAACGTTGAGCAAAGCCACAAAACACTATAACTTTTACAATTTTTCCCCACAAAATGCTAGGCAAAACGTTGTACAACCCCACAATTATTCCCACAAACGTTGAGCAATCCCACAAAACGTTGTACAACCCACAGAACAATCACAGGCCCGGCCAAGTAAAAACTATAAATTTTGATTGGAACTCGACATCGAAACGCACAATTTTCCATGGTTTGAGGTAAAAAAAAACTGGGCAGTAACTGTTACAATTTTTAATGGGCTGTGGCGCAAAATCTACGTCTGTTCACACAATTTTCAATGGCTTGAGGTAATTACGGTTACATGTTTTGGCAAAATCTACAATGGTTCACACAATTTTCAATGGTTTGAGGGGGGGGGGGCAGCGACGGCAAAAAATCATTAGAATTGACACAATTTTCAATGTGGCTGGGGTAGTTTTCAATGTGGTGGCGCGGTCGCTGGTTCAATAGTTTTAACAAAAAAATCTACAGCAAGCCACATAGTTTTCAACGAGTTGCGGTAAAAGCCCATACGATTTGTAGCAAAAATCTACAGCCAACCATATAGTTTTCAATGGTTGTGGGGGGGGGGGCAAAAAAAAATATTAGCAGAACCTCTCGCAGTCGAGGCGCAATGGTAGCCGCCCCTGTTTGATAGACTTTATTTTTTTTGTAGATCAATGCTTTTGTATAGACAGTGGTAGAATTCCTTTCCCAGCGTCATGGAAAAACTGTATAGTTCAGACATTTTCAAAATCTACAATAATCGTGAAGCTTCGCGTGCAAAAATATGGGAAATGGTTCGCAGTTTCAATCCAGTTGAATTTGCAAAATTATTATATTTGCTCGAGAACGTTTCAACGTCAACAAATCGTGTGCCCGTCCAATTGCCCGACAGCTTGATCAATTATTGTCCGGAAAAGTGGCAAAACGATTGCATTTTGGAATTGTGTGACGATCGATCGATTCGTTTGGAGCGTGGCGTCTACGAAAATGAAAATGTCGACATATTTTGGAATGATGGTTGTGGTCTGATGGGCAATCAATTGAAACCACAAATTGCTCAACAATTTGAAAATGCCAACGGTTGCGATGCGAAAACCTCAATTGAAAAACTCAACAATGCCGACAATTATGCCTCTGATTTTCCCATCGATGATTTGTTTTCGTATATTCGCTGTAAAAATATAATTCAATTGTCGAACGACGACGACGACGACGATGAGAAGGGTGTTGCATTTAAAATTCTCAATCATAATATTGGCACGCGAGTCTACAAGACACTATTGAATCAAATTGAAAATCTACTTTTAAACGACAACTATCAGGATGATCGCAATGAGCAGAGAGTGGAATCAAGTTCAATTGTCACCAAATTCATGCAATTCTATACGACAATGAATTTCAAACAGCGTATCGACAACGATGCGCGTAATTTTCGCAATTTGATATTGGCTCGTCCCAAACGGATTGTTGATCGTCAGCTAATGTCGGCAACTGGTGAGTATTTTGTTCAGCCGCTGTATCAGGGTTTTCACGTCATTGTCTATTCAACGCCAATGGAAACGAAATGTTATAGTCGTTATGGTGAATTGCAAGTCGGTTTGGGTTATGCATTGCGTTGCCCAGTACCGTGCACATTTGAGGCAATAATTTTACCCATCGATCGTTATGGAAATGTACGCTGTTGGCGCTATTGGCAATATCGAAGTGGCTATGTCATATACGTAGTCGATGTCTATCGTTATAAGCAGACAATTTTGTTGCATATTCCATTTGAGGAGCGTTTACCCTATGTGGATCTTGTACTACGCTCCGACAAGAGTGGAATTTTGCAAAATGCCCCAGTCGATACATGGTCGAATATTGAGAGTGCCTACAACGAACGACAAGATTTATACGATCCAATTGTTGGCGTCTATTTGCGACAAAAAAATCAAACTGTCCTCACACTGGAACGACCAAAAGCATTTTATTTCAACATTTTATTCTCATTTGATATTATGAAGGAACAAATTGTTGATTTGCGTAACGAGGAAACTCTCGATATTGTCCACCGTTTGCATTTAAACTATGAGATGGCCGACTACAAGACAATCTGTACAGTGTACGGGCATTGTGAAAAGTATTTCTACTTGTGCACCTACAATCGACATTTACAGCAATTTGTTCATGCAGCAAAATTGAGACGTTCGCCGCTCGAATATTTTAAACTAAAATATCGATCCGATGCCATATTCGTAGTCAACAATCAAATTATACCTCGTGGAATATTGTATTTGCGCGTCTATTACGATTTGAATCGCAAAATTATAGGCTATGAGAATAAAATGAGCGATGATCGATTCAAAGTTCCATTTACGAGTCCACTATTGGGGTGAGACATTCGAAAGAAAAAACACACAATTTTTTATTTTTTGTATTATTGCTGGGAGGGGGAGAGTTTAATGGTTTTGCGATTTGTTCCAAATGTATCCCAGGCTGGGTCGTTTAAATACTCGGAATCCGCTTTCGAGTCTTCTTCCGATGAGCTAGCGTCATACGATTCGTCTTCGTAGCCCATATCGTCCGAAGAATCTCCATCGTCATGGTACGAACCATCATAGTCTAGGGCGCTAGTGTGTGGCAAAATTACAACTGCACCGTCCAATTTCGTTGAATCGACATGCTTAAACATTTCCTCAATTTCTGCCTCAGACATTGGCTCGTAATATTCGGCATCTGGATCGTTTTCTCCTGCACCACCATCAAAAAGTTGTGGTTTTTTCGTTGCCACTGCTAGTGGGGCTCGAGCAACGCTAGTTTCAATCAAAAGTTGATTATTTTCTTTAATTTTCGACATTCGACGCTCGTGCAGCACTATGCCACCAATAACGACCAACACTATAATTGCGACAATGACTAAAATTGCAATCACTCGTGCCTTCATATTGTGTCTGATGTCGGGCAAATATGTATAATCACTGGGCATACCGCGATATTCGTACGTTTCAAATGGATTTTGTTTTGGTACCTCCTCTACTATATAAATGGTCATGCTGATTAGATTCTTTTGCGATTGTGGGTAATGCTTACGGTTCGGCTAGTGTTTTGTAAATGATGGCATGTGGGTGCTGATGATGGAAATATATAGAGCCCAACGCTCTCTTTTCTGTTGGCCTGGTAGAAAAACTAATAGTGCGCCAAATTTATCGGGTGGGGGTATTTTTTCGCTCATTTTTTTACTCTCTGAGAGCGATAATTTTTATCTAAACTATACAAAACTAGACTACAATAGAGAATAAGGCACAGTCGGTCGTAGACCGACAAAGCGTGAGGGCATTATTATAATTTATATATATATATATTATATATATAAATTATGGGGGGGGGGGGGTATCAGTAAAGATGCTACAGAATTGAGATGAATCTTCATACGGTGCAAAAACGAACGAGAATTTCCGAGTTTGAAAACACTAAAACACAACTTGCAATTTGTCCATTTTTTATTGGCCATTTTTCGTGTCGTTTTTGGACTGTTCCCATACGATTTTCCATCGAGTCTCGATAATGCCGCATTTTTGCCCTTTAGATTTTAGTGGACATTTGTCGAAATTGGACTAGTTTTGTATGGGAAATGCTGTTTTGTTGGGTAAAATGCACTTTTGATTGACTTTTCAGACATTTGGTCGAAAGTGAACAAATGCTGACAAAGTTCCATATAAAAATTACACGAATCGCCTGATTGTTGGTTTTCGCTTCAAATTGTGGGAATTATTCAATCTCGTTAAAACACCATGTTGCCATAAATGGTCAATTGGACTTGCAAAAAAATAAAAATCATTCCATCATTTCAACATCTACTTGATCGATAATTTCATACAGCTCAATGCGTTCGGGCAGAAATACAAGTTTGGCAAAGAAGTCTGTTGAGTTTTGAACCTTGCTCACATTGCGACGTTTGAAATAGACCGATTTTGGATCATTTTTGTCCGTGTACGCTGACAAGTTGATCATTGGCCATAGCAGAGAAGCGTGTCGAACTTTAAAATTTGGCGTGTCGAGCTCGTAGGGAAAGTATAAATTTTCGAGTATTGCGCAGCGTTCAAAATGATGGGGTAAATCACAAAAGTAGCTGTAGCTACCGCCTAGAAGTGGGTCAGACGGTGGGGTTAGTTCGTTACATTCTATATAGTGTAATTCTGGAAAGTCTAGGTATTCGTCGGTAGTGTATTTAAACCATTTGGGATTCGGATAGAGTATCAATCGCGAAATTGCAGTCATCACGACAACTCGTTTATTTCTTCCTAAAGCTTACTATAACTATGTCGAATATTACGAAATCCAAACAACGTATCAATCAACAACAAATGCATTTAATTATTGGCGCTCACAAACGTCTAAAAGACGACTATGCGACTTTGAAATCTACACCTGGCCTCTCACCGTTCAAATTATTCAATCAAAAGGGCAGCGTTGGAATCCCATTGCGATTGTCTATATTGTCGGGCATCGATGTGCAGAATTTGCCCAAAACCCTACCCAAATGGAATAAACCACCACGCAACGATGTAACGTTTGCCGATTTCTGTCATCTCGATCAGTATTTGTCGAGCAATATGTTTAATGCGAAATTGCTGTCGGACATGACCAACGACGATGTGGTGAATGCAATTGTATCATTTCTGCTGGATTGGCCCACTCAGAAACTTAGAGATTTCGTCTCATTCTACCCGAAATATTCGAACCTTTGCGAGGCGGTGATTGAATTTTCCAATTTGGACAACGGTGACTATGTGTACGAGCTGAATGGTGTTCCCGTTGTGCGGACCGCAATTAAAATTATTAAATCGCATTTTGTGCCCAAGTCGGAGGGTGCCAATTATTTTGACTGGATGTCGCTGATCGATTACAAATTTATTGAGCACTTGCAGCACGTCTACACTTTGCTGTCGAACGATGAGATTTTTCCCAACGATTTGATCGATTTGATACAATCTGACATGGATTTGCCCTACCGTTTGCCCAATATTGATGTTACCACATTGAAGCAGTACGATCGTACGGATAATTTGAAATTCATTACTGGCGAGGCCTGTTGCTGCAAAACGACAATTATCAATAAATTGGCAAGCGTTGGCTGGAAAAGCTATAGTCGCGGTGATTTGGGCGGATTCAATCGAAAACCAGAGAATCGTGCACAAGTTGGTAACTTGCATGCCGCATTGAATTACCAACTGACTCAATCGGATGTGATTGGTGATCGTAGTTTCATCGACAATGTGTTGTGGTCATTTTTGATGCCAGCGTGTGATCCACAAATTGGAAATTTTCTACAATCGCTATTCTCATTTCTCAATTCCAATTTCAACGAGCCATGCATTGCGGAATATATTCGACATAAAGGTGTCGTTTTCATCGATCCACGTTCGAGTGCGAACAAGGCACGACAATTGAAGCGTTGCGAAGATGGTGATCCGTGGCGTGGACGTTTGAAAATGTATGCGAACGCTCAATTTATAACGTATTACGCTGTGGCTCGACTATTTGGCTGGAAAGTGATTTGTGTCCCCTATGCCGAAGATGGAACAATTGATAATGCCAAGTACGATGAAAATGTTCAAAGTATTGTCGACTTTTTCGGTACACCGATTCCAACACAAAATGCGCGAATTCGCTACAAGAAGCCCTCAAATGTCTATAGGATGGACAATCATTTTCCCAAATCGGTGGGCATTTACAAGTAATTTTTGACATTATCACGATTTAAATGTATTCAATTTTTTTTATAATAAATGGTGTGGTTTAATGGAAAATTGAAGGTAGTTGATTATTGGTCGGGTTCGAGTGGTGTACATTATGGATTTTGACGATACGAGCGATATTGAGGGTGAAACTGTCGATTATCCAACAATTGAGGAGGACGACTACGACCCAATTCCAGTACATGTCGATATTGCTGATGGAGCGTTCGATGATGACGAAGAGGAGGATGAGTCGTTTGCTGCGCTTGATTTTTCCGACTTTACATTTGTCAATCAATCGGATATTTCGACCAAGAATACGACACTTTTGACGAAAGATTTTACAAAAAATGAACTTTTAAGTTGTGCAGCTCCCCATACTTGGCTCTATTCGCAAATTATCAATAGCAATCCGGTGAAAGCTTCAGTGATTTTGACGCATTTTTTACCCGTCAAGTCGAGACATATTGCCTACATGGCACCAAATAACACAAAAATGACTACGTTTTATATGAAAAAGAAATAAAATTGTGTAAAAAAACTTTGAAATTTTTTTGATTTGGGATTGTCGGGTGACTTGAGATAGTCGATTATAAAAT